ATGCGGCAGGGGAAGGCAGTTTATCAGGAAAGCCAGACATTCGACCGGAAGGCGGCGGCCCAGAACTGGCTGAAGCGCCGAGAGGCAGAGTTGGCCGCTCCAGGCGCGATCGAGCGAGCCAACCGCAAGGGCGTCACTGTACGGGAAATGATCAAGCAGTATCTTGAGGAGTACGGGAAACTGCGACCGTTGGGCAGGACCAAGGAGGCGACGCTCCAGGCGATAGCTGCGACATGGCTGGGGGATGTGGTCGACCGGGACCTGACTTCCCAGGTGTTGGTCGAGTACGCAATGGATCGCATCGAGAAGGGCGGCGTGCAGCCGCAGACTGTAGGCAACGATCTTTCTCACCTCGGTGCCGTCTTGACGGTTGCGCGCCCAGCATGGGGCTACGAGGTGGATCCGGTGGCCATGGCCGACGCCAGGCGCGTTCTGCGCAAGATGGGAGGGGTTTCCAGGAGCAACGAGCGGGACAGGCGCCCAACTTTGGAGGAGCTTGACACCATCCTTGCCTACTTCGTTGAAATGCGGGAGCGTCGCAAGCAGCAGATCGACATGGTTCGGATGATCGGCTTTGCGATTTTCTCAACGCGCCGCCAGGAAGAGATCACCAGGATCCGCTGGGACGCCATCGACGAAGCACGCCAGGCAGTACTGATCACGGACATGAAGAATCCGGGCCAGAAATACGGGAATGATGTCTGGTGCCACCTGCCAGACCAGGCATGGCGCATCTTGCATTCGATGCCCCGGCGCGAGGAGTTCGTGTTCCCGTACAACGCGAAGTCGGTCAGCGCTTCGTTTACCAGGGCTTGCAGCTTCTTGGAGATCGATGATCTCCACTTTCACGACCTGCGCCATGATGGCATCAGTCGGCTTTTCGAAATCGGATGGGATATTCCGCGCGTGGCCAGCGTCTCGGGCCATCGGGACTGGAATTCGATGCGGCGTTACACGCATCTGAGAGGGAACGGCGACAAGTACGAAGACTGGCCGTGGTTGGAGCGGATAATAGAGGGCCCCACGAACGAGGCCCGGTAGGCGGCAGGGTCAGGATGCACGGCGCAGGGTTCTGCGCCCCATGAGCTTTTCGTGCTCCTCCTTCGCCGTTCTGTGCCGTTCGTCAAGGTAGTTCGCCAGGTCCGTCAGGTGTACGCCACGCGCAGACTTCTGGCTGTTCTCCATGCGCACCAGCGGCAAGTCGATTTCGCCGGCCGCTACCTTCATCTTCATTTTCTCGGGAGTCAGGTGGCTGAAGTAGTCGGCGCAGACGCGTTCGAGGGGAATGATGGCGGCGCCATCGTACTGAGCCATCAACAGAAACAGGGTGTTCATTGGGCGTTACCTATCCCAGCTCTCCGGCCGGGCTGTTCCGCGACCCTTTCCGTTGGGCCGCGGGCATGGATGATTTCAGGTAGGATGCACCGGCTCACCGGTGACGGGACCAGCCTTGGCGGGCATGTGCCCCTGATCCGGTGGGCTTTCGCTGGGCGAAGGTCTGGCCGGAAACGGCGTTCCCGGCAGGATGCCCAGGGCGTCGGTGGCGCGTTGGACGATGTTGAGCGCCACTTGCAGCGCCGCCGCGTCGTCTTGCATGCGCATGAGCGCGGTCATCTTGGGCCGGTGCTCGGCACACACTCTGTCGCGAAGCTGACCGGCGGCGCGGCGAACAGCGTCCGCCGTGCCGTGGTGCTGGAGCACCAGCGCCATGACCAATACCACGTCGACGCTGTGCATCTGCATCGTTGTGGTCCGCAGGAGCCAGCGGGGAAGGGCGATGCCTGGTTTCTGCTTCATCCGAAGCACCCCGTCTGCCAGGCCGCCAGCGTGCGAACGATCGGGAGTATCTCCACCAGCCCCACCACGGCCAGGCCGAGGGCTGCGATGATGCCGAGGGCGGTCAGTGCTCTACGCATCACTTGGCCCTCCCTGACTCGCCGCTACCCGGTCAAGGCGCTCGATCTCGGCCAGCCCGAGGGCGCAGGCCTTGACCATATCGCGTCGAGCAGTGCTCGGCTTCCACCACTGTTCATCCCAGGGCCATGCCAGCGACACCAGCAGGGCAGCGGTTCCATCGCTCGGAGCGCTGGAGCCGGCCAGGGCGTAGCAGGCGGCGGCGCGGGCCATCTCCCCGTTGTCGTGCTCGTCGTCGTGCTCCGGCGTCCATCCCTCGGCGGTGATCTGCCGGCGTCGCTCTGCCTGCACGTCGAGCCATGCCTGCGGCACTTCCTTGCCGGGCGCGGCGGCGAGAGATCGCAGACCATCATGGATGGCTCGCAGGTCGTCGTCGGTCGGCTCTGTGCGCAGGTACAGAACTACGGAGCGCGGATAGGCGAAGTCTCGTCCGATCCCTGACACCTCCGGCACGCTGTGCTGAGCCTGGGCTACAGGGGCGGCGTAGAGCTGATGTTTACCTTTCGGAAGGAGTCTTTTCCCATAGAACTTGTAGGGGCCATAGTCCCTATCGATAACTTCTACCCAAGCCACCGATTCCTGCTTCTCCAACTCTGCCAATGCCTGGGACATTCGGCAAACCTGCTCTATCAACGGGGTATCCCCACCATCGGGCGGGTCCATGAATTTGATACCATGTTGTGACAATGCCGAACTAAGGGCAGCCTCAAGCTCCGCGACCCTGGCCAGGGCGGCGTCGCGCTCTGCCGTGTGGCCTGAAACCAGACCATCAAGACGAGCAATTTCCGCTTCCCGTTCTCTGATTTCGTTCTGTAATGCCCGGTACGTTTCCTGCCCAGCATCCATGTAATCGTTCTTGTGCTGACGGAGTTGGGTGATCTCCGCCCGCAGCGCCTCGCCGATGCGCTCGTGCTGGCGCAGGCGCCCGGCGATCTCGTTCTTGTGGTCTTGCTCCTGTTCGGCCAGATACTGCCAGTGCTGGACAGCCGGCCAGGGGGAGGGAACGACCACGGCGCCAACCGCGATCCCTTCAGGCATTGGCAGGGCGTTCAGCTCGGCGGCATGTTTCTCCGCGTCTTCGCGGCTGAATGCTGCGTACAGTTCGTCCGGCCCCTGGGCATGTACAGCCCACAATGCCGACCGCTCCGCCTCTGCCTGCTCGGCCGGCGCTGGGGAGGGTTGCGCTTTGCAGTCCGGGCAATCCTTCACGCACTTCACCGGGCCGTTTTCGTAGGGAATGCCACCTTCTGAGCAGGTAATTTCGCCGTCATCGACCATGCCAGTACCGCCGCAAGTCGCGCACTTCGGGGAGGGTTGCGCCAGGGCGGCGCGAGCTGCGTTGCGGATCAGGCACAGCTTGCGGTCGTCCGGAATGTTCTCTGCTGCCGTCCATTCCATAATTGACTGGAGGGCATCCCGCCGATCCCCGCCTGCCTGCTCTACCGATGCAGGCGCGTCACGAAGCGGTGTGCCGGCCAGGCCCTTGGCGGCCAGGTAGTTGGTGGCGCGCGCCACCAGGTTGCTTTCCGGGGCATGCCGCTTCAGTGAACTGGCCAGCATGCGAACCAGCATTGCCAGTTCCTGGGTGCGTTGTCCCTCGGCGCGGCCGATGTCGTAGAACGGGCGAAGCCAGTGATCCGCCGGCGGCGGCCGGCTGGCCTGGGCGCCGAAGGCTAGCGCGCCGGTGATGGCGTCTGCGATGACCTGGCGCTGGGCGATCGCCGACTGGCCTGGCATGTCATTGCCGTGCGCATCGCAAATCGCCGCCATGTTGCGCAGGGAGTCCAGCAGTTCGCCCTTGCTCGGGTTCATGCCGATATCGTGGCCGATTGCCTCCCAGGCCTCGAGCACAGTGACTACTTCGGACCTGAAGCCGGCGTACCAGAGCTTCACGGCATCTTCCTTGGCAAGCGGGTAGCTGAGGCCAGCGGCGGTCAACTGGTCTTCGGACGGCGGTGCCTGTTCGAACTGCTCCACGGGCGTTTGCGCCGGATCGGCGAATTGGATGGGCGCGTGGCAGGGGCAGCGGATCTCCTCGCCGGAAATGCTGTTGCAGAAGCCGGTGCCCTTGCAGTCGATGCAGGGCGTCGGCGCCCGGTCCTTGATCAGGGCCAGCAGGCTCTCGGCTGAGGAGTGAACATCGTCGAGGTCCGTCGACCAGCGGTGCGGGCTGGTGTCGTGGATGTTGTCCAGGGCTTCGACGATGCCGCGTAGGCGGGTGGCGCACTGCTCGATCAGTTGGTGTTGGGTAGATGACATGGTGGTGTCTCCGGTTGCTCCGGCGCCGTCGACGGTGAAGCGTCGGCTCTCGCTCCAGCGTTCGTGCGCGCGCTCCAGCGCTGCGGCCTGCGCTGGCGTGAACCTGCCGCGCGACGCTTCGTAGGCCAGGCGGTTGCCGAGCGTCGTTCCGTTCTTGGCCCACTCGATGGGCTCCATGGCTCCGATGATCAGGTCGAACTTCCAGCGGCCCAGGCCAAGGGCCTGCATCGTTGCGCGCCGGGAAAGCCCGCGCGCGGCGGACTCCCGGATGAACTGTTCGGTGTTCACGGTTGCGCCTCCTGTTGCGCGACGCTCAGCGCCATCGCAACCGGGCGTACCCAGATCGGCGTATTGCTGAGCATGAAGGTCTCGCCCTGCTCGGCCAGCAGCAGGGTGGTGCCCATCACGCCGGCGATGGCCTCGGCCGCGGCCGGCGGTACGGCGTTGCCGATGCGCTCGCGCCAGTCGCTGTCGCTCAGGCCGTCGAGGATCAACTGTTCTTCCGGGTCCACCAGGCTCTGCAGCGCGGCCAGCTCCAGGGTGGTGAAGGGCCGGTGCCAGGTGCCGTCCAGCGACTGGATGATGCAGGTGAGCCGGTCGTTCGCCGCCGGCATGCGCGGGTCGGCGAAGCTCCACCGGCCATTGTCGTGCCGCGCGCTGGCGGATACTGCGCCGGCGGACTGGTCGAACCCGACGACACCGTAGTGCCCGCCGGTCAGGTAGGCGTCGCCCTTGGTGCGATCGAGCACGCGCGGATCAGCGATCGACAGCGCGCCGCTGGCCACTTGCTGGGAGCCGGTGACCGTGCCGGTAGCGCTTCCCCACTCGCCGACGTGCAATTTGCGGCTGCTCGCCCCTGGGTGCCAGTTGTGGTACCTGGGATCGGCAACAGCCTGGCCTCCGGAACTGGGTGAGTGCCCGCCGGTGACGGTTCCGGCGTGGCTCCCCATGCTGACGACGCGAAACACGTTGTTGTGCCGGACGCCGCCTGGGCGCGGGTCGGCGACGCTGAATGTGCCTTGGCCTGGCATCGTTTGCCCTGGGATAGTCGGCGCTGATTCGGCCCAGCGGATCACCCCGAACTGCTGGCCGTGGTTCCAGTTTGCGGCTTGGCGGTAGCGAGGATCGGCTACCGAAAATGCGCCGTTGGTAGGGCCGGAGCGGCCGGCGATAGTGCTGGCAGTGTCGTCCCACCCATGCACCCCCATGTAGCCGGAGCGGTACTCCGGCACGATTACCAGGTCGCGCAGGTGGCCGTCCTCGATCGCCAGCTTGTTCAGGCTCCGCCAGTCGCTGCCGGCCTCTACCAAGGCCAGGCGCACCCAGGTCTTCCAGTGCAGCGATGGGATGCGGTGCATTGGCCCCGCGGCATCGATGTCGCCCGGCAGCGGCATGCGGCCGAGGATGTCGCCGACGGCGCGCAGGCTCTTCTTCTCTGGCTCGTACAGGAAGGGGGGCACTTTTTCGACGTGCCGCGCGACAAGCAGGAAGCGCTTCCGGGACTGCGCCAGGCCGCCGAGTTCGCCGCAGTCGTGAGTGGTTTCCGCCACTGCGTAGCCGAAGCCGCCGAGCAGGCTATTGATCTGGTCCAGCAGGTGCCGGCCGCGGCTGGCAAGGCGTGGGACGTTCTCGAAGACGATCAGCGGTACCGGGTCATCAGCCCATGCCTCGCCCATCAGCCAGATGCAGCGCAGCGTCAACTCGTTCAGCGCCTGGTACTTTGGAGTCAGGCTCATCTTCTCCGACAGCAGGCCGCTGGCGCCTTTGCAGGGCGAGCTGATGAACACGGCATCCGGCCGGCGCCCGCCGGCGGCGCGACGAATATCCTCCGGAGTCGCCTCCCGCCAACCGGCGGGCGGCTCCTTTCCATGGAAGCGGATGTATTGGTCGCGGGTGAACAGGTCCAGCAGGGTACCCGGGACACCGGCCAGGCGCTCGAAGTCGCGCAGGCCGGCCGGGTCCACGTCGATCCCGCCGAGGCAGACCCATTCAGCCTCGACGTTGCCGACCCGCGGGCGCGCCCGGTTGAAACCGGCGGCGCCGCCGCCCAGGCCGCAGCAGAAGTGGAAGTGGTACAGAGTGCGCTTGATCATGCGGCGGGTTCCTTATGGATAATGTCGGCCTCGGCCTCGAGCAGGGCGAACAGGTCGGGCATGGCCATCTCTTCCTCGGCAGACTTGCAATAGCCGGCACCGTCCAGGAAGTAGCGGGAGTTCAGTTCGTGGGCGCGGGCTCTGCGCTTGAGCTTCAGCGCGCAGTACGGGACGGTCATGATCCCGCCGAAGGGATCGAAGACCAGGTCTCCTTCCATGGAGTACTGCACGATGGCCCGGTCGACGATGTCGAACTGCAGCGGGCACAGGTGCATTTCCTGGCCCTTGCTGTACTGCTGGGCGTTGAGCGTCCGCATGCGGGCGACGTCGGTCCATACGTCCGGGTGCCAGGACTGCGGTGGCAGCAGCATGAAGCCGGTGGGCAGCTTCCCGGTGACCTCCAGCGATTCGCCGATGCGGACGTGGTGCTCGAAGTCGTAGACGGTGGACAGGCTGTAGTCGCGGTACAGCTTGAACATCACGTCGTGCGGAATGCCTTCGAAGTCCGCTTCAGTCAGCGGACGGTTGCCGTTGCTGCGGGTGAAGCCGTGGGCGTCCAACTGCCAGCGTGCCCGGCTGTAGCCGTTGCCGCGGGTGACGGTGAGCTTCTTGTCCATGGCGAAGGGGACGATCTGGCCGTCTTCGTCGATGCACAGGGGCTTGGCCTTGACCACCGGAATGTCGCCGTAGGCGTTGGAGTTGTCGGTGGGGGGCTTGCGGAAGATCAGCAGGTACTCGGGCATGCCGACACCCATCTTGGTGCCGTCCTTGCACTGTTCCGTCCACGAGAGGCGGTAGGTCTGGGCGTTCTCGTGAACCACGTCGGTGACGATGGTCTTCATGCCCATATAGGCCCAGCCATGCTTGACGAAGGCTCGAGTCACTTCCATGTGGAAGGGGTAGACGGTCTGGAAGCCAAGGCCGGTCATTCCGCCGGGAATGATGCGATCCTTCACGTGGATGCAGGCCAGACGCCCGGGGATGGTCACGCGCAGCAGTTCCGGGATCAGATAGTCCATCTGCTCGAAGAAGTGCGCGTTGTCGTCGGTGTGGCCGAAGTCGGCGTAGTTCGGCGAGTACTCGTACTGGGTGCTGAAGGGGATGCTGGTGATGGTCAAGCCGACGCTGTTGCTTTCCATGCGGCAGGTTTCGAGCACGGTGTCGTTGTTGACGATGGTGTAGTCCTTGCCCTTGATCTCGACGCGCTCCACGCCCATGGAGCGGGTGAGGGTCTGTGCCATGGCGGCCACGGACAGGCCGTACTGCTTGATGATCTCGGTCATGCGCTGAACCATGGTGTTGTGCTGCTGCCACTTCCGTTCGAGTTGGCGGCGGATGTCGCGCTCGGCCTCGGTATAGATCAGGTCGATGCGCACACGGCCTGTCTGCAGGAATCGGTGCAGGCGGTGAATGGACTGGATGAAGTCGTTGAACTTGAAGCCGATGCCCAGGTAGATGGCCCACGAGCAGTGGCGCTGGAAGTTGCAGCCGCTGCCTGCGATCACTGGTTTGGCAGCCAGTTCCTGGAACTCGCCGTCGCTGAACTGGACAATCGCGCGCTCGCGCTCCTCCAGATCCTGGGCGCCGTAGACGCTGATGGCGGTGGGGATAGCGGCCTCGATCGCGTGGCGTTCCGCCTCGAGGTCATGCCAGATGATCCGGTGAGCATCTGGAGCCTCGGCCCGGATCTCCATCAGTTTGGCGATCCGGGCAGGAAGGCTCTCGCGCTTCTCTGCGGCGGCGTCCTGCACGCCAATGGCGGTGTTGCGAAGCAGGCGGCCCTGGCCGTTACGCTCATGGCCAGCGTGCGAGTGGTCGGACGGTACTTCGTGCCAGCGGATGTCCAGTTCCGGTAGCGCGTAGCCTTCGTCGCTGAACCCGAGGTCGCTGGGGCGCTGAACGAAGATCGCCCAGGACGCCACCCACATCCAGAACTCGCCCTCTTTGTGGGCATGGATGGTGAGTTGGTCGGCCTTCTCAGAGTTGCGTTTGAAGAACCTGGTCTTGGCCTGGCCGACATCCATCACGCCGAGGAAGGCCGAGTAAGCCAGTAGCTCGATGTATTCGTTCGGGCTTGGCGTGGCAGTGGCCACGTACCGGTACCGGACGCCATCGCCGCGGACGCCGGCGGCGCGATCGTCACCAGCGAACAGAGCCATGAACTCGCGGAACGTCTTGCTGCCGCCGAAGCCGCGAAGGCAACTGGCTTCGTCCAGGCTTGCCACGCTGAACCGGCGAGGGTCGAGCTTGCCGTCGCGGACGGTCTCGTAATTGGTCAGGTAGATGGTGGCGGGGTCGTCTACCTCGTCGAAACTGCGGATGAACCGGACGGTGATGCCGAGCATCGCGGCGTCGCGGTAGAACTCCTGGCGCACACCCAGCGGAATGGTGATGAGAGCGTAGCCGCCGGCTAGGTCGCGGGTGACGCGCACCACCTCAAGCTGCATTACCGACTTGCCCAGGCCGAAGGCCGCGAAACAGGCCGCGCGGCCTTGGCGCACCAGCCAGGTGGCGATGGCGCGCTGGTGCGGCTTGAGCAGGGGGTTGAAGGCCGAGGGCTCCACTTCGAAGCCTTTCGGCTCGGCGAGGCGGACCTTCGCTCGCAAGAAGTCTTCATAGGCGGTCATGCTGTTTCCTTGAGGAACGGCACACACCGGACGCCGCCCTGCCTGACAGGGCGGCCCACGAGGCATGGTTGAATCGCCCACAGGGCGGCGTCCGGTGCGTGCTGAAAGAGAAAGCGCCCCGGGTGGGGCGCTCGGCGGGTGGCGTTAGAGCGGGCGGATACTGCGCGCCACTTTCGGGTCGCGCTGGATGTAGCCCTTGTTCTCGAGGGCGGTCAGGCGCTGCTGGATGGCGAACTGGCGGACGCCGGCCTTGGCTGCCAGTTCTGCGACGGTGGGTGCGTAGCCTTTCTCCGCCCAGAACGCTCGGATGTGCCCGAGCGTTTCGTTCTGCATCGTCGATGGGGGCGACTTCACGACAGAACCTCGCGAGATCCGTCTCCCTGCATCGGCCCGACGATATCCAGCAATTCCATTTCCTCTACCAGGCGTGCCGCGCGGTTGTAGCCGATCTTGAGTTTGCGCTGGATGGCGGAGATCGAAGCGCGGCGCGTCTCGCGGACGAAGCGGATGGCCTCCTTCAGCAGCGGGTCGTCACCGGGCCCGTTGACCTGGGGGATATGGAGGGTCGCGGTGATACCGTCGCGCATCCCTAGCGCCTTGGTTACGTCGATGCCGGCGCCAGGCGCTGGCTCGGGCTCATCGTACGCACCGTCGATTCCCTGCGGGAACTCTTCGCCGCCCAAGGCCTCCAGCAGTTGCGGTATGAACTCGCGGAAGGTGAGCATCATCAGGACGAAGCTGGCGTCGAGCTGGCCGGCGGCATCGTCGCCGCCGTCCTTCTCAGCCTGCTCCTGCAGCAGGTCGTCGAAGCGCAGGCGCTTGATCGCCAGCTTGGTGTCGAGCACGAAGCTGAGCTTGTCCGACCAGGCCAGGGCCACCTGGGTGACCAGCTTCCCGGAGGACAGGTGTAACTGCATTTCCTCGCTGGTCATGTCCTGGCGGGTGGCCACGACCTTGCCGCCGTCCTCGTGGGTGTCGGCGAGTACCGCGCTGTCCAGCACGTGGAAGTCGCCGCCGGCGGCCTGGTCCTTCATCCAGTCGGTGAGGGTTGCACTGGGCGCGACCTTCACGCTGAGCGGGCGTACCGGCAGCGAGCCCAGGGCTTCGCGCAGGGTGGACAGTAGGTCCTCGGCCTTCTTTGCGCTGTTGGTGTCGATCAGCACCAGGCCTTGCTCAAGGTCCAGCGCGGCGAACGTGCTGGACTTGCGAATGAAAGCCCGTGGCAGCAGCGTCTGGACGATCTCGTCCTTGAGCTGGTCGCGCTCCTTCTTGAACACCTTGCGCATCTGGTCGGTTTCGATTTGCTCGACCTTCTCGGCCAGTTCGTCGCGCACTACGCTGCCGGGCAGCAGGCGCTCCTGCTTTCGGGTGGAGATGAGCAGGAAGCCGCGGCTGGCGTGCACCAGCGGTGCGTTCGGGCCCTTGCCGAACGGAGCGGCGAAGCCGTAGGTGGTCAGTTCCTGGCTTTCGCAGGGGCGTGCCGGCTTGCTGGCCAGGGCCTGCTCCAGCGCCGCGGCGTCGATTTGCAGGTCTTGGGTGAGGCGGTAGATTTGCAGGTTGCGGAACCACATGGGGTGTCTCCTGGGTGGCCTGGCGCTTACACGAGACGCCAGAGCAGGCGATAGGGGTCATCGAACGGAATGTCGTCGTCGTAGCTGTCGTAGTCGGTTGCCGGTTGCGGCTGGTGGTGAGTGGTCGGCCGCGGTGGCGGCTCGCGGCCAGGGCCACGCGACTGGCCTGCCTGCTCAGGCTTGCCGCCGAGCAGTTGCATGTTGCCGTTGATGTCCACCACTACCTCGGTGCTGTAGTGGTCCTGGCCGTCCTGGCCCTGCCACTTGCGGGTGCGTAGGCTGCCTTCGATGTAGACCTGGGAGCCCTTTCGCAGGTATTGCGCTGCGATTTCGGCCAGCCGGCCAAAGAGCACGACCCGGTGCCACTCGGTGCGCTCCTGCTGCTGGCCGGTCTGCTTGTCTTTCCAGCTTTCGCTAGTGGCCAGGCTGAGGGACGTAACTGCCTTCCCGCTGGGGGTAGATCTTGCGTCTGGATCCTGGCCCAGATGGCCGACCAGGATTACCTTGTTCACTCCGCGTGCCATGGCTCAGGCCTCCGCCTCAGCCGGCGGCACCGAACTGGCCGGCGCCACATCGACTCCCTGCAAAGCGAAGTAGATGCGGGCGCAGGCTTGGGCGTCCGGCATCGCGCGGTGAGCCTCCACGAGGTCCTCCCCGGTGAAGTGCTTGTATGCCTCGGCCAAGGTCGGCAGCTTGTTGCGGGGAAGCGCGACCTGTGCGCGGGAGCGATAGCAGGTGCAGAACTTCTCACCCGATTCCTTGAAGGCGTTGGCCGCATCCTCGTCCTGGTAGCGCATCAGCGCGATGCGAGTGATACGGTCGTCGAAGCTGATGTTGTGCGCCGCGCGGCGGGCTGCGCGGCCGTTGATCGCAAGAAATCCCTCCAGAGCCTCGGCCTCGCTGATGCCAACATCCATCGCCTGTTCGTGGCTGATGCCGTGGATCGCGGTCATTTCGGGGCTGATTTCCCAGCCGTTGGGTCGCACGATCGCCTCAAAGCGATCGATGGTGTTGCCGGCGGCATCGCAGAGCAGAGCGGCAACTTCTACGATGTGGGGCTGGCACGGGTCTTCACTGGGCAACTTCCACTCGGGAATACCCGTCGTTTCGAAGTCGAAAATGTTGGTGAGCATGGTCTGTCCTCAGTGGTTGGGCATCAGGCTGCGCGCTCGATGAACGCGCACCCGGATGCCGCACCGGCGGCGGGCGCCGGCGCAGGCGGTTCGGAGGGGTTGGGGGGATTAGGAGGAGGGGTGCTTGCGGTAGCCGATGGCGTACAACCGTTCAGCCTGTTCGCGCGTGAGCATGAACGTACAGGAGCCAACCTTGTACTGGTAGTCGCTGAGCATGGCATCGACAGCCTGGGCGGCGATCTGCTCGGGGGTGGGGAGCGGGCGGAACAGCATGTCGCGCGTGCGGTAGTACTGTTCTTGGCCGTTGTCGTACGCAACTAACGACTCGTCGCTGATGTACCGAATTTCACAGCGCCGATACTCCGGCCAGATCATGTGCCTGTATTCGCATTCCACGCCGACCGGCGGCAGGCCTTCTTGGCCGTTCCACTGTATGACAGGCTCCTTTGCCTCATCAGCCACAGGACGACGTTCCACCAGTCGCCATGCGTGGTCCAGTTTGGTCATGTCGCAGGTGTTGAGGTCTGGCCGCAGGTTGCCCACGCGCTGGCGTTTGCTGATCCGGCAGCCCCATCCCTCAACCCAGTACATATCGTTGCCGTGCTCGGTAGTGACCACTGCCTGCGCCCAATGAGGCGCGATGCTCCAGTCGATACTGGTCATTCTCGTTTCCTTGAACTGTGCCGGCGTGGCCGGTGCGAGGTGGATGGTCAGGCCGCTTTCGCGGGGGCCTTTTCGACGATCACGCCCGGCAGATTCAGCGTTTGGCCCTTGCTGTTGGCCAGGCTGTCCAGGGCCGGCTGGTCGACAACGAGCAAGTCTTCGGTAGCCAGGCCTTCGGCGATGGCGGCGATGAACGCGCTTTTATCGACGACGCGGGCGCGCCACTGGATAGCGCCGGGCTCTGCTGCCTTGCCGGCGGGCTTGATCTGGGCGGGCGCTGGTGCAACCTCGGCCTTCGGCGCCTCCGGCTCGACAGCGACGGGCGTGTCCTGCTCGGCGAGCTGCTGGCGCGCGGCGGCAAGCTCCTGCTGCTGGCGCGCCAGTTCTTCGCGTTGGCGTTGCATTTCCTCTTGCTGCCGGCGCATTTCCGCCTGTTGCTCCTCCATGCGGCGGCGCATTTCGGCTTGCTGGGCTTCCAACTCCTGCCGCTGGCGCTCCGCTTGCTCGAAGGCCAGGCGGTCGGTCAGCATTTGGGTCAGTTCGTCCATGGCCGCCTGCTGTGCGGCTTGGGCTTCCTTCGTCAAGTCGTAGAAGTCGTGTGCGGTGTCGATTTCGCCACAGCGGTCGATCATCGCGGCAATCTCGTCGCTGGTCTTGCCGCGTACCTGGGCCGGCATCCCTTTGATGGCGTCGACCTTCGACATCAGGCGTGCGATCCGTTCCTGGCGCTCGCGTTCGACGCGATCGTCGACCTCCTTCTTGGCGGCCTTCATCGGATCTTCCAACGTCACCAGTGCGGCGGTGATCCGCTTCGCCTCGGCGTCGATGATCTGGCCTGCCTCGATGTAAGGCGCCTTTTCACGCTTGCGAGCGGCTTCCAGGCTGGTGCGCAGTGTGGTCAATTCCTTGATACCGGCCTTGATGAACTCGTAGCCATCGGCGGTATTGGCGTCCGGCAGCGTCGCGTACTTCTCGCGAAGTTTTGCCAGGGCGGCGTTGGTTGCGTTGTACTCGGCGACCTCGACGGTACCGTTTTCCAGGTCAACATTTTTCAGGATGGTCATGGTGTCATTCCTCGGGGCTGGTAGGAGCGGGGGAAAGCTGGCGCAGGCGCTCATCGGCGGCTTCATTCACGCGCAGCTCAATCTCTGAGGGGTTGAAGTTGACGACTGGCGCTTTGGCGCGGGCCTTCTCGGCGACTTGCTTACGCATTAACTCCAGGGCGCGGGAGTTCGGTGCCGCGGCGATCGCGTCGAGTTGTGCGCGAAGCCAGGTCTTGAATTCGTCCTTGGCTTCGTCCAGGGCTGTCTCGGGATCGCCGGCATCGGCCAGGCGCTCTTTCAGCTTCAGGCCTTCGACATAGGTCGTGTCGTCGAACATGCCCATGTGAATGTCGGCGCTGAACCCGAGGAGTGACAGACACTTCTTGATGGCGTCGGTGAGTGACTTCTTGCCGTAGTCGTGGTCGGTCTTGAAGCCCCACTCGGTCTTGTAGACGTAGGGGGTGTGCCCGTATTGGCGGGCGTGATTGATCGTCCCGTCGTGGCGATACCAGAGTTCGATGTACAGGGTGTGGGTCTTGTCGTGGCAGATGACCGCACCGTTCTTATCGAGGTGCGGTGCGCCTTCATCGAAGCGCTCTACCAAGACTTTCCAGCCCCAGCCCTTGCCGACGGGGCCGAATAGCTCAGTCGCACGACGGACGATATACAAGCCGTTGATGGACGTCATGTCCTGACCGTTGAGCTTCGCCTGCCTTGTGTACCTGGTGTCCGTCTCTTTCACCTGGTCCCAGATAGCCATGTTGCTATTCATGTTTGTCATGGTGTTGCTCGCTTGACGGCTGCCGGCGCCGTGGCTGGTTGTTCCGCGGTAATCAGTCCGCCCCAGATCGGGCCTAGGGCGAGAATGAGCAGGAAGAGGAGGCCGCCAATCAGGCCGCCCACCCAGATGGCTTTGCGTTTCGCGTTCATGTCGGGAGCATCCTGTAGATCAGCCAGCCGTAAAACGGAGCCACCAGGGCCAGCACGCCGATGGCCGACGCAACTTCGGTGAGCGCCCGGCGGGCGCCAGTCGCATTTGGCTTCATGCGGAGGCCCCTCCCTTGGCTTTGTCGATTGCGCTTCGGGCCGCCTCGATCGCCGCAGTTGTGATCGCGTTGCGATGCTGCGGCAGATAGCCGACCAGCGCGCAGTACGCCTGCTCCAGGGCGATGAGTAATTCGGGTCCGTAGCTTTCAACGCGCCGCCGTGCTGCGCGTTCCGCCCGCTTGCGGTTGTCGCGCTCGATTGCAGACTGCGCTTCCTGTTCGGTGGCGTAGAACCTGTACCAGTCAGCGCGCTTCGCGATGCGCGTGCCGTCGGCTCGAACGTAGTAGGCCTTCGTTTCCCGAACGAACTCACAGCGGCTAGCTGCGTCTCGGCCGGCCCGGACTTGAAAGCGGGTGATTGGATTCATACCCGAGTGCTCCTGAGTTCTGCCCAGCGGGCGTCCGACGCGGCGTCGAGCCGGTGGCGCATGTCGTCGTAAATACGGGTGTCGATGAAGCCGACCGCATAGGCCAGTTCAATTTGGCCGTGGACGAACTTCTGGTCCGGGCGTGGGAACGGTGATCGGCGCATCGCCGTAATGCCTTCCTCGATCATCAGCACCGCGCGTTCATCGCTGAAGGCCATCTTCGTCCTCCTGCTCTTCGTCCTCGGGCTCCGGGTCCGGCTGGTCCCAGAGCGGATCGACTTCGCGGTCCCAGGCCTGCTGGGCGCAGTTGAACGCTGCGCGGTTGTGGCGCTCGCGGTATGTCCACATCATCCCCACCTCGCTGAACTGGTGTAGATCGCTTCCAGGTACTGGTCGCAGATGCGTTTGGCCCGCTCACACCGGTCAACGTCGAAGAGTCCGAAGTGGCATTCGGGCGGCGTGATTTGGAGTTCAGCGGCGAGCCAGGCGTAGGCCTGACTGCGCGTCATCAGCTTGTCGCGCCAGATGCGTTCGAATGGGCGCTTGCAGCGGTTGCGAGCGTCGCGCAGCGGCTTGTCGGCCAGCGTTCCCAGCGGGATGTCGGTGTCGGGATGCAGGCCCACGTAAGCGCCGCAGCCCGTGCCAGTACAGGCGTATGCATATGGCCAGTCGCCGTACTCGCGACCGTAGATCACCCGGTTGCTGACCAGCCGGACCAGGCCGCCGCAGTGCGGGCAGCCGGAGGGGATTGGCTGAGGATGCTTGATGCGCTTGAGCGCGCCGCGGCTGACGTGGGGCAGCGGTGCCGGCGGCACCAGTTTCTCCAGGCTGTTCGCTCGTGGGTCGATCATGGCGTGTGCTCCGTATTCACCTGCATTCGGCTGAACGCTCGCGCCGCCGGGCTTGCTCGGCGGGGAGTCGGGGAACGTTCATGCGAATGTGGGCGGTGAAAAAAGCCCGGCCGGAGCCGGGCAAGGGGGGGATGAAACGGGCTCAGGAAACAGCAGTGCAGTTGCGCAGCAGCACCGGCGTGGCCTGACCTTCTAGCCAGATCACCGCCATGCCGGAGGCGGAAACTTTGGCTTGAGTGAGCGTTCTGGTGCGGATGGGGATGGAGTCGCGGAGCGGACGGTACTCAACGGCCACCTGGGCCGGGTGCGTGCGATTCCACTCTTCAACCAGGTCTTTGGGTGAGGCGGACCGGACGGCGCCAACCCGGGCGTAGATCTCGGCGCGATGAATGGCCATCGCTTCCGGAGCAACGATTCCGAGGCGGATCTGGCCGCCTCTGTTCTCGACGACGGTCACGGTGATGTCGTCGCCAATGTGCAGGGTTTCGCCGACTCGGCGAGTGAGGATCAGCATGTGTGCCTCCGTTCAGGATGCTGGGCGCGCGGGCTCAAGCCGGCTCGCAGTGGGAAAGGGCAACGCAACCAGACACGCCCGCGAGCCAGACGACAGCGGTGTGGCCGCCGAGGACCTGGGCTTCGGTTGTCGTCCGGGTGCGCTTCGGCGTGGCGTGGCGATGAAACCGATAGTTGACCTCGGTGCCGGCGGGGTATGCGGAATTCCAGGCAGCAACGGTCGCCGCCGGGTTGGCGTTTCGCTTCATCGTGTGTCTCCGGATAGAGTTCGGTGGGGCTGGTGATGCCCTGCTACGGGCAGGGCTGCGGGTTAAAGCGGGAAGGCCGCACGCACGCTGCCAGCTCGAATAAAGAGAATCGCCAGCTTGCGAACCTTCAGATACTTGGCTCTTGTCTGGCGGCCGCTGCGGCTCAGCTTGTCCATTTCGCCAACCCAAGCGTTGTAGATGTTCAGCGCGTAGTTGCTCATGTCCTTTCCTCGGTGATGCCCCGGCGAACCGGGGCAGTGTTCTCACAGGCGTAACAAATTCCGGTAGCCGTCACCCCCAGGCGCCCACACTCGGGGCAGCTCGCATCGCTGCGCACCTGCTCCTGCGCCTCCTCGTAGCAACCATCGCAGCGGAATCCGTCGGACGTCTCGATCACGCGACCGGGCGCGTTGCACCGGTCGCATTCGTGAATGATTGTCATCGGGTCGACTCCTTACATCACGCATGCATCCGCACGGTGATGTAGCCGTTGCTGGCAACTACGTGCTCCCAACAATTGAAGAAGACGGACTGTCCGAACTTCTTCATGGCCGCCTGGCGAACCTTCACCTCAACGTCCAGAGGCTGTTCACCAGCGTCCGGCAGAGCAAGCCATTGCAGGCTCTTTCCGTCACTCAGGTGGGAATCGATGTTGAATTGAGCCATTTCAGTCTCCTTACCAGGGTTTACCGGCGTTGATGTATGCGCTTCCTGCTAGCTCGGTTAGAGCTAATAGCTGCCAGGAATCGATCGCTCCGCCGTAGTGCAATCCGCGCAACATCCCGACCGTTTCGTAGTACTCGATGCGCGCTCGGTGTACATCGCTCTCCCTGCGAATGATTCGAAGAGACTGACGTAAAGCCAGTAAGGCCTTTTCATTCATCGTCTTGCCCTCCAGGGCGTGTTGACTTCTTCGATGCCCCTCTTGCGAAGGGCATCTGAGAAATCGGTGTTGCTGGCCGGCGTTACGCGCCACCTCCGGCTGGGCGAATGCTTTCTCGGGGGACCTGAGATCCCGACAGCCGGCCACGCTTTGCTGCCGACTCTCGCTTGCGGTGCTCGAAGCTGCACACCCGGGGCGAGGCGTCCCCTGAATCCCGTTCTGCCTGTCGGCAAGGCCTTGGCTCGCTGTGGCCTGTTCTGTCGTCACGATGTTCTGTGTCGATGAGATAAAAATTACCAGTGGCATTTAAGTAATGTCAATGCTGATGGTAATAAAATTTTCCAACGCTCATCAGGCACAGGTTGAATGGGTGAGGTGGTGGGTATACTGTATTTATATACAGCTAACGGGAGGTGCTTATGGCTAAGCAACAGAAGAAGCAGCAGGTGGTGAAACCGCTGACGGCAGCCGAACGGCTGGGCCTGCGCGTTTCAGAGATGATCAATTCACCGAAGGCTCAGGATCTGAGGATGGTGACAATTCACCGGCTGGACACGGATTCCGATGAAGCCTGGGAGGGAGTGATGGGAGTACTTGCCGAGACGGACGGTCTTGAGCTGATCTTTAACGATGACGGTACCGTCACTCTTAAGTGGGAGAAGCAGGAGAGGGAGGAGGAGGCCTGGTAGGCTGGATACGAAAAGCCCCGCGTGGGGCGGGGCTTGTTAAGCAAGGCGCGTATCAGTGCTTCCTACGTCTGAGTACCGACCACCAGAATACCCAGCCCATGATGCTGAGGTTGTTCTCGCGCATCTGGTCCTTGGTGTACTCCTCGTCTGGGTATTCGTCACGGTTAAAACTGCGTAGGCGGATGCCACCACCAGGCAATCGGTAGACGAACTTCACCCGTAGCATGTCATCGTGTTTCAACGCATAAATCTCGCCATCGATTATCGTATGGGCGGATAGGTCAACCCCGATGATGGCGCCATCGGCAATCAGAGGCTCCATGCTGTTGCCACTGACATTCACGCAGACCGAATGTTTTGGATCCACCCCCGACTCGCGCAGACCAGCCTTCGCGAACCTGATTTTTTGCTTGGCCTGCTCACGGTCGGGATAGCGACCGTCCCCCGCGGCGATTTGGATCTCGTCGAAGTACGGTATTTCAACCTCATCCGGGTCGAGCGGGTCCCCCACCTCGAAACTGGACATGGGCGTAAGTTCGCCCTCTGTCTCCGCTTTAGGCGCCGGCCGGAGAGTCTTCGCCATATCCGTTATTTCGTCCGCTAGGCGCGGACTGAACTCCCGAACATGAACCTGGAGAATTTCTGCGAATGCCGCCGCTGCCTGGGCGTTCAAAGGGTTCACGCCATTCAGGTAGTGGCTAACGGAGCTTTGGTTGATCCCAAGGAGGTGGGCGAGCTTCTCCTGCGTTAGACCGAGGTCACGCTTTCTGCTGTTGAAGATGGCCTTCAGTTGAAGGCACTCGTCTTTTCTGTCTGGTGGAAGAGGTTTTTTGCTCATCTTCGAATCGTATTCCCACAGGTAATATTTCAGCAAATGCCTATAGCATTGAAATGTTTAAATGCCACAGGTAATATTCTGGTGTGAGGAACACTTTGGAGAGCGGTCATGAACCGAGTACACATCAAGACATTTGCCTCCGAGCACGGGCAGTCCAGGGCTGCGGCGCTACTCGGCATCACTCAAGGGGCACTCAGCAAGGCTTTGCGTGTTGGTCGTGACATCTACGTCACCGCGCATGCTGATGGGACTTTCACTGCCGAGGAGGTGCGCACCTTTCCGGCCCAGAAGGTGCGCTTCGTTTCTTGACATGGACTGGTTCGTAGCAGGCGTGACTGCTGCAAGTAGATGCGTCAGCCAGCGCTTGGCGCAGGAGAACCAGGGCCTATGGGAACCGAGAACAGGGCTGACATGCAGTTCACCGTGACGATCAATCAAGCGAAAGCGCTCGAGTGGGGGCTGAACTCGCAGCAGGCGCTGCTGTTCGCCTTCGTCTACGAGTGCCCGAGTTGGGCGCGCCTGGTTCAGACGCCCGCAGGTGATTTCTACGCCCTGAGCAAAGCGAAGATCCTCGAGGAGTTGCCGCTGCTGACGGACAAGCCGGACACGGCGTACCGCTTGCTGAAGCAGATCGCTGCGGCCGGTGTGATCGATCTGTCGAGCACAGCAACCATCACACTCGTGCGGCTCACTGCGAAGGGGCAGGAGTGGAATCGGAAACTGGACGGGTCGGAAAAATATCCGACCCAGGTCGGAGAAAAATCCGAGGTCGGAAATTCTTCCGAGGTCGGAGAAAAATCCGATGCAGGCAGTTCGGAAAAATCTCCGACCAAGATCGGAAAAAAATCCGGGGTAGGTCGGAAAAAAATCCGTTCAGGGTCGGAAAAATCTCCGACAAATCAGGTAACCAGTAATCAGGTAACCAGTAATCAGGGTACCAATCAGGATATTGCCGGGGAGGCTGCGCCGGCCCCGGGCGGGGAATTCGTCGGCGCCGAGCAAGAGCCCGGGCCGCGCTGCCAGATACCGGCCGACATGCCAGGCCCGAAAGACCCGAACTGCAAGGCGTACCGCACATGGGCCAACTACGCCATGGCCTATCGCACTCGATACACCGCTTGGCCGGTTTGGAACGCATCGGTTGCCGGCAAGCTTTCGAAGCTGATCGATCGTGTGGGCCAGGCCGACGCGCCAAAGGTGGCCGCGTTCTACGTCAAGTGCATCCACGATGCTCGACTGATTGCTCAGCACCATCCCCTCGGCCTGTTGCTGGCGAACGCTGAGGGCTACCACACGATGTGGTTGACCAATCGCCCGACCACCGGAACGCAGGCACGCCAGCAGGAGAACACCGCATCGAACTTGTCCGCCGCTGAGCAGGCCCTGGCCGAGCAGAGAGCGAGGAGGGCTGCCCATGCTGACGCCTGAGCAACAAGACGAACTGCTGCTTTCCCTTTTCGGCACCGCCGAGGCAATGGGTCAGCAACTCACGCCGGCCGCTGCCCAACTCATGGTTCAAGACCTGGCTGCCTACGAAGAGCCAGTGCTGACCGCCGCATTGCAGGCCGTTCGCCGGGAGGGCGGACGATTCACGGTTGCCGCTGTACTCCGGCATGTCGAGTCCGCCGACGGTCGGCCCGAGCCGAACGAGGCCTGGGCGATCGCCCTACAGAGCTTCGACGAGGCTGAAACGGTGCTTATGACGCCGGAAATCCAGCAGGCGGCTGTGGTAGCCGCACCGCTCATGAAGGGGCGTGGTGACCGGGTGGGCGCGCGCATGGCGTTCATTGCCGCCTACGAGCGCCTGCTCACTCGTGCCAGGCAGCAGGCGCTGCCCGCCAGGTGGTCGCTGTCGTTGGGCAGCGATGCGGGCCGCCGAGCTGCTGCGATCGAGGAAGCGGAACGCCTGGGGCGTCTGCCGGCGCCGGCAGCGCAGTTGCTGCTCGAACAGCACGTACTCGAGCCAGTTACGCCGGCCGGCAGCGCAATCGCCGGGCTTCTGACTGGACCCTCCGACCGGCTACTGGCACTGACGAATGACCCACTGACCCGCAAAGCCCTTGCGAGGGAGGCTGCTGGTGGGGGGGATGTGCCAGACGACTTTCGCCGGCGGCTTGAAGACATCAAGAAGCGCTTGGTCCGCAGGGAAAAGGCGAAGGTCCGACTGCGTGATCGCCACCTGCGCCACGAGCGCGAAGACATGGACCGTCGGCGCGCCGCGGTTCTTCAAACCATCGATCAGCTACAGAGCCAGGAGGTTCAACATGGCTGAAGCACTATCAACCCAGGCGCCGGCCAAGAGCGCGGCGGCGAAGAGGAAGCGCGCCGGGCGGCCGATCTACCTGGAGTTCAAGCGCATGGTCGACCCGGACACCGGCGAGGTTCGCCTGGCCCTGGTCGCCGACAGCGGCATCGACAAGTTTCTGCTCAAGGAGCGCGGGTATAGAGCCGGCGCAAAGGTGCGCGCAGAGTTGAAGCAACCGCGGGACGTTCGTAAGCACCGCCTGGTTCACAGGTTGGGCCAACTGGTCGCGCGCAATGTGGATGGGTTCCAGGGGATGGATGCGCACTCGGTGATCAAGAAGCTACAGGGAGACGCAGGGGTTTGCTGTAGCTCGGAGTATTTCGACCTGGGCGGGCTGGGGCGCGTGTCGCGCCTGGTGCCGGAGTCGTTGGCGTTCGACGAAATGCCCGAGGAGCGGTTCCTTGAGTTCTGGCGAGGCATCTGCCAGCACCTGATCGAGCACTACTGGACGGGCATGAGCGAAGAGCAGATCGGCGACATGATCAACATGATGCCCGAGGAGATGGTGTGATGCTGGTCGCCGCGAAGAAGCCTCGCAAGAAGACGTGCAAGGCGTGCCGGGAGGTATTCACTCCAGAGCGATCACTACAGTCAGTGTGCAGTCCGAAGTGCGGATTGGCGTTGGCGGCTGCCAAGCGAGAGAGAGAGCGGAAGTCTCTGGCGAAGATAGAGCGCCGCGAGATCCGTGCGGCCAAGGAACGCTTCAAGACCCGTTCGGACCATATGCGTGAGGCGCAGGCCGCTTTCAACGAGTGGATTCGCCTACGCGACGCCGACAAGCCATGTATCAGCTGCGATTCCACGGCCTGTGACACAGGGCTGATCACCGGCAGTCGCTGGGATGCAGGGCATTACCGCTCCGTCGGTGCTTGTCAGGCTCTGCGCTTCGAGCCGCTGAACGTGCATCGGCAGTGCGTGCGCTGCAACAGGGACATGTCCGGCAACGCGGTGGAGTACCGCATTCGCTTGGTCCAGCGCATCGGCGCCGAGAAAGTCGAATGGCTAGAGGGGCCGCACGAGCCCCGGCGGTTTCCTATCGATGAACTGAAGGAGATCAAGGCCAAGTATCGAGCGCTGTCTCGGGAGCTGAAGCGCAAGATGGGGAGGGGAGTAGGGCATGGCTGACCCTCGGTTCAAGGAGTGGCTGCAGGAGCAGTGGCGCATTCTGCGTCAACACGGGCTCATCGCTGAAGGGGAGAGCAGATGAAGAAATCTTCGACCCAGGTTGTACTCGACGCAGTTCGGGAACTGCACAGCCAGCAGCAGATCGTCACTCGCCAGACCCTGGTCGAACTCACGGGGTTGAAGCCCGGCGTTGTCGATGACCGCCTGTCCGTCCTGGTGGACGACTTGCTGGTGCTGCGCGTCGAGCGCGGAGTGTTCGTACCGGCACCGCAGTTCGATCCGCCCAGGCCGATCACTATCACGCAGATACCAGGTGGCTGGGCGAAGGTCGAGATCAGCGATGATCACGTCATTACGCTTACGCCAGCGGAGAAGCGGATGCTCGGTGAACTTCTGGCGGGTGCGGCTCAGCAGTTCGCAGCGATCGATATCGGGCATTCGAACCAGATACTGGCCGCAGAGCTGGCGATCAAGATACGGAAGCTGGAAAGAGAAGTGGCAGCATTGCGCGCAGACAGGACCGATGGCGGGCAACTCGCCTTAGCCATGAGTGATGTCGCTGCTGTGCAATAGACTCAGCATAGGGCGACGATATCACCAGCGGCCACTCGCTCAGACAGAGCCGTCAACCTGCCGATTCCTTCCTGCAGGAATCGGCTCAGTTGCTCAATGCACTCGTGCTGATCCTGAGTGAGGTGAAACTCCGACTCCATGGCTGCCATCAAGTCCAGGCAGCACTGATTGAGGAAACCTACCTCTAGCAGTTCTGCCCGTAATCGACGCCTCAGTATCTCGTCCATTCCAACGTCCATCTACTTCGCATAAGCAGGTGGGGACCGTAGCAAAAACGAGATGCCTGTCACAATTATCAGAACGATTAGGGTTTTCGCCAACCTGTATGATCCCCCTGTAAGGTTCGACCCATCCCCTCTGGCCCGGACAATTCCGGGTCATGACTCAGAAGCCCAGCACCAAACCGAAGAAGGCCCCGGTAGCGAAGAAGCGCGCTACTGGGGCTTCCGCACGTCCCCCAGCCAAGACCGCAGCGAAACGGCCACCGGGTCGCCCGAGCAGGTATACGCCCACTGTCGGCCTGGCTGTCTGTACCGCGCTTGCCGAGGGCATGAGCCTGCGGAAGGTATGCCAGTTACCGGGTATGCCGGCGATGTCCACGTTCCTCCGGTGGCTGGCCGACGAGCAGCATGCAGATTTGCGAGAGCAGTACGCGCGTGCGCGCGAGGCACAGGCCGACACGCTCGCCGAGGAGATCCTGCAGATCGCTGACGACGGCTCGAACGACACATACACGGACGATGAAGGCCGCACGCATGTCGACTACGACCATATCTCCAGGTCGAAGCTGCGCGTAGATGCTCGAAAGTGGTTGGCGTCGAAGATGGCGCCCAAGAAGTATGGCGACCGCATCACCAACGAGCACACTGGCGCGAATGGTGGCGCCATAGAGGTCAAGAGCACAGTCACCTTCGTGCAGCCCAAGCCACGAGGTGACGACGAGTGACCACCTTCGTCGCTGCGCCTCTCAACCTGAACATCACGCTCCCCTTCAAACTGGCGCCACTGTACGAGGCGCGCCGGTACAAGGTCATGCGTGGTGGGCGCGGCGGCGGTAAGTCCCATGGCGTGGCCCAGGTGCTGCTCGACATGGGCGCGCGCAACCCCCTGCGCATCCTCTGCGCGCGGGAAATCCAGAAGTCTATGCGCGACTCGGTTCACCGGCTGCTGCGCGACTACATCGTCAAGCTCGGCCTGACCGAGTTCTACGAGGTGCTGGACACCGAGATTCGTGGACGCAACGGCACGCTGTTCCTGTTCTCCGGACTGCAAGGGCACACCGTCGATTCCATCAAGTCCTTTGAGGGCGTGGACATCGTATGGGTGGAAGAAGCCCAGGGCGTGTGCAAGAAGTCCTGGGATGTGCTGATCCCGACCATCCGCAAGGACGGATCGGAGATATGGCTGACGCTCAACCCGGCGATGGACACCGACGACACCTACGTGCGGTTCTGCGCCGCGCCGGATGACGACGTGTGGCTCTGCGAAATCAACTGGCGCGACAACCCGTGGTTCCCTGATGTCCTCAACCAGGAGCGCCTGCGCGCCAAGCGCTCCATGTCGCAGGAGGACTACGAGCACATATGGGAAGGCAAGCCGCGCACCGTGGCCGAGGGTGCCATCTACCGCCATGAAATCCTGGACCTGATGGAAAGCGGGCGCGTTCGCCCGGTGCCATACGACCCTCTGCTACCCGTCCACACGGTATGGGACTTGGGCTGGAACGACGCCATGACCATCGGCTTTGTCCAGCGCGGGCCGATGGACGTGCGAATCATCGACTACATCGAGGACAGCCATCGCACGCTGGATTGGTACGTGGCGCAGATCGAGAAACGCCCGTATCGCTGGGGCATCGACTACCTGCCGCACGACGGTCGTACCCGCAACTACCAGACCGGCAAGAGCACCGAGGAACAGCTACAGGCGATGGGCCGCAAGGTCCACGTCCTGGCCGCCACCAGCATAGAGGAAGGCATCAAGGCCGTGCGCATGCTGTTCCCGCGCTGCTACTTCGACAAGGACAAGACCGGGCGTCTGGTGGAGTGCCTGAAGCGCTACCGCCGCGCCCTGCACCAGCATACCGGAGAGGCCATGGCTCCCCTGCACGACGAATACAGCCACGGCTCCGACATGTTCCGCTACGTCGGCCAGGCCGTGGAAATCATGCCCAACGAAATGGAACGCACCTACGAGGAAGCGGAAGCGCCTGACTGGCGACTGTGAGGACACGACATGCAGATCACTGAGAATGACCGCCAGTACATGAATGGCCTGCCACCGGCCGGCGACACGCCGCTGACCGTGGACGAGTACGCCGACATCAACTACGAAATCGAGGACCAGCCCGCGTGGCGCGCCGTCGCCGACAAGGAAATGGATTACGCGGACGGGAACCAGCTCGACACCGACCTGCTGCGTCGCCAGCAGGCACTGGGCATCCCGCCCGCGGTAGAAGACCTGATTGGCCCGGCCCTGCTGTCCCTGCAAGGCTACGAGGCCGTCACTCGCACAGACTGGCGCGTGACGCCGAACGGTGACGTGGGTGGCCAGGACGTGGCCGACGCCCTGAACTACCGGCTGAACACGGCAGAGCGCCAGTCTGGTGCCGACCGCGCATGCTCCGAAGCGTTCCGGCCGCAGATCGCGTGCGGTATCGGCTGGGTAGAAGTCAGCCGCGAGTCGGACCCGTTCAAGTTCCCGTACCGCTGCCGGCCTATCCGCCGCGACGAAATTCACTGGGACATGAAGTGCGGCGACGACTGGGAGGCCTGCCGCTTCCTGCGCCGGCAGCGCTGGCTGTCACCTGATCGCATTGCCCTGGTGTTCCCGGAGCATGCCGAGCTGATCCGCATGGTAGGTAAGTACGGCAGCACCTGGTGGGGCCAGCCCGATCTCGGAATGATGGAAGGCGGCACATCCACCGGTCTACACAACGCATGGAACGAGGCGCGGGCCTGGACCGTGCAGGAGGACCGCTGGTACAACCCAAGCAGCAAGGAAATCTGCCTGGTGGAACTCTGGTATCGCCGCTGGGTGCAGGTCCACGTCCTGAAATCGCCCGATGGCCGAGTCGTCGAGTACGACCCGAACAACCTGGCGCACAACATCGCGCTGGCGTCCGGCCGCATTTCACCGAAGAAGGTGACGGTATCCCGCGTGCGCCGCTCCTACTGGCTCGGGCCGCACTGCCTGCACGATGGGCCAAGCCCATACACACATCGCCACTTCCCCTACGTCCCGTTCTTCGGTTTCCGCGAGGATGCCACCGGAATTCCATACGGGTACGTGCGCGGCATGAAGTACGCCCAGGACAGCCTGAATAGCGGTATGTCCAAGCTCCGCTGGGGCATGAGCGTCACTCGAGTGGAGCGTACCAAGGGCGCGGTGGACATGACCGACGCCCAACTACGCCGGCAGATCGCACGTCCGGATGCCGACATCGTGCTGAACGCTGAGCACTTCGCAAGCAACAGGGGCGCTCGCTTCGAGGTAAAGCGCGACTACACCCTGACCGACCAGCATTTCCAGATGCTCCAGGACAACCGCGCCACCATCGAGCGCGTAAGCAACATCACGGCCGGTTTCCAAGGGCGCAAAGGCACGGCCACTAGCGGCATCCAGGAACAGCAGCAGATCGAGCAGAGCAACCAGTCAATTGGCCGGATCATGGACAACTTCCGCGCCGGCCGGACCCTGGTGGGCGAACTGCTGCTGGCAATGATCGTCGAGGACATCGGCCAGGAGCGCACTGAGGTTGTTATCGAAGGCGATGCCGTGACCGCCGATCGTGTCGTGGTGCTCAACGAGCCGCAGCGCGATCCGCAGACCGGCGCCGCCTACCTGTCCAATGATCTGCTGCGCACTCGGATCAAGGTCGCCCTCGAGGACGTTCCCAGCACCAACAGCTACCGCGGCCAGCAGCTCAATGCGATGTCCGAGGCCGTCAAGAGCATGCCGCCGCAGTACCAGGCCGCTGTCCTGCCGTTCCTGGTCAGCCTCATGGACGTGCCGTTCAAGCGCGACGTGGTGGAGGCCATCCGAGCCGTTGATCAACAGCAGACCCCGGAGCAGATCCAGCAGCAGATCGACCAGGCCGTGCAGGACGCCCTGGCCAAGGCCGGAAACGACATCAAGCTGCGCGAACTGGAGATCAAGGAGCGCAAGGCGGATAGCGAAATCAGTGGGCTGAACGCCAAGGCAGTGCAGATCGGGGTGCAGGCCGCATTCAGTGCCATGCAGGCCGGCGCCCAGATTGCGCAGATGCCGATGATCGCGCCGATCGCCGACGCCGTGATGCAGAGCGCTGGATACCAGCGCCCGAACCCTGCTGGTGACGACCCGAATTACCCCGTAGCCGACCAGACGGCGGCAATGAACATCAAGTCGCCCTACATCCAAGGGCAGGGGCCGGCAGCAGCAGAAGCTGAGGCCGAGGAGGCTCCGGTACGCAGGAACACCAGCCCGACATATCCGCCGGTGCCCGCCGAAGCCCCGACCGGCCAGCGCGGAATAGAGACGCCGAGTACGGCTGACAACCTGCCGCAGCCCTGACACACCTCCGCTACAACTCGCCAACCTGAAACCCTACCGGGCCACCCCCTGTAGGGTTTCGTTCTTCCTGCACCTGTCTCCGACACTGCCGCCCAAGCCAAGGCGTCTCCGAACGCCGGCGAGACGCGGAGTAATCCGCATTGCTGATGACCCTTGCGGCCACGGCGATATGTGGCGGGATAGGCATGAAAAAAGACGAGCTTTTCCAAGAGATAGACGGTGGACGGCCGACACCTGAACAGGCTGCCAGGATGATTGAACTGGCAATGGGCGATACCAGCAATTTCATGCTGGACAGCGACGAGCCCAACGTCGCAGCCGACGCGGGTGCCGGCGATGCTGGCGAGGCCAGCGCCGATGCCGCCGATCAGGCAGACAACACCGAACAGAACACCGACGCGCAGCAGGGTGCGGGTGACGCCGGCGCTTCGGCTGGTGGCGACCAACAGGGCAAGACGCCCGACGCCAAAGAGCTAAACGCCGAGAACGCCGTGATCCTGGCCAAGGACGGCAAGCACACCATCGGCTACGAGAAGCTGGTGGAAGCGAGACAGGGAGAACAGCACTGGAAAGCCCAGGCCCAGGCCGCGCAGGCAGAGCTACAACGCCTGCGGGATGAGGCAGCAGCGCGCGCCACGGCAGGCGAGGCCCCGACGTCGCAGGACAACCAACTGGCGGCGGCTCAGGCTGCCATGGATCAGGGGGTTGACCCGGCGATCTTCGGAGACTTCAGCGAGGAAGCGCTGGCCGCAGGCATCCAGAAGCTGATCGACGCGAAAGTGGAAGCGCGCGTGAGCGCACTCGTGGACCAGAAGCTGGCACCGATCCAGAAGAAGGAAGCCGAGAGCGCCGCGAGCGCCCACCTGAATGCGATCTACGAGGCCCACCCGGACGCCGACTCCATTGCGGAGAGCAAGGAGTTCGGGGACTGGGTGGCGTCCCGTCCGTCCTATGAGCGCGCGAGCATCGCCAAGGTGCTGGAAGACGGCACCGCGGCCGATGTCATCGAACTGTTCGGTTCGTTCAAGTCCGCCACCGGAAACGCTCAGCAGTCGCAGCAGCAGCCGAACGCGCAAGACGCGAAGGCTGCGGCCCAGGCTGCCATCAACAAAGCCAAGACCGAACCGCCGGCCAGTCTCTCGGATATCCCGGGCGGCAAGCCTCCGGCTGGCAACCGATTCGAGGCCATCGCCGCAATGGATCCGGCATCCATGTCGGACGCCCTGCGCGGCATGAGCCCCGATCAGGTCGAGGCATTCCTGAACCGGAACATGTAAGGGAGCTACCCCATGACCGCAAGCAAAACCACCATGCGTTACGGTGATCCGAACGCGATGATCCAACAGGCCGCCGGCTTGTTCGCGCTCTGCCAGGGCCGCAACTCGACCCTGAACCGCCTGACCGGCAAGATGCCGAGCGGCACCAGCGACGCCGAGAAGAAGACCAAGGGCCAGTCGAGCCTGGAACTTCCCATCGTCCAGGCCCAGGACCTGGGCCGCAACAAGGGCGACGAGGTGCGTTTCCACTTCGTGCAGCCGGCGAACGCCTTCCCGATCATGGGTAGCGAGTACGCCGAGGGCAAGGGCACTGGCCTGAAGATTGGCAGCGACCAACTGCGCGTCAACCAAGCCCGCTTCCCGGTGGACCTGGGCGATGTGATGTCGCAGATTCGCAACCCCTACGACCTGCGCCGCCTCGGCCGTCCGAAGGCGAAGTGGTTCATGGACGCCTACCTGGACCAGTCCATGCTGGTTCACCTGGCCGGCGCCCGTGGTAACCACTACAACAAGGAGTGGTGCCTCCCGCTGGAGACGCATCCGAAGCTGGCTGACATGCTGGTCAACCGCGTCAAGGCGCCGACCAAGAACCGTCACTTCGTGGCCAGCGCCGATGCCATCACTGGCGTTGCGCCGAATGCGGGGGAGTACAACATCACCACCGCCGACGTGCTGGACGTGGATGTGGTCGACTCCATCGCCACCTACATGGACCAGATCGAGCTGCCGCCGCCGCCCGTGAAGTTCGAGGGCGACGAGGCTGCTGAGGATTCGCCGATCCGCGTCCTGCTGTGCTCGCCGGCCCAGTACAACAGCTTCGCCAAGCAGGAGAAGTTCCGTAGTTGGCAGGCTGCTGCACTGGCGCGCGCGTCGAACGCCAAGCAGCACCCGATCTTCCGCGTCGATGCGGGCCTGTGGTCCAACACCCTCATCATCAAGATGCCGAAGCCGATCCGCTTCTACGCGGGCGACACCATCAAGTACTGCGCCGCGTACAACTCGGAAGCCGAGTCGAGCGCCGTGGTGCCGGATAGCTTCGGCAATCAGTACGCGGTGGACCGCGCCCTGCTGCTGGGCGGCCAGGCTCTGGCGCAAGCCTGGGCGGCATCCGAGCACTCCGGCATGCCGTTCTTCTGGTCCGAGAAGGACATGGACCACGGCGACAAGCTGGAACTGCTGATCGGCGCGATCCTCGGCTGCTCCAAGATTCGTTTCGCCGTCGAGGCGACCAATGGCTTGGAGTACACCGACCACGGCGTGATGGCGATCGACACCGCCGTCAAGATCATCGGCCCCCGCAAGTAAGCGACAAGGGTCGGTGATCCCGGCCCTTTCCTTCGTCCAGATTGAAAGGAGGCCCATTATGGCCCAGTACAAGACCATCCCGCTCGGCGGCCAGTTCGGCGGTTTCACGCCGTATGGCAACCTGACCACCCTGCGTTATCAGCTCGCGACCAACGCGGCCGGCGTTCTGCTCAACAGCAATGCCGCCGCCGCGCTGGCGGTTGGCGATGTCGTGGCGTTCGAGTTCCCGTTGCCCGCCGGCTTCGTCGCCGAAGACCTGCAACTGGTGATTTCCGACCACTTCGGTGCCGGCGTGACCGCTGACGTGGGCTTTGCCTACGCCGACGGCGTGGACGACGCGACCTATCCGCAGGACGCCGCGTATTTCGGCGCTGGCCTGCTGCTGTCGGCCGCTGCGCGCCTGCGCACCAGTTCCAGCAAGGCGCTGTTCGCGCTGCCCAAGGACGCCAACCTGGTTATCACCATCAAAGGCGCTGCCGTCGCGGAGGCGGGCAAGCTCCAGGTGATCGTCCACGGCGAGCGCCTCGGCGCAGTCTAAGCGCCGCCGCCCTACGAAGGGCCGGCCCGTGCTGGCCCTTCTGTCACGCAGGAGTAGGACATTCATGAAACCCATCATCATCGCCACCATCGCCCACGCGATCAATTCCGCCTACTGCCTCGCCATCGGCGACAAGGTGGCGCCACCGTTCGCCGAGTGCCCGGAAGACATGCAGCGCGGCATCCTGGCCGGCGTGCAACTCCACCTGGACAACCCAGACACCACCCCCGAGCAGTCCCATGAGTCCTGGCTGGCGGACAAGCTGGCCAACGGCTGGGTCCATGGCGATGTCAAGGACTTCGAGGCGAAGACGCACCCGTGCTGCGTTCCCTACGCCGAGTTGCCCGAGTCGCAGAAGGTCAAGGACTATCTGTTCCGCGCCGTGGTTCATGCACTCAAGGACATCCCGGACGCTGGGAGCCAGGACGCCGACGCGCGCGTGGCTGAGTTGCAAGACCAACTCAACGAGGTGCTAGGCAAGAATGCGGCCCTGGTGGCGCAGATGGCGAGCGACGGCGTGCCCATGCTGGATAACGGCGTGCCCATCAAGTACATCGGCCCGCGGGAAAGCTTCACCGACCGCCTGTATGGCTCCGGGCTGATGTTCACCCAAGGGCAGGTGCGTAGCGTGCCCGGCGACCTGGCGCGTCGATTCCTCAACCATCGCGACCTGTTCGAGCGCTCCACCGGCCCCGCGCCGGCCGGCGACGACACCAAGCAGGTGATCGCGCAGGCTCAGCAGGCCCAGCAGGAGCGCGCTCGCAAGGAGGAAGACCTATCGGCCCTGCACCGGGAGGTGGACAACTTCGCCGACTTCACCAGCCTGGCGGCATTCGCCAAGGACCGCTACGGACTGAACCTGGTCAAGCAGCACGGCTTGGCGCGCTCCCGTGATGCCGTCCACGCGCGCATCGACCAGTTCGGTGGCGCGGTATGACGCTGGCGGACCTGATCCGCCGAGTTCGCACGGACGCGAACGACATGGTGGAGCCGTATTTCTGGTCGGACCAGGACGTGGCCGACTGGCTCAACGACGCAGTACGCGAAGCCGCCGTGCGCGGCAGGCTGATCCACGAGAGCCAGGCCGACGCCGTGTGCCGCATCGAGGTGGTCGCCGGAACTGCCATCTACCAGTTGCATGCGTCGCTATACGAACTGTCGCACCTGGGTTTCTACCCGGCCGATATGTCTCGCCCGACCATGCCGGTGCTGAAGTCGGCCGAGGTGCTGGATGTGGAGAGGCCCGGCTGGCGCGGCTGCACCGGCAAGCCGCTGTACGCGATCCAGCACGACACCACGTTGCGCCTGGCGCCGACCCCTGACCGCGCCGGCATCTTGCGCCTTGAAGGCTACCGCACGCCCCTGGCGGACATGACGCTGGCCGACAAGGACACCGTGCAGCCGGAGATACACCCCGAGCACCACCGGCACCTGGTCCAGTGGGCGCTGCATCGCGGATTCAGCATCCCCGACATGGAGTCGTTCGACCCGAGCCGCGCCGCACTGGCCGAGGACGCATTCACGGGCTACTTCGGCAAGCGGCCCGACTCCGATCTGCGGCGCATCACCCGCGAGGACGTTCCTCACCATGTAGAGGCATTCTGGCCATGAGCAAGAAGATGAGCGTGGACCTGAAGGTCGGAGAGGTACTGCTGATCGATGGCACTGCCATCCGCCTGGAAAAGAAGTCCGGGCAGGTGGCGCGCCTGCAGATTTCGGCCGACGAAGGCACCGTTATTCAAAACCCCGCAGCAGCGCGCAGGAGTGCGCTCCAAGACCTGGAGCACACCCCTGATGGCAAATACCCTCTATGACTATGCCCGCCAGCGCTTCCTGGAGGGCCAGTTCAACTGGATGACCGACACGATCAAGGTGATCCTGGTCGATACCGGCGCATACACGCCGCAGACTGCGATCCACCAGTACCTATCGGATATCCCGTCGTCGTCCCGGATCGCTGGCCCGGTCACTCTCACCGCGAAGACCACCACCGGCGGCGCTGCTGACGGTGCGGATGTGACGTTCACCAGTGTGTCCGGCGCGAGCATCGAGGCAATCATCATCTACAAGGACACCGGTACCGAGTCCACCAGCCCGCTGATTGCATTCATCGACACAGCTACCGGCTTGCCGATCACCCCCAACGGCGGCGACATCATCGTCACCTGGGACAACGGCACGAACAAGATTTTCAAAGTCTGATCAACCACGCGCAGGAGTGCAGAAGATGCTCAAACGCAAGAATACCGACACCACCACGCTTGAGATTGAACAGCTCCGCATCGAACTTGCTCGCTCTAAGGCTCGTGAGCAGGGCCTGCTGATCGAACGGGAGATGTGGGTGGAGCAGGGGCGCCAGCTCCAGAACCAGGTCCAGACCTGGCAGCGTATGTACGCCAGCCTGTTCGACCAGCTCGGCCGCGGTGTGGTGACGGACAAGGACATCCAGGACAACCTAGCGCTCGCCGCCGAGGCCATGCGTCAGCCTATCACCGCCGTGGAAGCCGTTCGCGCCGCCTTCGCCATGTGCCAGGAGGGGACGCAAGGCCGGTACACCAGCGTCGGGCGCCGCAATAAGCCGCGCCGGGTAGCTAAGGAGGACAGCGATGACTGGCACAACTGAGCAGGCCGTGAAGCCACCGACGCAGGGCATCGGCGCGCAAGGTATCGAGCCCAAACCGATCGAACTGACGCCGACTCAAGACCTACATGTCAACTGGCAGGCCGTCGGCGCGCTCCCGCCCTTCCAGATGTTCGTTCACGAGCAAGCTCCATGTCCGCCCGGCCGCTGCCAGCAGCAGTGGGCTATCGACTACGGTGTGCGCTACGGCGCCCAGGTCGGAGACAAGGTGCTGCTGGAGCGCTATGCCCAGTGGCACCAGGCGAAAGGCTACTGGCCCAACGAAACGTTCCTCGGTCAACCGGTTGAGAGAGCGAATTAATGGCCGACACCATCGACCTGGACGGAGAAAAATTCGTCTCTCCATCATTCGTCACCAGTGCGGCATCGCTCGACGACATCTACACCGCCTGGGTGACCGACTTCGAAGGCTCAACGACGGCCTATAACCCTAGCTGGCCGAGCACCGATGATAGTGCGACGCTGCTACCAATCCCGCCGTTGTGGACCGGCGGCGCCGATAGGTTGGTTGTTTCTACCGAGTGCGGTGTGGAGATTGTCCCCTACCAGTTCACCTCGGCCAGTACGCACTACTCACAGGCGATCGCAGGAGTTAGCCGGTACTACTCGATCAACTGCGGGCTGCGCCTGGCGATTATCTTCCACCCGACTGGTGTCGACTCAGGTATTACCAGCTTTTCGGGCAACTACAACGCCGACCTGGCGCTATTTCGCGGCACGCATAACCGATCCAGTGAAAACGTCCAATTCGTGGCGCGTGTCGTTCCGGGCAGGCAAATCGATGTGGCCATCAAGAACACCGCCCAAACTGCTGGACTCCCCATCAAGCTGGTGGTCCTCAACGGCACCACTGTGGTGTCTTCCACCGACCTGACTACGATCGTTCAGGGTGGTGTCACACTGGTGACATGTTCCATCTACGGTGGAACCGTCTCGGGCACCGTCGTGGACCAGGCTGGCCAGCCTGCTACCCGCATCGTCCATGTTCACGAGCGCGAAACAGGGTCGGTGATCGGTAGAGGACGCAGCGACTCATCAGGCCTGTTCGAAATTCCGGTCATCGCGAAGGTGGGTACCACCATGTACGTAGTCGGCCTGGACGATGAGAACTCGCCGCTGATCAATGCTGTGATCGCCGATCGCATCGTGCTGGAGTAGCTATGACCACGGGCGTAGAGCTGCGTTTTGACGCAGTACCCAGCGGCTACGTCCCCTCCAGCAGTCGCAACGTCACGCTGGGTGGCGGCCCGCCGGCGAACCTTCCCGAAGGAACCATCGGAGCTTGGGGCATTCAGCCACCGCTGCTCTCGCGCGATGCCCGGGTAGTGCGGACAATCCTTCCGGACCCGCACGCATCGGCGGATCTCGACTTCTCTACCGTTGACCCCGCCTACGTGCCGCCAGCGTCCAATGCTGTGCTGCTTCAGTGGGGTGAGTTGCCGCCGGTAGAGGGCCAAACGGTTTTCCCGGGCGGATTCAGCGATTCCATGGTACCGCCACCGGCGATCCGTACTCAGTATCGCTTTGTGTTGCCTGTAGGATCGTCGCACCAAGTGTTCGGCGCCGCCAAGGCTTGGAAGTACAGCACGTTCGTTTCGGCCTACGGCTTCAATTCGAACGTCATCGGATCCCACAACGCACAGAACAAGCACCGAACGGTTCAGCCGACCGGATTTGTCGCCTACCAAAGCGGGCAGGCGAACATCATCAACCGAAACCGCTATGTGGCGGCCGGCAACATTGCGCCGCCGCCGTGGGGCGCGAATCCCACGGTTTGGCTGTACACCCGCTACCTGAAGCCTGGCGGCCTACTGGCGACCGCGATCCCGGATGTCCACCGCATCAGCCACGAACGCCAGTTCGTGCAGCTCAATGCTGGTGTTCCAGCGCCAGGCATGGGGACGGCATGGGTCAGTCAGGGAACGCGCGTTCTGGAGCCCATTGGCACGTTTCTGGATGCCGTGGCCAGACCTATGGTCGGCGGCACGCGCTTCTTGGAGCCGCCAGGCTGGGATTCCTCGGCATTCGGCACGCGGATCATTCCCGAGTCGCAGACGGTCGCGCCTCAAGGCTTCGCCGAGTTGTGGGGGCAGCAGGCGATCAACAACTGGCTCACCTTTGCCGAGCCGGCCGGATTCCAGAGCACCGTCCAGGAAGAATACCGCTGGGGCCGCGCAGACGTGTGGAACCTGCGCCAGTACGTGGTCCAGGAGTACGACCCGGACAGCGAGTTGAACCCGCCACCCTGGTCGCAGTGGACGCTGGTGGAGAACCGAAACCGTCAAGTGGGCACCATCGGCATGCCTTCGCCGCCAGCCGGCTTCCCGCAGATCGACAACAATGCCAGGCCGATCCTGCCAGGCGGCGTGGCGCCGCCGCAGATCACCACCGCAGCCATGATTGCCTACGGCCGCCGTTACCTGCCGCTGGAAGGCATCGAACCGCCGCCGATCCTGAATTGGCATGCCGTCTACAACGGCGCGAGGGTGTTGGTGCCGACCGGGAATGCGCAAAGCGCTTTCGGTGTTGCGAGACTGGAGAACACGCGGCGTTACTTCGACCGCATCGGCGGCTTCGACTCGGCGGATATCGGCATCGCGTTCATCGATTTCGCCATTCGCGGTATCAGCATCGAGCCGCGCTACAGCATCGAGCCGCCGGATATCAAGTTGCCCGAGGTCAAGCTGTACACGCGCTATGTCGATCCGGCAAGCAACGACATGCTGAACATGGGCCTGGCGGCTCTGTCGATCCACTTCAACGCGATCGGGCCGAGGTGGGCGCACAAAGACCTGTTCGGCGATCCGCGCATCCACAACGTGACGCCGGAGGTCGCGACCTTCGGGGCGAACGCCGAGGAATTCGGTTCGGCCTTCGTGCGCCTGCAATGGCGTCCGGTGGCGCCGGACGGCAGCAACATGCAGTTGTTCGGCCAGGCAAAGATCGCCGACCGCAAGCAGACCATCACGGTTCCAGGCACCAACCTGCTCAGGATGGGCGACAAGCTGGTGGTGACCAAGACCGGCGCGCCGCCGTACTCGCCGCAGAACATCATGGTTGATCAGGCGGTTAACACCGGAGCGGTGCTCGGAAAGCCCGGTCTGAATCAGTACGTCCTGTACGCGACAGGCATCCGGGCGCCGGACATCGAGGAGCCAACGGTGCGCATCATGGGCGTGAACATCGACGCTGGCATCAAGGTGGACGGCTACGGCATGCCAGCCGTGAGCTTGAAGCTGCGCAAGCTGACGGTGGACGAGTGGCCCGATGCTGAAGTGTTCCAGCCATCCAAGCCGCGCATCACGCCGCACACCATCTGGGCGGTGAAGGAGGCACCCGAGCAGGCTAAGCAGAACCATCCAGCCGGTAACCTGCACTATGTAGGGGAAACGCTGGTTTATCCTCCGGGCGAGCGGTTCGGCTCGGCGCGCATCAGCACCTACTTGGGCATCCTCAAGCCATTCCCGCTGGGCGACGTGTCGAAGGTGGGTGAGCACGCGATCTACCTGAAACGTCGCTACCTAGAGCCGCGGGGTCTGCAGGCGTATCGCATGGGGTGGGCGATCGTGGGTGATGGCACCCAGTTCGTGGCGCAGTTCGCCGGTGCTGATTCGATGTCACTGGGGGCGCCTGCTGTAGCCCGTGGCCCCTACTACGGCCCGCAAACGGTTCGGCCTGCTGGTCTGCTGGCCCCTGGCCCAGGTGGGGCGACATGGGTATCGCTGCTGGATCGTCGACTCCAGATGACCGGACTCTCGTCGCTGGCTATGGGGTATTCGCGTGGAGAGGGTCCGTACCAGTGGCAGTCGCTGCATGTTGGGCCGCCGATGCCGACCATTCCAAGCGGTACCGACACATCAGCATTCGGCACAGCCTGGGTTTCGCTGCGGGTACGAGGGGTTGAGCCGGACGGCTGGGAGTCGTTCATCTGCGAATACGACCCGTCGCACTTCGCGGATCGCATGCGAGTCCGCAACGTCTTCATCCCACCGGGTCCAAATGCCCAGTCCGTGGCACCTGTAGGGTTGGATTCAGTGGGTGTGGGCGTGCCCAATGTGCGGCCAGGTGTCCACTACATCCGCCCTGACGGCAACGCCGATCAGTACCGCAAAGGAGCCTTCTGATGGCCACGACTTCCCTGGTGCCGCTGGCCGGCATCAACAACGTCGCCGAAGATGCCGCGCTGCAACGCGGCGGCGAGAGCCCGAGGCTCTATGTGCGTGACGCGGTGAACATAGACCTGTCGCCGGCCGGCAAGGCGCAACTGCGGGCCTCTTCGCGCCAGGTCACGGACCAGCCGTTCCGCCAACTCTGGCAAAGCCCACTGCACGGCGACGCCTTCGGCGCCCTGGGCGACCAGTGGGGAAAGGTCGATCCGCATTCATGGACGTTCGAGCCGCTCGCACAGATCGGCGAAGGGGACCTGTCCCACGAGGTGCTGAACAATCGGGTGTGCGTCGCCGGAACGGCGGGCATCTTCACCTACGATGGCGCGAAGGCCGAGCGCTTGACGCTGGACACCCCGGCGCCGCCGCTGCTGGTGGCAGGCGCCGGATCGTTGAGTCAAGGCACCTACGGCGCGGCTGTGGCGTGGCTGCGCGGCCCCCAAGAGTCGGCGCCGTCGCTGATCGCCTTCGCGGACGTGACCGATGCCGGCGCGCTGGAAGTCACCTTTCCGCTGTGCCTGGATGCCAGCGTTACCGGCGCGCGCCTCTACCTGACGCGAGCGAATGGCGGCGAGTTGCTGTTGGCCGGCGACTACCCGCTGGGCGCGGCCACGCTCATCCTGCCGACGCTACCGGAGCTGGGTCGACCGGCGCAGTTCCGCCACCTGTCGCCCATGCCCACCGGCAAGTACCTGGCGTACTGGCGCGGGCGCCTGCTGACCGCGCGCGCTAACGTGCTGCGATTCTCCGAAGCGCTGACGTACCACCTGCATGATGAGCGTTACGGGTTCGTGCAGATGCCCCAGCGCATTACCTTCCTGCAGCCGGTGGACGGCGGGATCTGGGTGGGGCAGGTTGATCACGTCGCCTTTCTCGATGGTATCGACCCGGCAAGCCTGAGCGTGTCGCGCCGTGCATCGCGGGCTCCGGTGCCTGGTAGTGCGATCCTGGTCCCCGCCGAGGCGGTAGGCACCAACGCATCACCGGATGGCTCGCCGGTCGCCGTGTGGCTGGCGGAGAACGGCTACGTCATGGGCACCAGCAGTGGCGCCATCGCCGAAGTTCATGCGGGCGTGCTCACCGGTATCACCGGCCGTGCCGGTACCTCTGTAGTGTTCGACCGCCGTCTGCTGACGGCTGTAAGCTGAATCACCCCGAATATCGGGCCTTCAATCGCTGCGCAGGAGTGCGGCATGGGACTTCGGAGAGAACCCTATGCAACGCATTAGCAGCGCTCTGCGCAAAGAACTGGCCGCCGACCTGGCCACTGGTAGCTTCGACATCACCGAAAACGGCATTGCCTTCCCGCGGCTCAGCGTACTGGCCGGTGGCGAATACTTCGGCCGCATCAACAGCGGCGAGTGGGAGAAGGAAGGTGACAACCTGATCCCCACCGAGGGCCTGGCGCACATCCTCAACATTGCGCTGGGCAGCAAGCCCAAGGTGTCGTATTTCCTGGCCCTGTTCGCCGGGACGGCAGCACCTGCTGCCAACTGGACCGCCGCCAACTTCGCCGCGGTGGCCTCGGAGATCACCAGCATGACCGAGGGTTACACCAGCGCTACCCGCCCAGCCTGGACGCCGACCGATACCGCTACCGGTTCCATCGACAACATGAACGCGGTCGCGACCGTAACCATCGCCACGGCGTCGCAACTCAACGTCAACGGCGCCGCGTTGCTGACCAACAGCACCAAGGGTGGCACCACGGGTGCGCTGGTATCGGCGTCGAAGTACGCGGCGACTCGTGTGTTCCAGAACGGCGACACCTACGATATCGGCTACCGGCTGAACCTGACTGTCTAAGCCGATGTATTCGCCGCGCCCCTACGGACGTTTCGCGGAAGACGCGGAGCTTTCCGCCGACGATGCCGCCGCTGTCGAGCGGCTGGCCAGGAACCTGACGAACTTCAAGCAGGCGTCTGACCTCGCCAACCTGAAGCGCGTTGCGGGCCTGCCCAGCGGCCGGCAGGCGGTGGCCATCGACATGGGCGGAGTGTTTCGCATCCTGGTGCTCGAGCAGCATGAGCTTCCGCAATTCCGTTTCGACGGGGTGGCACAGACCAACATCCCCATGCTGTTCTCCGGCGTCATCACCCGCGCCCAGGTGCTGACCGATGGGCAGGGCGTTGGCATAAGGTTGACCGAGCAGGCCCGGCGCCGGCTGGTGGCCTACGACCCGAAAGCGGCGCTTCCGCCGAAGGACGTGGCGTTGCAACGCTTCGTCATCAAGTACGAACCTCGTTTCCAATACTTCGAGCCGCGCGAGCAGGGCATCTACACATTCACTCAGTACGTCAAGCAGCGCCCGACCTGGTACAGCGGCGCCATGGCCGAGGTCATGCAGGTGGCTGGCGGATATGGGCGGCAGGTCATGGCCGAACTGCCAGAGGACGACCTTGAGCGCGCAAGGATGCTGATTCCTGAGCGCTACATGCACCGCATCCGCCAGGAAGTCGGCAACGTTCGGCTGCCGGCCTACACAGGCTTTCCGGACGAGCAAGGCCAGTTCAAATGTGACTACCTCGCCAGCCGCTGCAACGCCGTCGCTTTCGATGCCGGCAACAGTCCGTGGTTGCTGCAGATCAATGCGCGGGGCGTCTACGCGATGCCGCTTCCTGTGGTGCCGGCCACCACCACCGAGGCTTTCCGTGACTACGTGCTGGATGTTGGTGACGACGAGCTGCTGAAGCTTCTGGACCGCTTCGGCGGCATGCCTACTGGTGAGGGGTTCCCACAGCCGGAACAGGAGTTCGAGGCGTGGCGCCGGGCCGGCGTCATCGTCAAGGTCTGCGACACCGCCGACTTCTACAATTTCGAGGCCATGTACGCGGCGTGTGGCTGGGCGGTGAACAGCCGAGGCACCGAGGGCTTCAACACCTGCTGGACCTATGACGACGCCGGCCTGATGCAGGTCCATGCGTACAAGATGAGTCTGTCGCTGGCCCCGGCGGAGAACCAGGGGCGACTGAAGAACACCTGGAATTTCGATGATCCAGACGATGCAGCGAAACTCAACGCCTACCTGGCCCAGGTCTATGGCGCGCTGACCGATGGCACCGCCAGAGAACTGGCCATCAAGTATAAGATTCGGCGGGTGCCGGCTGGTGAGATTCTCTCGCGCGCCTCTTCGGCCAGCGGCCCGGATCTGGACTACTGGGACAGCCTGGAACTACCTCCCATCGCCACCCACCAGGGCCGAGTGTCGCGCGTCGCCAGTGGCCCTTTCTACTGGCCGTCCAAGGTCTTGAAGTCCTGCACCCGCCTGAAGTTCCCCGAACTGACGGGGCAGGGGTGCGAGTCCTTCCCGCACATCTCGCCCGACTATTCCGGCGGCGCAGTGAAGTGCGACACCATAGTCTTCGGCTGCTATGTCGAGGACCAATTGCGTGTCATCAAGTATTTCTACGACGAACGCAAGTTCCAGCAGGAAACGACAAGTACGTTCGAGCAGTACATGATCGTCGGCCAGTGGGAGAAGACCGAGACCTTCGGCCTCAGCGGGCTGATGGGGTTCTTCTACACGACCGACTTCGACGATCGGCAGGAGCAGCCGGCGGTAACGGTCCATACCAACATCGTCGGCACCGATATGGGCTACGGCAACCCGGCTTACTCCACTCCGCCGACGCTTTGGTGCGTCGGCGGCGTGAGCCGGTCCAGGTATTACATGCACCGCACCACGGTAGACACTACCGAGACGTTTACCCTGGACGTGGCGGCGCTGGTGCCGGTGTTCGAGCGCGATTGCATGCTCTACGCCTACCAGGACCATACCGGGGGACGCAGTTCCCACGAGGAAACGACGCAGGGCTCTGTGCCTGATCCCACGTCCTACGAACTCTGGTGCTACGACGACATCTGGCACTGGATGGGGCAGACGCGGAACGGGAACCGGGGCGACCCGCCATCCAAGGATGGGGTGCCTGTCTATGTCGACACGCTGGTCTACAGCCCCACCGAAATCAGCGACTTCGCCGAGAGTGGCAACTGGCTGAACCTGCCACCTGGCGGGTTTCTGGATGTCACGGGCATCTGTGGGCCGTACACCTACCGCAACTCCGTCCACAACGCCAACGGCGTCATCATCGGCGGCGAGGCGCCAGGCTTCGATCCGTACCGGAAGGACACCCAGTACCCCAACGAGAGTAGCGGGCGCCTGAGTGTGTGCCTGTCCGTGGCCGGCGCTGTTCAGGTCAACAAGGACATGCCGCACTCGTGGTACTGGGGCTTCTCGCCCGAGAACGACTTTTACTTCTACCGCGACGCCGTGCATGTCGCCATCGGCGACGCCCGGTACGCCAGCATCTACGAGACGGGCCAGGATGGACTGCGCCGCCGCTGGGGGCATACCGCACTTGCCGATCACAAGGCGGCCCACCACTTCATAGGGGTTATCAATGAGTGACTACCGCGACGATTCCAACGACACGGCGGTAATCAGCGACTCGGCCTGGATCGGCCTGACCGCGATCAGCGAGGGAACCGCCAGGATCAGCGAGACGGTGCTGTTCGGCCTGCTGGTGCTGCATACCGACACCGCGGTGGCTTCCGACGAGGCAATTGACCGTCCGGGGCACCTCCTGGCGGACCAAGCACACGCCAGCGACGAGGTGACCGACCAGTTGCGCGCCAGGGTGCTGGTGGTTGAAACGGCTACGGCGGGTGATCGCGTCACCGGCACGCTGCGCGTGCTGTATACCGATGGTGCAGTGGTCTCCGATGCCGTGATAGAGCGCGTTCGCAGCCTGGCCGTGGACAACGCCCACCTGAGCGACGAGGCGCTGGGCACCCGCCACACCTTCACGCTGGTGGTCGATTCCGCGCGCATCAGCGACAGCACGGGCCAGGCCGCTGCCGCGCTGTTCGAAGACAGCGCCCTGGCGAGCGACGAGGCTTTCGGCAGGCTGCATGCTCGCGTGTTGCTGACGGACACCGCCGCGCTATCCGACGAGGTGCTGGACGCCCATCAGGCCGTCCAGGAACTGCTGGTTGATGGCGCCCGCGTCGCCGCCATGGTACTGGACCACCTGGCCGCACGTGACCTAGTGACGGACTTCGCTCTGGTCGATGGCGAACCCGTGGGCGGCGAGCAGGACGGCGGCCTGGCTTGGACGGCCAACGTCGATAGCTGGGCCATGAGCCGCTATGCCCCGTACACCTTCAGCTCGCTGGCAGTGATCGACGGCAAGGTCTACGGTATCGCTGCGGATGGCGTCTATGCCCTGGAAGGCGGCAGCGACGCCGTGGCGGGCAGCATCACCACCGGAAAGTTGGACCTGGGGCAGGGCGCACTAGTGCATCCGCATACCGCCTACTTGGAATACGACCTGGCCGCCGGCGGCCAGGTCACCATGGACGTGACCACCACGCAAAGCGGCGCCGCCGCGACCTACAGCTACCCGCTAGAGAGCGAGCCCGCCGACGAACTGACTAACGGCCGGTTCAAGTTCGGCCGCGGCCTGCGCGGCAGGCACTTCGCCTTCACGCTGCGCCTGACGGGCCAGCGCGCCTACATCAACGACTTGAGCGTCGAATCGGCGCCGACCAACAGGAGAGTGTGAATGGGTATCGCACCGGATAGCATCCTTGGCGTAGCGGTGGACACCGTTACGGACAAGATGAACGATCTTGAGGCGCTGGGCAGCAAGTACAGCGCAGAACTGTCCGCCGCGCTGGCGAAGATCGGCGACATCACGGTGGCTGACGTGCCGGCACCGACGCGGCCGGATGCGCCTATCGCTTCGCCGCCGCCCGTCAACCTGGGCGAGCAGCCGACCTACAACCCGTCTTCGCTGGTCAAGCCGGAAGCCCCTGGCGGCCTGAACATCGACGACCTGCTGGCCGACCTGGACGTGGGCGACATGGACGACCTGCCCGACGCGCCGACCATGATCCCGATCAACATCCCGGACGCGCCGAGCATGACGGCCATCCCGGTGCCGGAACGCCCGGACATCGACACCACGGTGGAGATTCCCGACGCGCCGCAGATCGCCATGCCGGACATGGAAGCGCTGGAACAGATCCGCCTGCCGGAATTCGTGTTCCCCGAGTTGCCCACGTTCGATGCCACGCCGCCGGACGCGAGCGGGATCACGGTGCCCAACGTCTTCATCAACTGGCTGGAACCGGAGTACCAGTCCGAGGTGCTGGACGAGTTGCAAGCGAAGATCAAGGAACTGATGGCGGGCGGCACCGGCCTGCCTGTACCCATCGAGCAGGCGCTGTTCGCCCGCTCCCGCGAGCGCGACAGCGGTGAAACCACCCGCGCCGTGCAGGAGGCGGTCGATACTTGGGCCGCCCGCAATTTCTCCATGCCGCCGGGGATGCTCGCCAGGCAGGTAGATGTGGTGCGCGAGCAAGGCCGGCTGAAGGCGGCCGAACTGAACCGCGACATCCTGGTGCAAGCGGCCACCTGGGAAATCGAGAACCTGCGCTTCGCCGTGCAGCAGGGCCTGGCCCTCGAGCAGTTGACCGAGAACATGCACCAGAACATGGCGCAGCGCCTGTTCGAGGTCGCCCGCTTCCACGCGGAAAGCCAGATCAACGTGTTCAACGCGCAGATCAGCCTGTTCAACGCGCAGAACGCGGCCTTCGAGACGCTGGCGCAGGTCTACCGCACCAAGCTGGATGCGGCTATCTCCAAGCTGACTGCCTACAAGACCGCCGTGGAGGGCCAGGTGGCGCTGGGGCAAATCAACCAGCAGCGCGTCGAGGTGTTCAAGGCCAAGCTGGACGCCGTACAGTCGAGCGTCGAGGTCTACAAGGCGCTGATGCAGGGGGCATCCGTGCGCGCCGAGACGATCAAGAACCAGTTCGACGCCTACCGCGCAGACGTGCAGGCGTATGCCGAGCAGATCGGCGCCGAGAAGGTCAAGTTCGACGCCTACGAGGCCCGTGTCAAGGGCGAGTCGGCCAAGGCGGACGTGCTCGATGCGCAGGCCCGCGCCTACGCTTCGACCATTCAGGGGTTGGCGAACAAGGCCGATGTCAAGGTCAAGGGCGCGCAGATCAAGATGGAGGCGGCGCGCACCAAGGTGTCGAAGTTCTTGGCGGACGTGGACGCCTACAAGGCCACCCTGCAGGCCAACCTGAGCGAGGTGCAGTACAACACGTCGGTGTTTCAGGCCCAGGTAGAAGCCTGGCGCGCAGCGGCCAGTGCCAACGTGGCCGACGCCGAGATGCAATCGCGCTTTGCCGACATGAACAGCCGGACCAACATCGCATACGCGGAAATGCAGATCAGCGAGTACACCGCAAAGATGCAGAATGCCGTACAGCAGGCGCAGATCGCCCTGGAGGCAGCCAAGGCCTTGGGGCAGTACACCGCCCAGCTCGCGGCCGGCGCTATGTCGGCGGCACATGTATCGGCCAGCATCAGTGGCTCAGGAAGTGCTAGTACAGGTGAAACAAAATCCGAAACAACTTCGACTTCTTATAATTATAATTATTGATTCTGCGGGTCACGGGACATGGAAGTTTCGTATTTTAAGGCTGGTTGTCTTTTTGAAGATTTTGATATTCTTCCCAAGGTTTTTTTTCTTCGTCATACAGCTTGCTGCATGCAATGAATATCATGCGGCCAGCTAAGTTGCTCGGTGTCTCCTTTCCTATTGCCATCATGCAATCTCTGCCTGACTTGTAGCCAAATAATCCTCTCCCAGACCCTTGTTCGACCTCTAAGAGTGCATTTGGGTATTGGCCTGCGCAAAGACTTATCACCACCCGGGCAGCCTGATCGTTTTGCACTTCTGGCATTTTATCCAAAATGCATGTTGCATAGTCTCCTGCTATTGAAGAGGTGGAGATAATTGTCAGTAGGAACAATAAATTTCTCACAAGTACTTTTCTCCGGTTGTGCGCCCGGAATATATAGCTTTTGGTTCATTGGCGGAAAGTGGATACGCCATAGCCCCCTGTAGGGTTCGTCCAAAAATGAGACGAGCAGCAAGATTGAATCTGTATCCAAGCCGTTTTAGAGGCATCCCATGTACGGATTCAAGAAGGGCGCCAAGCCCAAGCAACGATTTGCAGATGGTGGGCGGGTGCGTGGTCCAGGCACTGGCACCTCCGACGACATCGACACCGAGGTGCCCGCGGGCAGCTACATCATGCCGGCCGATTCGACCGAGCAGATTGGGGAAGCGGCGTTGCAGGGTATGGGAGCGCCGGTCCCGGTCAGCCTGAGCAACGGCGAGTACCAGATGCCTCCCGAGCAGGTTCATGCCGTTGGCGTGCAGGCGCTGGACGCTGTGAAGAATGCCACTCATGTGCCGGTAGCCCAGCAGGCAAAAGGGTTCTCTCCGCGTAAAAGGGGAGAGAATGGCGCCGAGAAGCCGGAATTGTTCTTCGCCGACGGCGGGGTTGTCGATGAAGAGCGCAAAAAGCAGACCCGTTTCGACATCACCAACACGCCCGCCGCCCAGCGTGCCGCTGGCGTTGTGCCGGAGGCATCGTCTCCCGTAGCTACCAGCGGCTACAGTGCAGACCCCACCATGGCAAAGGCGCAGGCCAATATCGATGCTGAACGGCAAGCGATGGCTGTGCATCGCCAGCGCACTGCGGATGCCGCGAATCTCCAGCCGGGAGTGGCACCAGGCTACAGCGACAACCTCTATACCGCCAACGCCCAGGCACGTTCGGATGCAGCCCGGCAACAACAGGCCATTGCACAGGCCGGACCACTGCCCGATATACCGTCGACACAAGGCTTCGCGCCATCGCGACAAGGTAATGACCCAGCCAGAGCGGCAAGGATGCAGGCTCAGTTTGATCAACCGGTAACGGGCCCTGCTCGATCCAAAGCGGCTGGTTTCACTCCGCAGTACCGTACTGAAGGGCCTGGCTGGCGAACCGACTCGGTTCTCCGCGGGACGGGCGACGACGTAGCGCAGCAGTGGGCATCGGGTGAGTATGCCCGTGGCTTTGGGACCGGCGTGCGTGGGGCGCTTGCGGCGGTTCCCGCAGCATTCGCTGATGCTGGAGAGGATGTCGGTCGATTGGCGGAACCGGTGATCAACTTCGGTAAAGGGCTATTCGGATGGGATGACACTCCGCCGGCGCTTCGTGGTCAGCAAGCAGCCCAGGGTGCAGCGGCGCCAAGTTCCAGTGCTGCGCCCGGGCGAGGCCAGGTGTTGCCGGCTGCTGGTGCGCCAACCGGAGCGCTGGAGTCGGCGGCGAATACTGGAGCTGCTATGCCAAGCGCCGGTGGCCCGGACCTGCCCAACAACGTGACGCGGGTGGGCAACAGCTTCTCCGGCACAACAATCCGCCCGGGCTACACCGTTAACGGGGAAGCTCAAGCTGCGGGGTTCGCCCCAGGTGGTCAGCGGAGTGCTCAAAACCAGCGCGCAGTGGAGAACCTGCTGGCCCGAACGCCTGATGTGGGTATGGGGTTCAGGCCGAGTTCTGTCTCCCAGGTACCGCCGATGGCCCCGGACGCGTTGGCTCAGTACAACGCCGGTAACTCCGGCGCGCCTCGGGTAACCGTGGTTCCCGATAGCTCTCGGGCCGATAGCGTTCGCCAGGCCGCCTTGAATGCAGCCTCAACACCTTATCGCGGTTCGCCGAACGGGCAGTTAACTGCCCGCCAGATCGACAACCTGTTCGGGCTCCAGCAGAGCGATGACCGCAATGCTACGTCCCTGGCGAGCACTCGGGCGAATAACGACACGGCCTTGGTGCGGGAGCAGGTGCAACAGCAGGGCGCAAATCAGCGCGCGGCTCTACAGGAAATGGGGCAGGGCGCGCGCTTCCTCGCAGCCAACGAACTCGATCGCCAGCGCCTGGCTGGTGAGCAAGAGGCCAGGGGTTTCCAAACCCGCGCCGCCCAGCGCATCGAGAAGCTGTACGAGCAGTACGACAAGGCTGCTCCCGAAGACCGCGCCGCGATCGCCGAACAGATTCGTGTGCTTGCTGGTAAGGACGCTCCGAATCGCTTCACCGTGGTACCTGGCGGCCAGGAGTACGACCCGCAGTCCATGCAACTTCTGACGCGCCCTGCACGAGTACTCAACAACCAGACCGGCCAATTTATCGACCAGCAAACGCAGTCGGCGCAACCCGTCGCTCCGCGAACTGGTGAGGTGCGAAGTGGATACCGGTTCAAGGGAGGGAACCCTGCCGACCAGAATAATTGGGAGAAGGTGTAATGGCCGATACCAGCAAGCCATGGGAAGAGTTCGCGTCTCAACAGTCAGTAACTGGTGGCGAGAAGCCGTGGGAGGAGTTCGGTGGCGAGACGAAGGAGGAGGGAAGAGGCCTGATCGGGCATGCGCGCGACCTTGGCCTATCCGTGGCCAAGGGGGTGATTGGGGTTCCGGAAGCGGCTGTTGGCCTCGCTGATATCCCAACAGAGGGCCGCGTAGGTAAGTTCCTCGAGAACCAGGACGGCATGCTCGGCTTCCGGCCCCGGGAGGCGAAGGATTTCCTGAGTGATCTGCACACCGATCAGTACAAACAGCAACAGCAGGACTTTCAGGATGCTGATGGCGTCGTAGACAAGACGCTGCATGCTGTACAGAACCCGTCGATGGTCGTGAACACCGTAGCGGAGTCTTTGCCTTCCATGTTGGCGGGGGGCGCGGTCGGTCGTGGCGTTCGGGCGCTGGCTCCAGCGTTGGCACCTGTGGCAGCCGGCGCGGCTGGCGAAGGGGCGGTTATGGCTGGTCAGCAAGCAGAGCAGATCCGCCAAGAAACTGATGACGGCTTGCTCACTCCGGCGCAGTCGGGAGCTGCGGTGGCCACTGGTGTGTTGGGAAGTCTGTTTTCCCTTGCCGGCGGTAGCTTGGCCAAGAAACTGGGTATCGGTGATGCGGATACCCTCCTCGCTGGTGGTGCCAACCCAGGACAACTGGTCAGCGAGCTGGCGTCCATGCCGGCGAAGAGCATTCCGCGGAAGGTGATAGAGGGCGCAATCTCCGAGGGCTTCCTTGAGGAACTGCCACAGTCCGCATCTGAGCAGGTTCTGCAAAACCTGGCGCTGGGACGGGACTGGGCCAGCGGCCTGGATGAAGCGATGGTAATGGGAACGCTGGCCGGGATGGCCATGGGTGGGCCGGCGGCGGTTCTGCATGGCGGTCAGCCGGCAGCGTCCCGTGGCCTGGCGGATGCGGACGCTACCTTCGAGAGTACCCCGGGCCTTGAGGGGCAGACTGAGACGACTGCGCCACTGGCACTCCCAGCTCCAGTGTATGAGGCTGGTTCTGACGGCCAGGTCCGGACCACGGTCGACCAGAACTCCGCTACCCAGGCACAGCGTCAGCAAGAGGCTGAACGTCTGGACCGAATCCGTCGAGGTGAAGTCACCGATGTGACTCCGGTCCCGGCGGCCCCAAAGCGCTCCGAGCAGATGGGTCTGGACCCGGCTGCTGGGCCACTGTCTGGTGCTGCTGCGCAGGCCGTGGACAGTGGCGCAACTGACCAGATGGTGCAACAAGCCGCGCTCCAGCAGGCAGCCGAGGAGGCGCAGAAGAGCGGCAGGAAAGGTGATCAGGTCAACCCGGAAACCGGTGAGATTACAGCGGAGCAGGGTGATCTGCTGGCATCCGATCCTGTCACCGATCTGCAGGGCCGCCTGGAATTTGTACGCCGGCAAGCCCGTGCCACCGGATGGGACGCGAAGAAAATCGCCGAGCGCGATCGCTTGCAGGAAGAACTGGACAAGCTCGCGCCACCGCCGGATGCCGGCTACATGCAGCGCGTCGGTGAGCGCGTGAAGCGTATCGAGGCCGCGCAGAGCCCCGATGAAATTGCCGCGATCCTCGCCGAGGATCAGCAGGATGAGCAGCGCCACCAGAACGCCGCTGGCCGGGTGGAGCTAGCCGCCCGTGCTCGCGGCTTCGCCCTGGACCAGGCGGCGCAGCAGCAAGCCCCGACGCCAATCGGTGTGCAGGACGACATCCAGCAGGCCCAAGGCAAGGCTGACACGCAGCAGGCGCAAGCCGCACAACCGGTTGCATCGCCGGCGCCGGCAGCGGAATCCGTACCGGCCGCGTCTGCGCCTGCGATAGAGGCCGCGAAGCCGTCCAACCTGAAAGACGCCATCGCCAAGGTGCGCCAGGACAAGGCGCAAGCGCCGAAGGCCGAGCCGGTCCAGCAGACCGCCGCACCCGCCGCCGATCAAGCACGCTACGCCGACCTGGCGCAGCAGTTCAATGCCATGGTTCCGCAGTTGAAGGCGGCGCGCGAGGGCGGCAACACTTCCGAAGTGGAGCGCTTGACCAATGCCATGCGCCCGCTGGACACCGAAATGCGCCAGCTCCAGGCGCGCGAAACCAAGCGCACCTTGGATCTTGGCCAGCAGGCATCCAAGGCGAAGCTCGAGCAGGAACTGTCCGGCGAGGCCATCGGCACCCGCCGCCGCCCGAGTGAGCACGCGCCGGAGAAGGGCCTGTACTGGGAAAAGACCGGCACCAATGAATGGACCGGGCGCGGTGCGTGGTTCCAGAAGGGCAAGACCCGCACCGACGCGGACATGGCGCAGTTCGGCGGCACGCTGGTGATGCCGTCCGAGCAGGCCGCGCAGAAGGCCCCGAGCATCGAAGGCAAGGACATCGGCGAAGGCTGGGCGGAGTTCAGCAAGGAATCGGGCACCGCGGGTATCCCTCGCGCCGACATGCCGCAGATCAAGGCCGAGCACCGCGGCGCGATGGTGAACTTCCTGAGCGCTCGTGGCGTGCAGCATCAGGAAGAGACAGTTCCCGCAGATACCCTCAAACCGACGCAGGCGGAGTTCAGCCGGGATAAGGTGGCGAAGGCCAAGGGCTTCGAAGGTGGCAACCGCTCCATTCTGGTGTCGCGTGACGGCCATGTGCTGGACGGCCATCACCAGTGGATGGCGGCCCGCGACAACGGCGAAGAGGTGAAGGTGATCCGCCTGGATGCCCCCATCCGCGACCTGGTGAAACTGGCCCACGAATTTCCCAGTTCCACCACCGATGCCAGCAGCGGGCAGGGCGCCACGGTTGAAGCGAAGCAGGTGAGGCCCAAGCCTGAGCCAGCAGCTCCTGATGTGCCTAAGAAGAAGCCGCGCGGCGTGCTGGCAAAGAGGTTACAGGCCGAGGCCCAGGCCCGCGCCGAATACTTCACCCCCGGCAACGTGGTGCGAGGTTACGGCGCCAACTACGACAGGGTTATCAGCTACAACCCGACCGAATCGGGAAGCTGGACCGTCACGGTGCGCAGTGTACGCAAGGAAGGCGACACCTGGGTGGATGTCCCGGGCGAGAGCGAGCGCACTCACATGACGGCGCCGGATGCGCGCGACATGAAGCGCGGCCCGGCCGGCCGTATCGCAACACAGGGGGCGCCAACCGCCGATGAGTTCCCCTTGAAGGAAGCCGCAGCCAGCTACTCCGGTATCTCGAACAGCAGCAGCCAGCGAGCGAAGTCCGATGCGGATGAGTTCCAGACCTACATCGACGTGGCCCGCGACGCGGGCGCTGTCGTGGCACGCACCGATGCTCAGCAGGCGGCCGTGGAGCAAGCCACACGAGAATTGCGGGCCGATTACCTGGCCCAGTACCGGCGCCTGATGAACGTGCGCGCCGGCACCTACAGCGGCTATGTTGTCGGGCGTTCTGGACTGAACAGCAAGCAGGCGGACAGGCGCAACAGCGCCTACGACCGCGCCATCGACACATTCGTGGCCTGGCAGAAGTCCAATCAGGATCGCGTGCGCCAGGCGGCACTGGACGCCCGTACCGACGAGGAAAAGGCGGCAGATCGCCAGGCCGCCGAGCAGGCCCGTGCCGACAAGGCGCAGCGCAAGGAAGACGGGGACCGCAGCCTGATGCGCAGGATTCTGTCCTGGAAGAAGGGCAGCGAGCCGGTGGCGATCACCAAGACCGCGCACCTTGCCGGGGTGAACTTCGGCAAGGATGGCTACCCGACCAGCATTAAGTTGACGCCGACCGATGGCAGCGTGCTGACGAGCGACAAGTTCGACCTAGCGACGCTGTTCCGTGAGCGCGGCATGAGCGTGCCGGAGTCGAAACGCCGCGTGCGTGAACTGGTCGATTTCGTGCGTGCCGAGGATGCAGCCCGGCCCCAGTCCGAACCGGCAGAGGCACCCAAGCCCGATCCCGCGCAGCCCAGCGATTCGAAAACCCCGACGCTCGATGAGCATGTAGCCCTCATGCAGCGCGCGCGCAGTGGGGAGGCGACCGCCGACGAGTTCCGCCAGGCATTCGAGCGTACGCAGAACGCCCGCGACGCCCTGGTGGCCGAGCTGGGCACTATGAAGAAGGATGAACTGCTGAAGTCAGGCGGCTACAGCTTCTTCCACCGCTACCGCAACGAGAAGAAGGCAGCGATTGTCGATGCCCTGGCCGGTCGCGTGTTGGAGGAATTTGCGCTGGGCCGCAGCTACGGCCCGAGCAGCTACGTGATGTCGGCTGCTGGCCTCGAAGCGCACCGCCAGGCCAAGGCCAGCGCGCTGGCCGAGCTGGTGGCGAACACCACCGACGACGACATCAAGGCGCACGCCGCCGAGGTCGCCGAGGCGCAGCAGGAAATCCAGGCCCGCCGGGCAGCGCAGCAGAAGGCTGTCGCCAACCCGCAGACCCTCGCCGAGTTCCGCCAGGCAGTGAGCTACAACATGGAGACGCACGGGGAGTCCCTGCGGGAGGCGTTCATGCGCCTGACGCCGGAACAGCGTATTCGCTACGACGAACTGGAGGCTGAGAGCACCAAGGCCCTGCGTGAGCAGGCCAAGGCACAGGCCAAGACCCGCGTAGCCAGCGCCGGGCAGACTACGGCCGGCGACATCATCGAGACGAAGCACACCAAGCACGGGCATGACCTGTTCGTGGTCCAACTGGCCGAGCGCGTCAGCCGTGAGGACTACGACACCCTGAACAATTCGGCGAAGCGGCTGGGCGGCAGCTACAGCAGTTATCGTGGGAATGGCGCCGTCCCCGGCTTCCAGTTCCGCACCCGCGAGGCGGCCGAAGCATTCCGTAAGCTGGTGACAGGCGACACCGCCGACGCGCAGGCCGTTGCAGAAGCGCGCCGCGACGCCTTCGAGGATGACCGCAGTCAGGGCGCCGCCGAGCGACTGCGCACCATGGCTCAGGCCCTCAACGAGCGGGCCGATGAAGCGCTGAATCGCGAGCGCAAGCAGAACACCGAGCGCCGTGCGCGGATGGCCGCCCGCGCTGAGGCCTCTGCGCGGTCCGACAAGGCACTGGCCGCCACCATGAACAACCTGGCCGATGCCATCGAGGGCGGCAAGGCCAAGTTCCTGGACACCGTGCGGCAGAAAGTGCAAGTGGAGTTCCTGGCGCGGGAACTGCGCAATGCGAAGGACGCGCAGATTCGTGCGAAGTACCCGACTTACGGCGAGCAGGAGAAACACCGCGGCGAGCCGGTGGACGCCGAGACGGTGGACTACTCCACCTTCCCCAGCTACACCGCCATGCGCTCCGACCTAGCGAGCCTGGCGCGCCAGATGGCGGATGTGGACGGCCTGAAGAAATTGGCCGCGCGCCTGGAGAAGGTCGCCGACGATGTGACCGAGGCCTACACGGACTGGGCCAAGCAGAATCTTCTGTCCGTCAGCCGCTTCACCCGCGGTGACCAGTTCGCCGACTTCAAGAGTCGCGAGGATGCCGAGCGTGCCATTCGCCGCTCCGGCCTCACCGGCAAGGCCATCGTGCTTCCGGTGAAACGCGGGCAGAACCGCATCGTCATGGCCCCCAGCGAAGCCATGAAGCTGGGCCTCTGGCAGGGCGACGGCGACAAGCGCATAACGCTGTCCGGCGAGTTCGGCGGCGAACTGGTGCAGGCCCTCGGCCGGCGCAGTGGCAGCAAGATCACCGTTCCGTGGGCGCTGGAGAGCGCGCACGAAAAGCGCAAGCGCCTGGAGAGCATGGGCATCCTCACCGGCAGCGAGTACCGCTCTGCACTGCGCGAGTTCGTAGCGCTGCGCGAGGCGCCCGCCGAGCCCGACAAGATCAGGGAAATGGAACGGTCCATGATCGGCCGTCGAAATGACGGACTGGACTTCTTCCCGACTTCGGCCGCCGTCACCGAGGAAGCCGTCGACGCCGCCGACATCCAGGAAGGCATGGACGTGCTGGAGCCTTCCGCCGGCATGGGCCATATGGCCGACGCGATCCGCGAGCAGACCGGCGTAGAGCCCGATGTGGTGGAGCTTTCCAGCGAACGCCGCGAGTTGCTGGAGGCCAAGGGCTACAACCTGGTCGGCTCCGACTTCATGGAGGTGTCCGGCAAGCAGTACGACCGTATCGTGATGAACCCGCCGTTCTCCAAGGGGCGCGACATCCAGCACGTACAGCACGCCTACAGCCTGCTGAAGCCCGGCGGCCGCCTGGTTGCCATCATGGGCGAAGGCGCCTTCTTCCAGAGCAACAAGGCCGCCGAGAACTTCCGGGCCTGGCTGGACGGCCTGGGTGCCACCAGTGAACGGCTGCCGGAAGGTTCGTTTATGGACCCGGCGCTACCCGTCAATACCGGCGTGAACGCGCGCATGGTGGTGATTGACAAGCCGGCAGCCGAAGAGTCGGCAGCGCCGCAGCCCGGCGAACAACCGCCCGTGCAGTACTCGTTCGCCGGCCGCAATGCCGTCGGCGCCAACCTGCATGCCCTGAGCACCGCACAGCAGCGCATCGCCATTGGCGAAAACGCCGAGGCCGTTCGCCGAGATACCGGTTGGCACCGTAGCGCTGATGGCAAGTGGCGCTTCGAAATCAGCGATCATCAGGCCAGCATCGCCGTGGCCGGTGAGACTGCTGGCGCCATCATCAATATGGCCCACCTCAATGCCATCAACGACGAGCGCAGTCGACCGACCGTCGGCGATGTGCTCAACCATCCTCAACTGTTCGCTGCATATCCTGACCTGCAGCGTATCCCGGTGGCAGTGATGCCAGAGGGCATCACTGCGCTGGCTCGCCTACGTCGGTTCGCCACGGGTAACCAAGTTGAGGTTCAGGCGAACATGCCGCGCACCGAGGTTGCCTCGGCGATCCTGCACGAACTCCAGCATGCGATACAGATCCGGGAAGGTTTCGCCATGGGTGGCTCGGCCAGGGCTTTCGTCAGCAACTTCGACAAGACTGGTGCGGCGACCTATCGTCGTTTGGCTGGAGAGGTGGAGGCGCGCAACACGCAGGCTCGGCTGAAAATGACGCCGCGCCTGCGCCGGGACATCGCACCCGATGAGTCGGCGGACATCCCTGCAAGTCAGGTGCTGGTGTCGTTCAATGGCCGCGACATCGAGAATGGCCCGTTGCCGCAGAACCTGACGGGGCGTCCGCCGATGACCTCGCAAAGCCTGGTTCGTGCTTTCGACCTGCAGTTCCCAGCCCTGGGCCAGGCTGTGCGCAAGATGCTGAAGCGCGGCAAGGAAGGACAACGGGGCGGCTTGGTGGTGATCGACAGCGCCGACCCGTTGCGCATCGCGCACACCTACGCGCGGAAATCCGGTACCGCACTGAGCGATGCCGTTCAACTGTTTGAGGATGGCGGGCGCATCAATGGCTTCTACGATGCCAGATCAGGTCTAACTTTTCTGGTCGGCCCGAACCTGAATCCGGTAACCGCACCGGCCGTGGTGCTTCACGAAATGGTTCACGGCCAGCAGCGGCAGAATCTCGACCAGGCTGCCCACGCCATGCTGATGAATCGCGGCAACGTGCGGAGCGCCGAACTGCGCACCTTCCTGGACCGTGTGGCCAGCCGCATGATCGAGGCCGGCGAGAGCCGCAACATGAAGGAGGCCGCTCCGTATATCGTGGAGCAGGCTGTTATTGAAGGGCGAGAGCAGGGGTTCGCCGAGGCTGATAGCCGGTTCCTGTCCTGGGTAGACAGTGCGCTGGGCAAGCAGGTGGGTGACTTCCTGCGTAGGTTCCTGGCCAACATCCGTCAGTGGACGCTGCGCCACGGTCTGCCGGTTGGCCGTATCAGCGTGGACGATCTGGTGCGATATGCGATGGCTGGCGTGGAAAGCGCCGCCGAAGGCCGGGTAAGGGGCGACGGCCTAGCCATGAGCCAGGACGACATGCGAAAGGCGCGCGTGCTGCAAGGCCCGCCGGTGGCCATCCTGGAGGGAAATGAAGCACCACAGGGCTTCGCTGCGGTTCGCGAGTGGGCGGCGAAGCTATTCGAGTCTCAAGGTGGCAAGGCAGTGAACCCGGACCTGGGCGACGTGGTGCTGGATATGCGCGCTGTGCGCGACTCGATGGCGCATGGCAAGGCCAACCCATACAAGTTCTCGGCGTTCGCGGCCGTCAAGGACGTGCTGGAGCGAGGTGTGGTGGTTCACCGCGCGGACTATGAGAAGGGGGAGAGTTTCTACGTGTCGGCGCCGGTGGTGATCGACGATAAGGATGACATCGTGACTGTGTTGGTGCGCCGCGATCCGAACATGCAGCGCATGTATCTGCATTCGGTGGCCACAAAAGAATATCTCCTGAACCGTCGAGTATCCGGTGCTGATGCCATGATGGCAGCGCAGCCTTCCGGCTCGTCCAGTTCAGGAGACGTAGCCAGTGTACTCCAGCGGCTGCTGACCGCAAGCCTGAATGAACCCGAAGGTCCGCAGTTCAGTCGCTCCGGTCTGCGCGAACTCACCAGCAAGGCTACCGCCGAACTGAACAAGACCTTCAGCGCTCCGGGAGGCCTGTCCTGGTGGCACAAGACCATCGGCACCATGTACAACCTCGCAGAGCGTTCCCCGGCATTCAAGCCGGTCTTCGAGTCGGCGCAAGGATTTATCGATGACGTGAGCTATTACGCCAGCGATGCGGCTGATCTGGCGCCGAAACTGCTGCCGAAGCTGGAAACCTGGCGCGACATTGCAAAGTCCCCGGTGGGCGCTGAGGACAACAAGGCGGTGGCCAAGCCGGTATTCGAGGGCACGCTGATGTGGGCGCGCGACGTGGACGGCAAGCCGGTGCGCGTCGATTCGCTGGCTGAGCGCGCCATGCGTCTGACGGCCGACGAGAAGGCGGACATCCTGCTGAAGCAGGGCAAGATTCCCGAGGGACTGCTGCGCGCCTGGCGCGGCCTGAGCCCCGAGCAGTTCGCCAAGATGATCGACAGCCGCTACGAGGCGCAGATGCTCAAGGCAGGCATCGTCTGGACCGACGCTGAGCTGCGCGACATATGGAAGCTCAACGATGCTCAGGTCGCGCTGTACCGCGAGTTCCGCGCCGCCACCGACCGTAGCCTGGACACCATGGCCCGCGCCGACATGCTGCGCTTCGGCGGCGAGGATGTGAAGGAACTGCGCGACCAGGTGATGGACGCGGCCGATGCGCAGGAGGGGGCCGCGATACTGCGCGACCACCTGGCGCAGATGGCTGATGCATGGCCGGAACGCGCCACGAACCTGCTGAACCTGGCACACGGCATGACGGATCGCGCCGAGAAGGTCGCCCAGTTGCAGGGCGAGGGCTATGCACCGCTGTCGCGCTTCGGCAAGTACACAGTGGACGTGGTGGGTCAGGACGGTCAGCGTGAATACTTCAGCCTGTTCGAGACGAAGCGCGAGGCCAACCAAATGGCTGAGCAGATGCGTGGCGCGTTTCCTGGCGCCACCGTGAGCCAGGGCACCCTGTCCGAGGAAGCGTACAAGCTATTCGCCGGCATCACACCGGAAACGCTGGAACTGTTCGGCAACGCCCTCGGTTTCGACTCACAGGGCGATAGCGCACGTGATCAGGCTTTCCAAGACTACCTGCGCCTGACAAAGACCAACCGCAGCGCAATGCGCCGGCTTATTCACCGAAAGGGCATCGCTGGTTATAGCGAGGACGTAGGGCGGGTACTGGCCTCGTTCGTATACTCCAATGCGCGGCAAACCGCCGCCGGTCTGCACATGGGCGACCTTTCCGAGGCTGTGAACGGCATCCCGCAGGCGCAGGGCGAACTGAAGGACGCCGCGGTACGGCTGGCCGACTACATCAAGAACCCGCAAGAGGAGGGGCAGGCGGTGCGCGGACTGCTGTTTGCGCAGTACCTCGGCGGGTCCGTCGCGTCAGCCTTCGTCAACATGACCCAGCCGGTCCAAGTGACTTTTCCCTGGCTGAGTCAGTATTGCGGGGTGAAGCGCGCTGCGGCGGAACTGGGGCGGGCAGCACGACAGATGGCGCAGCGCTCCTATCAGTTCGAACCGGACCTGGCCCGGGCATTAAAGCGCGCAGAGGATGATGGGGTGGTGTCCCCGCAGGAGGTCCACCAGTTGATGGCGCAGGCCCGCGGCAGCGGCTCGCTGCGCGCCGGGGACGGGACGCGCTTGGGTGATGCTCGAGCACTTGCGTCCAACAGCGTGGCGCGCCTGTCGATGGCCTGGGGCAAGTTGTTCGGCGCCGCAGAGCAGATCAACCGCCGCATGACCTACATCGCGTCGTATCGCATCGCCAAAGCGCAGAACATGGCCAATCCTGACGAGTTCGCACGCCGGGCCGTGCGCGAGACGCAGTTCGTATACTCCAAGGCCAGCAAAATGCGCTGGGGGCGTGGTGCCGTCGGCGGCACCTTGATGACCTTCAAGACGTACAGCGTGGCCTATCTTGAGCTGATGCATCGCTTGTGGAATCAGGGTGAGCCTGGTTCGCAGGAGCGCAAGGACGGTCGGAAGGCTGCTGCCCTGATGATCGGTATGCTGCTGCTCGTCGGGGGCGCCGGTGGCTTGCCGTTCGCCGAAGACGCCGAAGACCTGATCGACGGTGCGGCGCAACTCATGGGCTACAACTTTTCTACCGCGAAGGCCAAACAGGAGTTTCTTGAAAGTCTGTTCGGTCGGGTGCTTGCCGACTTCATTGATCGCGGGGTGTCCGGGCTGCCTGGGGCTCCGCTCGATGTATCGGGCCGGCTGGGTATGGGGAACCTGATACCCGGAACCGGTCTGCTAACTGAAAAGACCAGCCATACGCGAGACGTCCTGGAAATAGCTGGCCCGATGGGAGACTTTGCCAGCCGAATAGCGAGTGGTACTCGCAAGGTGCTGGGAGGTGATATCGGCAGCGGTATCCTGGAGATGTCGCCGGGCGCGGTGCGAAATGCGGCCAAAGGCGTGGATATGATGGCCACTGGCATGTACAGGGACGCCAAGGGCTACAAGGTGCTCGACACCAACGTGCTCGAGGCCGCTATGAAGTCCATCGGCTTCCAGCCGGCCAGCGTAGCCACTATCCAAGGGGCCAACATGCTCAACCAGAAAGCAAAGGCCTTCTACAACTTGAAAGCCCAGGAAATTCGCAGTATGTGGGCGGCCGGCATCTTCGAGAAAGACCAGGGCAAGGTTGAGCGCGCGCGGCAAGCAATAGCCGATTGGAATCGGCGCAACCCTGACCAGCCAATGGCCATCCGAGTGCCAGACATCATGCGACGAGTCCGCGAAATGTCGCTATCGAAGGACGAACGGATAGCGAAGACCGCACCGAAAGCGATGCGGCAGCAGATGCGAGAGGATCTGGAGCGCACCCGCGCAACGCTGGACTGAACCCCCTGTAAGGATTTGCCGTTCTCTGGCTGTACCGAAAACTACCTGCCCAAGAAGCCGGGGCGTGATGCCCCGGCCTTTGGAGGATGGAGTTATGTCGGAGAGGGCCGGAATGGCGGTAGAGGTGGTGGGCGTTTCGGTGGCCAACAAGACCACGCTGGCTGGCGCCCTTGCGGGCGCGTTGGGCTGGCTTGCGCAGATCAACTGGGTGGGGCTGATCGGCGTGCTGGTCGCCGTCATCGGTCTGCTGGCCAATATCTATTTCCAGGTTCGCCGCGACCGCCGCGAATCAGCCGAGAGCGCTGCCCGCATCGAGGCCATCCGGGGGCGTTGCGATGTCGAACAGCCGTAACCGCGTGCTGGTTGCCGCGCTGACCGTCAGCCTGGCCGGCTTCGGCGCTTGGATGAAGTCGGAGGATTTCAGCGCGAAACCATACGTGCCGACCAAGGGGGACATTCCGACCATCGGTTACGGCTCCACCCGCTACGAGAATGGCCAATCGGTGAAGCTGACCGATCCGCCGATCACCCGCCAGCGCGGCGAACAACTGGCGCGCAGCCTGATGGCGAAGGACGAACAGCAGTTCCGCGACTCGCTGCCCGGCGTGAAGCTGTTCCAGGAAGAGTATGACCTGTACCTGGATTTCACGGGCCAGTTCGGCATCACCAACTGGCGCGGTAGCTCGATGCGCCGCGACTTGCTCGCCGGCAACTACCGGCAGGCGTGCGACGACCTGCTGAAGTGGCGCAACCAGGCAGGCCGAGACTGCTCTCTGCCGAAGAACTGGGGGCCGAAGGGCTGCAAAGGTGTGTGGACCAGACAGCAGGAGCGGCATGCGCAATGCATCGCCGTGCAGGTGCCGCAATGACCGCCCGCGAGTTGGGCGCCGTTCTGGCTGCGATAGCGCTGGCTGGCCTGGTGGCCAGCACGCTGACCTATCGGCACCTGTACCAGGACGCCACCGCCAACCTGAAGTCGCTGAGCGACCAGGTGGAGCGGCAGAACGCCAAGGCTGAGGCCAAGCTGGCCGAGCTGACCGCGCAGCGCGACATGAAACAGGCAGCGCTCAATAAGGCCGCTGCCGACCAAGAGAGGAAGGACAACGATGCTCAGGCTGAAATCGCTCGCCTTGCTGGTGAGCTGCGCGACCGCCCTGTGCGCGTGCGCATCGCCCCCGCCGCAGGTGGGGGCTGTAGTGGTGGCGCCACAGGTGACGCAGCCGGCACCGCCGAAGCTGGTGCAGGAGACGCCGCCTCGGCCTACGGGCTACTACCGGAAGAAAATTCTCGACGCTTTAACGACTCCCTGAGCGAAGTCGAGACCCTGAGCGCGGCCTACAATTCGTGTCGCGCCCGGTTGATTCCCCAAGAACCGACCCCGTAGGGAGGAAACCATGGCCTACACCGCATATCGGGTGCTCAAGGCACCTATCGACCAGATCGAGCGCTTCATGACCGAGGCCATCGCCGATGGCTGGCAGCCGCTCGGTGCGCCTATCCTGCTTTACCCCGATGACAAGGCCGTCTACCAGGCTTTGGTCAAGGGCACGCCGGATGGTGGTGGCACCGGCCCTGTCACCATCGTGGTGGAGGACATCACTGACGCTTCTGTCATCGGCAAATCTCTGCTGACGGCCGTCAACGAGGAAGACGGGCGTGCAGCAATCGGGGCCGGCACTTCTAATCTGCAGTTGGGCACTACCGCAACCACCGCCAAAGCGGGAAACTATGCGCCTGCCTGGGGGGATGTGACAGGGAAACCGGCTGTTATTGCGGCTGGTGCTGATGCCGCAACAGCAAGGGAGGCTATTGGCGCGGGAACATCCAGCCTTGCGATCGGTACAACCGCTACTACCGCAGCGGCTGGCAACCACAACCATGCAATCGCCGAAGACGCTGGTAGTGGTCTGGCGGCAGCACCGAATCTGCAAACTGCATTTATAGCGCTTTCCACCCGAATCAAGGCGCTGGAATCCGCAGCGCCATAAGGTGTCGTCACAGCGCTGCATGGCTGATGCTGGTACGCTTGATACGTACGGAGCTTCAACCAAAGGAAGTTGGTCATGCAGCACCTCAAGGGTTTCTATCGAGCAACGGCCTCACTTGCCGTGCTCGCTTTGCTGTCTTTCCCTTCAGCCTCGGCAGCTCAGGTATACCGATGCGTCGATGCCGCTGGAAAGGTCACATTTTCGGATCAAGGTTGCGCGGGCGGTCACTCGTCCTCGGCCATTGATGTCGCCCCCGCGAACACCCTCGACAGCTCGCAGTACCGAAGTCCGTTGCCTCAACCTGAGGTGCCATATCGCGTTGCGCCTTCGGCGCGGTCTGGCGTTCAAGTCAACGTCGTCGGGGGCGACAACGATGCAGAACGTGAGCGGAAAAGGCTTTGCAAAGAGGCCTCGACGCCCTATCCCGGATCTCGTGGAGGGCTGACCTCTGCTCAGCTTGCCGCCGCCGCGCAGTTGTGCGCGGGTGTTTCAGTTCCTATGCCTGCTACACCCGCGCCGGCCGGTGGCAGTGCAAGGCGAGCACCGACGGCACCTGGAGCACCAGGCGTCCTTACCAGTTGTGATGACAGTGGGTGCTGGGACAGCAACGGGGCTAGGTACAACCGAGGCGCTGGAAATACTCACTTCCCGGCGAATGGTGGGCCAGCGTGTGAGCTTGTTGGCGGGAACATGGTGTGCCCCTGAAGTTGTAGACTACGGCCTTTTCCTACAAGGGGCGCGACATGCTGGTGATTCGATTGGCGGGGAAGTGGACGCTGAAGCTCGACAGGCAGGTCGGCAGTTCCGGCAAGCACGGGATATGGGCATTCCACTGCTCTGAAAGCACTTTCGCGCCGTCTTCGAACGACCTCCGGCGCACTGCGGCGATCCTTCCAGCCGAGCCCAAAGAGGGCCAGGCAGTGGAAGTGTCGATCTGCGAAAGCCCGCACTCGCCGGATGGATGGATCGCCGTCGGCTCAGGCGTAGCAGCCTACGAAGCGGAGCGCTGAAAGTCAGGCCCACCGCCATGGCCGGAAGTCGCTGGGGATCTGCTCGTCAAGCAGCAGCGTGCCGCCGGCGTCGAGTTCGATCACCAGGCCACGCACGACGCCGGCGCGCTCAAGCGCCTGGCCCAGGCGCAGATAGACCTGCCCGTCCAGGGGATCCTGGCTGATACAGCCCAGTCGCTGTCGCCCCGGGGCAGGCGCATGGTAGATCCCCTCGCTATCCACCGTCCCAACGACATTGCCTGCGTCGATCACGTCGTAGCAGCAGTCGGCGCAGTAGTGCGTCTCGCGCGTTATGCCGTGCTCGATCGCCCATGAGTACATGCCAAGTGCATCCGTGACCATGTCGTGGCGGTCCTCCAGGTCCACGATTCCGCACTGGTAGAGCTCGTTGGCCTCGCCGACAAGGTAAAGGTACTGCTCATCCGCGGCGTACAGCCAGGCAGCATGCTGCCGCATCGCTGCAAGCCATTGTGTGACGCGCTGATGGTGGCAATGCCTAGGGTCGGAGTAGGACATGGAAATCTCCGGCAGTCGGGTTGGCCGGAAATTATGCTGTATGAATATACAGTTATCTTCAGGAGGCGACGAGTGGAAAGCTGGTCGGAGGAGAAGCGGTCGTGTCAGTGGAGGGACTGGTAAAAAATGCTCGCCCTGGAGGGCCTTGCTACGAATTTGCTACAGCAAATTGAATTTATTTCGTATCTATATGATTTTATTAGGTAATTTTTTCTAGTTTGACCGATCCATCATCGGCGCAACGGAAAAGCGGCGGGACAGTGTAGGGCGCGTCATTGCTGGCGTTGAGGCTTGATTCATCAGGTCTTTTGTGTGCGCTTTATCGGTGCGTTTTTCGGGGTTTTCGGGCATATTTGGCGGGTTGGTGGTAAAAATTACCACTCGCCTAACGCCTTTTACCACCGGGACCGGGAGTTACGATGGCCACTATTCGCGCTCGGCGCAACGCCGATGGAACGGTGATGTACACCGCGCAGATTCGTATCAAGCGCGGAGGCGCGCAAGTCTATCAGGAGAGCGCAAGTTTCAGCCGGAAAAAGGCCGCTGAAGCATGGGCGCTCCGTCGGGAGGCTGAATTGGCCGAGCCCGGTGGCTTGGAGCGGGCGACGAAAAAGGGGGTACTGCTTCGGAACATCATCGCCCAGTACCTGGCCGACCGGGATAAGACTCGCCCGCTGGGTAAGACCAAGATCGCCACGCTGACCGCCATCGCCGCTTCCCACCTGGGCGATACCATCGACCGGGATATCACCAGTCAGGTGCTCGTTGACTATGCGCTGTGGCGTATGGGGCCGGACGGGGGAGGGGTGAAGGCGCAGACAGTTGCCAATGACCTGGCACATCTTGGGTCGGTGTTAGGAGTGGCGGAGGCAGCCTGGGGGTATCAAGTCGACCCGGACGTTATGGCGAGAGCCCGCAGGGTTCTCAAGAACCTGGGTTACAAGTTGCGCAGCAGGGAGCGTGATCGGCGCCCGACACTTGATGAGTTGGATCGGTTGTTCCAGGCGTTCGAGCGCTCATGGCGATCGCGACCGACCTCGATGTGCATGGCGAAGGTTGCTGCCTTTGCATTGTTCTCCAGCCGAAGGCAGGAGGAGATCATCCGTATCCGGTGGGCAGACCTGGACGAGGCCCGGGGCGCCGTCCTAGTCCGGGATATGAAGAACCCAGGTGACAAGTGGGGTAACGACGTGTGGTGTCAGCTACCCGAGGAGGCAATGGCGGTCATCAAGAGTATGCCGCGGGCCTTTGACGAGATATTTCCATACACCACCGATGCGATTCAGGGGGCATGGAGTCGCGCGATCACTGCCGCAGGTATAGAGGATCTGACGTTTCACGATCTGCGCCACGAAGCGATCAGTCGGCTGTTTGAGCTGGAGTGGGACATTCCCAAGGTGGCTTCGGTCAGCGGGCACCGAGATTGGAACTCTCTTCGGCGATATACCCATCTGCGTGGGTCTGGCGATAAATATGCTGGCTGGGAATGGTTCCCGAAGGTCTTGGCGATGCCGGTGTCCTTCGGGGAATGGGTTTCCAAGAAGAAGTCAGGCCGCCGGCCGGGCTCGGTTTAGCCGTTCATGGTCTTTCAGGGCGACCTCGCGCTGTTTGTCCAGATACGCCGCCAGGTCCGCCAAGTGAATGCCTCTGGCAGCCTTCTGGCTGGACTCGATCCGTGTGATAGGGATCTGGATCTGTCCGGCCAGGACCTTCCGCTGGAACTGCTCGACAGTCAGGTGACTGAAGTAGTCGGCGCATACTCTATTCAGCGGGATGATGGCGAGGCCGTTGTACTGGGCCATGAGAAGGAACAGGGTATTCATCAGTAGCACCCCGCTTGCCAGACGGCCAGCGTGCGGAGGCTCGGGAATACCTCCGCCGCGAACACTGCGACTAGGCCGAGGGTGGCGACGATGATGCAGAGGGCGGTCACTGTTCTTTGCATGCTCCGTCCTCCTTCTGCTTTTGTCTGGCATGCATCTGGTCGCTCAGGTCGATTATATGGCTACCTCTCGACCAATGATCTACAAGTAAGCAATCTCCATCCAGCTTTGCCGATAAAGGGAGTTCATCTTGAAGGTAGAAATTCCGTCGACGTTGGTTGAACGGACAATATGGGCGATTTGGTGGTTGTTTTTTGTCAGTGCCAGTTTGTGGTTGCTGGTCGGCAGTACTGCTTATTGGGTGAAAAATGGGTACCTTCCGGCTGATACTGCGGGTTGGGCTCAGGCTCTGGGTGGCTTTCTTGCGATAGCTGTTGCTATAGGTGTCCCCTACTTCCAGACGCGGAAGAGCATTGCAGATCGGCACGCCGAGGAGCGTTTCGCAAAATGCAGTAACAGTGGGGCTGCATATTCTCTGGTGTGTCACTTTGAGCAACTGATGTATCGATTGGCTAGGGAGGCAAGTAAAGCTGGACTTTCGACAGTGAAAGCTGATGCTGTTCTGCGTAGGGAGCTCAAGGATACGGTGACGCTGTTGGAAGGAGTGCCCGTTACGGTTTTTGGTAGTGAGCTGGTATTTGTCGTCCTTGGTCTTCGCCAGATTGCAGTATTCTGCGAGCTTGCAGCAGAAAAACTTGAAGCCAAAGATTTCACTCAAGGGATTGATGTCAGTGATATTCCAGGGCAGGCACAGCAAAAACTTAAAGAGTTGGCGGGTTGGCGAAAAAACTTGGAAGCTAGTCTGGCCTTGCTGCACTCTGATAGAGAGTAAACTCATGCTGCCTCCCGTTGGTATAGGTCGATCAGGTCCGCGGCGTTGGCGGCGATGAGGTCTTCCGCTTCATCCGGGCAAACACTGTTGCCGATGAGGCGGATTTGTTCGGTGTTGTTGATGGGGCGCCATTCGAGTTGTCCATCGACGGTCTCGAACAAGCCGCGATCAATGATGTAATCGGGGCTGAAGCCCTGCGCCATCTTCAGCTCCGGCGCCTTGAGCATGCGTAGGGTGAAGTCCACCAGGGCGTAGTCCCCCAGTAGCACGACGTCGGCTGGCTCGCTGAAGTGCTCCGGCAGATACTTGCGTAGGAACTCCGCGCACCGCTTTGCGCGCTCCAGCAGCTCGGGCGGCAGGATGCTGGCAGGAACCTTGGTAACCGTAACTAGGGCCATGCGCTCTCTGGTGGGAAGCGTATGCATGGGCTCGCGTAAGTCCTGACAGTTGTGCCCGGTGCCGTAGTATTTCACCAGGTACGCAGTAGCCAGGCGTTGGTTCGTACCGCGTCCCAGGATCGTACTGAGTGGCGCATCGGCAGCCCGGCCGTCACCGGTATAGAACCCTCCGTTGGCTTGCTCGAAGTGGCATGCAGCGATGGCGTGGTGCCCGCTTCCGGTGGTAATGGAGTTCATCGGCTGAAGGAGTCCATTGCCCACAGAGCCCTTGCGCAGTGTCACCATCGCTGCGGTGACTAGGGCGTGCTTTCGACTGCTCGCCACGACGGTGCCTAGAGGCTTGGCCAAACCGGGGGCGCGGGGAGCTTGTCCGGCTCGCTCGCCGTAGCCGATCTCCACCAGCGTTGCGGCTGACAGTGCGAAGTGTCCGCCCTTGACCTGGGCGACTTGCGTCCGCAGGGGCTCGGCCACGCTGAAGGTGCGTTGGCTGCTCGCGTTGGCGAATTCCGTGAGGCTGGCCGCCGCCAGGTGTTGAGCATCCATCGGGACAAGGTAGGGCTGGTCGGCCATGACGGTGTGCCTCCAGAACCCCTTGGCCACCCTGCGGCAGGTGTTGTCTACCAGTGGTCGGGCGCGATCAAACAGGCTGGTGCCCAGGTCGCTCCAGTCGATGCACTCAGCGGCAGAGCGCCAAGGTAGCTGACCCGGCTGCGGAGTCTGGTGACGTTTCGGGGAGGTCCAGACGATGGGGCGTCCGTCGGTGCGGCCGATCATGAACAGGCGTTTGCGGATTGTCGGGGCGCCGGCGTTGGCTGCTCGGCGTTCACGCCACTGAACATCACAGCCCAGGCCGCGCACTAGTGCTTGTTTGGGAACCCACAGCCCGATTGCGTCGAGTATCTCGGACATGTCCGGGTGGTCCTGGGCCAAGCCAGTGGTCAGGCAAGCGATGAATGCCCTGAACGTGCGACCAGCCTCGCTCTTGATCGGTTTGCCGGATTCGTCGAGCGGTCCCCAGTCTTGGAACTCCTCCACATTCTCAAGGAAGAACATACGTGGGCGCGTCGCGTGTACCCAGCGGACCACGACCCAGGCGAGGGAGCGGACCCGCTTGCTGCGAGGCGCGCCGCCCTTGGCCTTGCTGAAGTGGCGGCAATCGGGCGAGGCCCACAGAATGCCCACGGGTTGCCCGCCGGTTGCCTCTAGCGGATCTACCTCGAAAACGTCTGTCCTGAAGTGGAGGGTGTTCGGGTGATTGGCTCGGTGAACGGCAATGGCAATGGGGTTGTGGTTGATCGCAATGTCTGGATCTCGATAGACACGAGCGCCCCCGCTGCTTGCGCCGCCGGCGCCGGCGAAGAGGTCGACATAAAGCTCTTTCTGGAACGGGAGGGCGCGCTGTTGGGCTGCTTGGTGGAGGTGCTGCTGGAAGCTGCTCATGCCCGTCCCCCTTCGGCTTTCTCCAGGCGCTGGAGGAGGTCGGTGTTCGCGATGCGCAGCGCGGCAATCTCTTGGTTCTGCTCGCGGATCTGCGCGCACAGCGTGCGGATCAGTGCGTTATCGGTGGGCTTCGGTGGGCGCTTTCCCCCCTCGACAAGCTGCGCGGGCGAGCGAGTCATTAAGCGAAGCGTGGCTATGTGCTTCGCGCCCCGGCGCAGCCTTTCGTGGGGTATGCGTGCCTTCGGCGTGTGCTGAAGGTTGGGTTGGAATATGCCTGCTGCTGCGCAGCAGTGGCTTTCTATAGCGCCACCCTCGGGCATCGGTTGGCGGCCTTGGGCGATGGCGATCAGTTGGATGCGACGTGCCAGGCCGCCGCCGCGCTTTTGCGCGGCCGGGGCTTGGGTGCTGTGGGTGGCGTGTGCCAGGGCGGCGCCCTGGTCTTGTGCCGCTACGCGGCTAGCCGGGATAGTAGTCATCGCGCTGCCTCACATGCACATCGGTGCGGTGTCGCCGGAGTAGTCGAGGTCGACTGACTCCCAGCCGCTCGGACGAAGGTGGTCATCGATCTCGCGGATCTGGTCGCTGATATCGGCCATCGTGATTTCCCCGCGTCGAGCATCGTCCTCGTCCCACTGTGGCTGGGAGCGGCGCAGGCGGGTCAGGCTGTCGACGTGGTGGCTGCGGTGCTTCAGCAGGTCGTAGGTGGAGAGGCTGGAGTAGTTCATGCCGCCTCCTGCGCTTCAGCTTCTGCGCTCTGGCTGGCCAGTTCCGTGATGGCGAGCCGCTGGAGGATCGCGGCGAGCTGCTGTTGGGCTTCGGCGTCTGCGTTGCGCTTGGTGGTGCCGGTCTTTTGGAACTGTCGAGCGTGGCCGCTGAGGAGGCGACTGGCGGTGCGGATGGCGTCCAGTTCTTCGGCGGCCAAGTTCTGCTCGCGGAGGAGCTTCGCGGTCTCAGCCTGCCGATGATTGGTCGCGATGCTTGTCTCCAGCTCCGTCTCCAGGCGCTTCAGTTCCGCTTGTTGCTCTTCGTGGCGCTGCTGCCAATCCGCAAGTTTCTCGGTGGCCTCGGCTTCGATGCTTTGACGGAGCTCCTTCTGGTCGCTGATCTCTTCCTCCTGCTCATCTATGACCTGTTGCAGGCGCTGGGCATTGGTGCGCAGCTTGATCAGGTCGGTATGCAGCGCAGTCAGTTCCTGGCCGTGCGAGACGCGGCAGAGATAGAGCGCCTCGTCGACCGCCTGCTGTTGCGCGTTCTTTCTGTCCTTGCGCCCGGCAAGGTAGGCGGTGGTGATCAGGATCAGCAGCGCGGCAAGCGTGGCGGCCGCGAGAATGATGTGTTGGGTATGCATGGTGGTTTTCTCCATTGGTGGTGGATGGCCGGTGGTGGCGGCCGGTGTGGTTACTCGTTACTGCCGGGTCGGGCATATGCCTCGTCGGCCTGCCAGGCTCGGGAGTCGATCAGGGCCGCAAGGTGGCGCACGTCAACGAACAAAGGCGCTTTGCGGCTGGGGTCCAGGGTGGTCAGCGGGAGGGCTATCCGCTTGGCCTTGATGGCCAGGCTGAAGCTGTCTTCGTTGAGGTTCCTGAAGTACCTGGTGCGCAGTTGCTCCAGCGGAATCAGTACGTCGCCGAAGGTGCGGTAGAGGAGTTCCACTGTCTCTGGGCGCGGGGCCGGAGTGAGGCGAAGCTCGGGCTGGTTGTCGTGAGGAGTGCTCATGCGGCGGCCTCGTTGAGCACGGCTACCGCGTCCTCGATGCCGCTGGCTGCTTCGTTGAGTTGGTCGACGATCTCTTCCATGCGCGCTCCGCGGTTGCTGTCTTGCAGGCTCTCGGGCATAGCGTCCAGGGCCTCCTCCTCCTCGCTAGCCAGGGTTTCGATCTGCTCGCGGATCTCTTCGAGTTGAGCGGTGATCTGTTGCAGTTGGCGTCGGCGTGCGTTGTTCATTTGTTCCCCTTGGGGTGGTTCCAGGCGATCTCTACGTGGGTTCGTACAAGTTCCCGAAGGTGTTCCGGCACCCGCTCCAGGGCCGCCCTGCGTTCCTCTTTGGTTCGAAGGGCGACGATCTGGCGGGCGTATTCGCGGGGCCGGGGCTCGTCAGCCAACCTCGCGGCGGTCCGGGACCGCCGGCGGGCAGACTCGGGGGATGCCGAGCTTGTCGGCCAGCCATGCCACTCCGGCCGGGCGCACTTTCGTCGAGTGGCTGTACTGCATGCCGAGTTCGGGGTGGTGCCAGGACGTTTCCTTTGCGCGCAGGTAGAGGCGGTCGCGGACCGGTACGGCTGGAAGGTTGCTGCTGTCGAGCAGGCCGGTCGCCTTCATTCGCTTGATCAGCTCGGGACGGCTCAGGCCGAGGCGCTGCGCGGCCTGGTGCAGGGACAAGTCTTTCATCGCGGCCCCCTACGCAGCCTGGTCGAAACGGCGGCGAGCCGGGGTGTCGTCCGCCGTGTCCAAGCGGCCATTCGCGATGGACTCGAGGTAGTCGGCCACGGTGTTGGCGTTGGAAGGGGCGTCGACCGGGAGGCCCAGGCTATTCAGCGTGGAGCCCATTCGAACGACGACGTGGACCTGTTCAGCGCCGCGCTCAATGTCAAGAGTGGCGTGGACTGCCTGACGGGTTTCGGCATCGTAGAGGGCGTGGTTGAAACGGCCATTGAGGCTGAGTTGAGCCTTGAGCCGCACAAAGGATGGTTGGCGGAGTGCGTAGGTCATGCCGCGTCACCTCCAAACGGGGAGGTGGCGGTTACCGCATGACGGCGGCCCGGGGTACGGCTGGCAACGAGCTGGGCTTTGCCGTTGAAGATGACGACAAGGCAGCCAGTGTCGGCCTGGAGGCGTTGGATCTGCTGGGGGGAAGAGGTACAGGCCGGGTGGACGTGTACCGTGGCGGAACGTTGCATGGTGTTACCTCGTCTCTGTGGTGGAGAGTCGAGGTAATTAAACGCAACGTTTAAGGCTTGGTCAATACGTTTTGTTTATTTTGTTTATTGGTCGAAGGCAAGGCCTTTCTTTTTTCGGAGCGTCGACCACCAAAATACCCAACCAAGGATTCGGATTTGTTGGGTCTCGATCTGCTCGGCTGAGTATTCTTCGTCTGGGTGCTCTGTTGTGTTGAAGCTCCGCAGGCGCATACCGCCCGCTGGCAGGCGATATAGGTATTTCACTCGTAGCATTCCGTCATGTTCAAGGGCGTAGATTTCGCCGTCCAGAATGCGGGTTGCGCTCTTGTCCACTCCGATGGTGGCGCCATTCATAATCAATGGCTCCATGCTGTTCCCGCTGACCGTGGCGCAGAAAGCCGCCGAAGGGGAGACTCCGGCATTTCGAAGCGTAGCGTAGGAGAATCGCAGCTTTCTCCCCTTAATCTCACGCACCGCTGTTCGGCCGGCTCCGGCGGATAGCTCAACTTCCTTGTACAGCGGCACTTCAACCTCGTCCGGTTCTAGGGGCGTTCTGTCATCCCAGGGCTCGAGGGGAGAGAGCAGGGAGCTTTCACCGCCTGTGGCTAGGGAATTCGATGGAGATTCGCTATCTGTTCCATCGCTCAGCCAGCGAGGATTGACGGCTAGTGCGTCAGCAATAGCGAAAACGCGGGCCTTTGGAATCCCGCGCTTGAACCAATTGTTGACGTGTTGGGGCTCAACGCCTAGCGCTGCTGCGAACTCGCTATAGGCGATTCCTCTCTCATCGAGGAGGCCGCGCAATCTGGTGCCGGATGTGCTCATAAACTCAGAGTTTACAGGGGTAGACATTGCGTTTAAATAAACGTAATGTGTATTAACGAATGCGAAGAAAACGGTGCGTTTATGGATCAATCTGCATTGGAAAAGGCGATTAGCGCTGCTGGAGGTGGTCGGGCGCTCGCGCAAGCAATGGGGCTTAGCCCGATGGCTGTTTCCCAATGGAAAAAGCGCGGGGTGCCTGCTGAGCGTGTGCCTGCCGTAGTGCGAGCATGCAAAGGTGCTGTTGCTGCACATGAATTACGGCCGGACCTGCCAGACCTATTTCCATTTCCAGATAAGCACTCTAGGAAAGCAGCTTAGTCCCTCGCCACCACCGAGGGAGGGGAGCCAGGCCGGCTGGAGCAGCACGCTAAGTACCACCACAGCCGGCCGAGCTTCCCAGACCCGAAGCACGGATGCCTCGGGGTTGCCAGCCTCTCCACCACAGAGCTGCTGGCTGTAACGGTCGGGTGATCAGGGATACCGATCACCCGGCCATCGTGGCAGATGGCGTTTCCACCACAGAGCGGCCATCTGCCTTGTGACCACCATGCAATGTGACCACGGCGCCTACTCTAACAAGGTTGGTGGCGTCGTGGCACTGGCAGTAAACAGGAATAATTGCCATGTCCCGACCTTCATTCGCCGATCAGTTCGAGCGGATGGGCCGCGAGGTGCTTCCCTTGGGCGAAGCGCTCAACCTCGTTGCCCGCAATCAACGCATGTGCCACGGCGGCATTACCGGCTTCGCGCACTCCACCGGCCGCAGCGTCTCCACCACCTCCCACAAGTTCGATCCCAGCCACACCAGCCACATCCTCAACATCTACGACGTGCTCGACTTCCTGCGGTACGTGTCGGCCGAGGGGCGGGCGGTCGTGCTCGACGCGCTGCATGCCGAGCTGGGCGACAGCCTGTGGTTCTTCGTTTCGCCGCTTCAGTTCGAGGATGTGCCGGCCAGCCTGATTGCCGGCGCCGGCGAGATCCTGCACACGTCGGCCAACGCAGCGACCACTATCGCGCGCCATATCGAGGACGGCCGCATCGACGCGGCCGAGCTGGCGGAAACCCAAAAGCTGGCGATGAGCATCATCCGCGCGGCGGTCGGCCTCTACGAGCGTGCCCGCTACGTCCACCAGACCACCAAGGGCGCCGAGCGCGGGGAGGTGAGCAATGGCTGATATCGCGGATCACGCCAATGACCTGGTACTCGAGCGCATGGAGGCGGCACTGGCTGCCCGTGCGCTGGTAGCGGTTGGCGAATCGGCTCATGAGTGCGAGTGCTGCGGCGAGCCGATCCCGCCGCGCCGTCGCGAAGCTGTGCCGGGGTGCCAAACCTGCATTGAATGCCAGTCCTTCAACGAGCGGAGGGGGCGCCGGTGAGTAACGAAGCCTTGGGCGAAGTGCTGAATCAGCTTCGAGACCATGGAATTGAACCCTTCACCAAGCGGAGCCCGGGCTGGGTGTTCGGGAAGCTGGTGCGCTGCAAGGTCGAGGGCGACCGGAACGGGGAGGCAACTGGCTGGTACGTCCTGCACGAATACACCACTGCCAGCGGCAAGACCCTCTATTTCGGGCGCTTCGGCAACTGGCGGCAGGATCTCAACGAGAAATTCAAGCTCAAGGGTGTTCGCCTGACTGCCGAGGAGCGCGAGCTGATGCACGCGCGGCAGGAAGAGGCCAAGCGCAAGGCGGCAGCGAAGGCCGCCTATGCCGCCCAGCGTGCCGCCCAGGGCGCCGCGCGGCTGTGGGAGCGGTTATCGGAGAAAGGCAAGGCGCCGTATCTCGACCGCAAGCAGATCGTCGGGATCGGCGGTCGCTACGGCTACGGCGGGCGTTTCATGGTGCCCATGCGGACCCTCAAGGGGCTGGTGGGACTGCAAATCATCTACCCCGAGAAGCAGCCCGATACCGGCCGGGACAAGGCGTATTGGCCCTATGGCATGCAGAAGGAAGGAGCGTTCTGCCTGATCGGTCCGCGCCCCGAACCCGGCGAGCCGGTGCTGATTGCCGAGGGGTACGCGACCGGCGTCAGCCTGCATATGGCGACGGGCTGTGCGGTGGCTATTGCCTTCGATGCCGGCAACCTGCTGCCGGTCGGCAAGGCGATGCAGACCGAGTATCCGTCTCGGCCGTTGATCTTCTGCGGCGATGATGACTGGAAGACCACCCGCCAGGACGGGTCGCCTTGGAATCCGGGCGCTCAGGCTGCGGAGAACGCCGCCACGATCCTTGGCGGCCAGTTCGTGCTCCCTCGCTTCGGCAGCGAGCGCGAGGAGGGCTGGACTGACTTCAACGACCTGCACTGTGCCGAGGGGCTGGAGGTGGTTCGCGCCCAGGTCATGGCGGTAGTCCGGCCACCCGCTGAGGGTGGCTGGCGTGACTGCCTTCTGCGGATCAAGGGCGGCGGCCTGGCGGCGCACATGGTGAACATCAGTCTGATCCTACAGAACGATGAGCGCTGGCACGGAGTGCTCGGCTACGACGAGTTCAGCGCCAAGACCATGAAGCTGCGGACGCCGCCCTATGGTGGTGGTACGGGGGAGTGGACAGATCTGGACGACATGCTGGCGTGCGAGTGGCTGGCCCAGCAGTACGGTTTGCTGACGAAGGTGCCGCCGGTGCTGGAAGCGGTGTCGGTGGTGGCCAGCAAGAACAGCTTTCACCCGGTGCGGGCGTACCTTGAGGGCCTGGAGTGGGACGGTACGCCGCGGATCGAGCATTGGCTGAACAGGGCCCTGGGCGTGGAGGAGACCCCGTACTCGATGAAGGCCGGCAAGCGCTGGCTGATCGGCGCTGTTGCGCGTGTTATGCGCCCGGGCTGCAAGATGGATACGGTGCTGATCCTCGAAGGGTTGCAGGGCGAAGGCAAGTCGACCGCCATGTCGGTGCTGGGCGGCGAGTGGTTCATGGATACCCCGTTCGTGCTCGGTGACAAAGAGACGTTCCAGATGTTGCGCGGCAAGTGGATCAGCGAGCTGGGCGAGTTGGATGCGTTCAACAAAGCCGACAGCACGAAGGCAAAGCAGTTCTTTTCGGCCTCGGTCGATACCTTCCGCGAGAGCTACGGCCGCAGAACCCGCGATGTGCCACGACAGTGTGTTTTCGTGGGTACGACCAACCAGGACGAGTACCTGAAAGACACCACCGGCAACCGTCGATACTGGCCGGTCCTCTGCACGAAGGTGGATCTTGACCTGTTGCGCGAGATCCGGGACCAGCTATGGGCCGAAGCACTGTTCTGCTATCGGGCCGGCGATCCGTGGTGGGTTTCGCGGGAGGAGCGAGCGCTGTTCGAGGAGGAGCAGGACAAGCGCTACACGGTTGACGCCTGGGAGCACAAGCTGATCGGCTGGCTTGAGGGATACGTCGGCGAGACCGTGACCAGTGCGGCTATCTTGGGCGAAGCGCTCAATCTGGATTACGGGCACTGGGGCAAGCCGGAGCAGATGCGAGTTGGCCACATCATGCACCGGCTGGGCTGGCGGCGCAGACGTCTACCCGCATCCGGTAAGTCGCCGGTGCGACCGTGGGGCTACGAGCGGCCGCCGTCGTGGAAGGGACAGCCGACGCAGAGGGAGGCCGCATTTTGATCAAGCCAATTGACGAGATGCTACGGACCTGGGCCGCCGAGTTGCACCCGCCGAATGGCGTAGGCTCTGCCGGGAACGCTAGCGGCGGGAGCAATGTGATTGCTATGCTGATGGCGACAAGGGGAAACCTGACTCGCTCCACGGCGGGGGCTCGGTGTCCTCTGGATCGCACGGCGGACATTGAGCTGATCGTGAACAAGCACCTTCCGCCGCCCATCGAGCGGGTGGTGCGCTTGCATTACACGGATTACGACATGTCGGACCCGATGAAATGGGCAGCATGCGGATGTGGCAAACGCCAGTATTACCGCAGGCTCGACCTGGCCCACGCGGCCATCGCAGAAATCCTGCTGCGGCGGGCGGCCTAACTTGGCCGGGCGCTGTCCCACCGTCCTACTCTGTCCCGCTTCGTTTTTCGAGGCGGGACAACGCAAAGCCCCGTCACTGCTGGGGCTGTCCCACTGTCCCACCTTTCGCACACCCGCCCGCACATAGGCACGCATCGCGCGCACGCGCGCAGCGCGCGCTCTTATTATTCTTCTCTTATATGCGTAGAAAGTAGTAGGACAAGTGGGACAGTAGGACAGCGCCATATAAATCAATGGGTTATCTGTCCCACCTGCTGACCCACCTACTGACCAGTAGGACAGCGCCGGAGGCGCTTGATAACCGTAGGCAGATATTCACCGAGTATTCGCCAGGGATTACCAAGGCGTTCAAGGGATATTCGCAGGGTGGCAATGAAACGGGGTTGTTGCCATGACACTTTGGGGGTAAAAAGTAGGCACTCTCGTAGAGGTGCGCCACTGAGGCACACGCTCCACATCATCGGAACCCGGCATCGCGCCGGGTTTTTTATTGGCTCGACTTCGGCGCCTCTGGCCTCCCTGGCGGAGCGTCGGGTCCAGGGACGGGCCGCCTACTCAGACCGAGGTGAACATGGCGACAGAGAACGACGTTCAGCAGACGCTGAGCGATATCCCGACCTGGCTGTTCGTGCTGGTGTCGATGGCCGGTCTGTCCGGGGAGCTGTGGCGCGCCGAGGCGGCAGGGCTGACGGTCAGCGATCTGCTGAAGCGTGTCCTGCTGCGCTCGGGGGCGTCGGTGGTGTTCGGCCTGGCCTCGGTGTTGCTCGCCACGGCGAGCGGTGCGGGGCTGCCGGTTGCCGCCGCGCTCGGTAGCGTGGTCGCGTGCCTCGGCGCCGACGTGGCATCTGGTTTTTACACGCGTTGGCTTGAGCGGAAAGCGGGCGGTTCTGAGGTGCCGCCTCGTCGGGCCGACTCGGAGTGAGAGGGGCTATCACTGCGCGGGACTTGGACGACGCCGTTCGGTCCTTGCAGCAGCTCGGTGGCGACTTGCCTGCTGCTGTGTTGGCCGACGCCTTGAACCACACGGCGAACCAGGCGAATCAGGCTCTGGTCGGGGAGATCGACCAGGTCTTCGACCGGCCGACACCGTTCACCCGCAACGCCGTCCGCATCCTGCATGCCACTTCGCGCCGCCTTGAGGCGGCCTTGTGGGTGAAGGACGAAAAGGACCATGCCTCGAAGGGGCAGGCGCCGGAGGACTGGGTGGCTCCCCAAGTCTTCGGGGGGCCGAGGGTGGACAAGGCGTCGGAGCGGAACCTCCGGGCCCGAGGCATCCTGCCGGCGGGCATGTTCGTCGTTCCAGCGGAGGGCGCCCGGCTGGACCAGTACGGCAACATGAGCCGCGGCCAGATGATCCAGATCCTCTCCGGCCTGGGCGCCCTGGAATACCGAGCAGGGTTCAAAGGAAACGCCACTCAGTCGGCGCGCTCCCTGGCGAAGGGACACCAACTGGCGTACTTCGTGATGTGCCGTGGCCGCCGGCCGATTGGCATCGCCGAGCGCCGTGGACGGACGTTGACTATGGTCCTCGCTTTCGTCCGCCAGCCTCAGTACCGCGTGCGCTTCCAGTTTCACGAAGTCGTTCGGCGTGTTGCCGAGGACGACGCGCGCCTAGAGGCGAACATCGAGCGGGCCCTGGCGAAAGCGCTGCGCTGAACCGTTGGCGGGTGGCCTGGCCGGGCGGAGCGGGGTTGGTTCAACCCGAGCCGGCAATGGCCACCCGCGGGCGGGGTGACGCGAAAAACGGGGCAGTGACGTGCTACTCGAAAAGCACCGGGGGCCCCTGAAGCGCCGCCCCGGACAAGGGTGATTCGAACCCCGTTCTCGCGCTAGTGGCTGGGCCGGGAAGTTAGTTAACAGGGTTAACCGGGTTAACCCCCCTCGGTTCATCGTGGTTAACAGGTACCGTACATGGAGTTCATGACCAAGGCAGCGTTCGCGGACCGCCAAGGCTGGTCGCGCGCCTACGTGTCGAAGCTGGTCCGGCAAGGACGCCTCGTCCTCACCGCCGACGGAAAGGTCGACGTCCAGGCGAGCGACGAATTGCTGGCCGCCAGCGCAGACCCGAGCAAGGCTGCCGTGGCCGAGCGGCACCGGCAGGAGCGGGTGGAGAAGGGCGTGTACGCCCACATAGGCGCAGGTGCAGCCCCGAGCCCGGCCTTACCGGCACCTGGGCAGACCGCACCGCTGCCCGACTACCAGAAAGCCCGCGCACGGCGAGAGTACGCCCTGGCTCTGCTGGCAGAAGACGAACACCGCAAGAGCCGTGGCGAGACGGTCGAGCGCGCGCGTGTCGACTCCGCGGCCTTCACCGCTGCGCGCGCTCTGCGCGATCTGTTGATGAGCGTGCCGCCGAAGATCGCCGGCGACCTGGTGACACTGACCGACCCCTGGGAGATCGAACGCCGCCTGACCCAGGCGCTGCGCCGTGCCTTGGAAGATGCCGACCGCCTCCTGCAGCTCGATGCCGAGATCGAACAAGGGGGCAAGGAGCCGAACTGAACCATGGAACAACCGTATGCCGACGGTGCCGCCGTGTACCTGGCGGCATACCGTCGAGGACTGAAGCCTGACCCCGAACTATGGATCGATGAGTGGGCGGACGAGTTCCAGATGATCCCGGCAGATACGGGGGCGGCCGAGCCGGGCAAGTACCACACCGACCGGACCCCCTATGCGCGCGAGCCGATGCGTTGCCTGTCGCCGCTGTTCCCAGCCAAGCGCGTGGTGACCATGATCGCCTCGCAGCTGATGAAGACCCAGGTCGCCTTGAACTGGATCGGCGGCTGTATCCACATGGCACCGGCCAACATCCTGGTGCTGCTGCCCACCGAGAAGCTGAGCAAGCGGGTATCAGGACGGATCGACAAGACGATCAAGGCCGTGCCGGTGCTGACCGCGCGCGTTGCCAAGGCCCGCTCGCGCGACTCGCGAAACACGCTCGACACCAAGGAGTTCGAGGGTGGCGCGCTGTACTGCGCGTCAGCCGGCTCGGCCTCCAACCTGGCCGAGTTGTCCGCTCGGTACGTGTACGGCGACGAAATCGATCGCTGGGAAATGGACGTCGACGACGACGGCGACCCGGTCAAGCAGGCCGAGGCGCGCGGTTCGACGTTCGGCCGCCGCGCGAAGTTCTACTACTCCAGCTCGCCCACGCTGAAAGGCGTTTCGCGGATCGCCGACCTCTTCACCCAGGGCGACCAGCGGCACTACTACGTCCCGTGTCCGCATTGCGGAACGATGCAGGTGCTGGAGTGGGAGGGCCTGAAGTACGACCCCGAGTACCGCCTTGTGCAGTACATGTGCAGCAACGAGGAGTGCGGCGCCCTGATCGAGGAGCACCACAAGGCGGCCATGCTGTCCGCTGGCGAGTGGCGAGCCCATGCCGTCGGTGACGGCGAGACCGTCAGTTTCACCCTGAGCGCGCTGTATGCGCCTCCCGGCTGGTTGACCTGGACGGACCTGGCGAAGGAGTACGACGAGGCCAAGCGTCTACAGGAGAAGGGCGATCCCGGGTCCATGCAGGTGTTCTACAACACCCGCTTGGCCCGGCTGTGGGACAGCGCCGAGGAAATGACCAAGGCGGACGAGCTGCGCAAGCGAGCCGAGGCCGAGGGGCATCGGCTGGGTCTGGTACCCGCCGGAGCGCTGCTGCTGACCGCGGCGGTCGATACCCAGCACAACCGCTTGGAAATGCTGGTGATGGGCTGGGGCGAGGGCCTGGAGCGCTGGACGGTCGATTTCCAGGTGATCCCTGGCGACCCGACCGACGAGCGGACCTGGGCGCTGCTCGACGAGCGCCTGAAGGCTCGATATCGGCACGTCAGCGGTGTGGACCTGGCCATCTGCGCGGTCTGCATCGACTCGGGTGGACACCATACCCATGAGGTCTACCAGTTCACCCGCCTGCGCCGTTGGCGAAACGTGCTGGCGGTGAAGGGGGCGAGCAAGCGCGGCCGCCCTGTGCTGGCCCAGCGGCCGTCCAAGGTCGACGTCACCTGGCAAGGCAACACCGAGAAGAGTGGCGCCGAACTATGGATGGTCGGCACCGACACGGCGAAGGACTGGGTCTACAACCGCTACCACCTCAAGGATGGCCCCGGGGCGTTGCACTTCTCCGCAGACCTGCCGCCTGACTTCTTCGACCAGTGCGTGGCCGAGCGCAAGGTGGTCCGCTACGTGAAGGGGTTCAAGCGCACCGACTGGGTCAAGGCCAAGTCGGAGCGAAACGAGGCCCTCGACCTCATCGTGTACAACCTGGCCGCGGCCCACTTCCTCGGCCTGCATCGCTATCACGCTCCGCAGTGGAGCAGCCTGCGCGCAGCGGTAGGTCAAGGCAGCCTGTTCGCCGACCCAGTCGCCACGGTGCCCAGCGCAGCCGACGAGGCGGACGAGCATGAGCCGCAGAACGAGGCGCCAAGCGCCCCAGTGCGGCCGTTACCTCCCACGCGGAGCGCGAACCCACCATCCCAACCAACTGGCCGGCGTACCTCGCGCAGCGGGTATCTGAGCCGCCGATAGACGAGGTCAGCATGAGCACAGCGCAGCAGCGCCTGGACGAGGTCCGGGTGGCGATTCAGGACATCCTGAAAAAAGGGCAGTCGGTGCGCAAGGGAGACCGCCAGGTCGACCGCGCGCAACTGGCGAGTCTGCGCGTTCTAGAGCAGCAGTACGCCGAAGCCGCAGCCCTGGAGGCGGCTACGAACAACCGACGCTCGCGCCAGGTTCGCCTCTACAGCGGAGGCAAGGGGATCTGATGGCTACCCGATACCGAATCACGTCGAAGCGCATTCGCAACAGCTACGAGGGCGCTGGCACCGGACGCCGCGCCGCTGGCTGGGACGCGCCCGAGGCGGCGCTGAATGCGGTAGCCATTCCGGCATTGCCGACCCTGCGCAAGCGCTCGCGAGCGGCGGTGAGGAATGACCCCTACGCCGCGAGCGCGATCAGCAAGCGCGTCAGCAACCTGATCGGCACCGGCATTACGCCGCGCGCACGTCTGGACGACGCGGCGTTGCGCGAGGCGTTGAACCTGCTGTGGGAGGACTGGGTAGACGAGTCGGACGCGGATGACCGTACCGATTTCTACGGCCTGCAGATGATCATTGCGCGGATGGTCGAGGAAGCGGGCGAGTGCTTCGTGAGGCGCCGCAACCGGCGGCCGGAGGACGGCCTGGCGGTACCTCTGCAACTGCAGGTGCTCCCGCCTGACTTCGTCCCGGTGGATCGCAATTTCAAGACCCGCAGCGGCAACGTGGTGCGCGCAGGAATCGAGTTCGACGCCATCGGCCGCCGGGTTGCCTACTGGATGTGGCAGAGCCATCCCGGCGATCCGGCAGCGCCACGGCGCGGCTACAACCAGCTCAACCGCATCCCGGCGGACCAGGTGCTGCACATCTTCGAACCGCTGGAGGGTGGCCAGTTGCGCGGTGTGCCGCGCTTGTCGCCGGTTCTCCTGCGGCTGAAGTCGCTGGATAACTACGACGACGCAGTGTTGTTCAGGCAGGAAGTCTCCAACCTGTTCGCCGGCTTCATCACCAGGCCTCGACAGGATGGGGCGCCGATCTTCGATCCGTCGACCGGGCTGGCTCCTGCACAGGATCGCGACGGGACACCGATGGTCGGCCTGGAGCCGGGGACCATGCAGGAACTGCTGGAAGGGGAGGAGGTGGTTTTCTCCGACCCGCCGGACGCCGGTAACACCTACGTCGACTTCATGCGACAGCAACTGATGGCAGCGGCGGTCGGTGTCGACCTGCCGTATGAGCTGCTCACCGGCGACATGGGCGATATCAGCGACCGCACCTTGCGGGTGCTGCTCAACGAGTTTCGGCGCCGGATCGAACAGGTTCAATTCAGCGTGTACGTCTACCAGCTCTGCCGCCCGGTGCGCGCGTGGTGGCTGGATACCGCGTACCTCAGCGGAGCAGTGGACCTGCCGGATTATCCGGCGCGGCGACGTGAGTTCCTGCGCACGCGTTGGATCCCGCAGGGCTGGGCCTACATCCATCCGGTGCAGGACGTCCAGGGCAAGCTGCTGGAGATCGGCGGAGGCCTCGCCAGCCGGAGCGAGCATGCGCTACGCACCGGATACGACGCCGAGGTGATCGACCGGGAGAACGCCCAGGACAACGCCCGGGCCGACAGCCTGAACCTGCACTACACCACCGACACCGGGCAACCGGTGAGAGACCAAGGGGACAACCATGAAGAAACGCAATGAACAGCCCCTGGCGCTGGCCGCCCTGTGGGCGCTGCTGGGCGTTGGCACGCTCGCCAATCCGCGCATCCAGAACAAGGCGCAGGGCGCGCCGGATCTGCAGGCCGAGCACTGGTACAGCGTCAAGGCGCTGAGCGCTGAGGGTACCGGCTCGGCCGCCTCCATCGAGATCTACATCTACGGCGAAATCGGCTTTTGGGGCATCACCTCCGCGGATTTCATCCGCGACCTGAAAGCAGTCGACGACGGCACCTCTCCGGTACTGGTCCACTTCGACACCATCGGCGGTGACCTCTTCGACGGCATCGCCATCCACAACGCGCTCCGGGCCCTGGGCGAGCGCTGCACCGCCCGGATCGACGGGGCCTGCTTCAGCGCGGGCAGTGTCGCGGCCTGCGGTGCACACCGGGTCGAAATGGCCGACAACGCGCTGTTCATGATCCACAACCCCTGGACCCTCGCGGCAGGCGACAGCGAAGACCTGCGCAAGGTCGCCGACATGATGGACCAGGCGTTCGAGGGCATCGTGGCGAGCTACCAGCATCGGCCGCTGAATGTCGATGACGCCGAGCTGCGCCGGATGATCGACGACGAAACCTGGCTCACCGCACCCGAGGCGAAGGACAAGGGGTTCGTGGACGAGGTGCTCGGCGCGGCCGAGCCGGTCGGCGTGAACGCACGCCTGGGCAAGGTGCTGAATCGCTATCGCAACACGCCTGACGCGGCGCGCCGGCTGCTGGCTAGCCAGGAGCCGGCGGGTGACCCCGCCCCGACGTCGGCCGAACTGGCTGCGGAGCTGACGGCGGACTGCGCCCAGGCCGGTCTGGCCGACTGCGCGGCGTATCTGATCAAGGCCTCGGGCCTGAAAGATCGCGAGACTGCGCGCGCGGCCTTGGACCGGGCGAAGGCCGTCCGGTCGGTATGCCTCGTCGCGAAAATGCCCGATGAGGCCAAGGCGCTCATCGAGGAGGGCCTGGATGCCGACGGCGCCCGCCTGCGGCTGTACGACAAGATCGTAGCGCGCAGCACCCAGGTGGAGATCGACAACCGCGTACCGACGGACGATCAGCCGCAGAACAAGGCTTACCAACCCCCGGCGCCGAGCGACGTGTACGCGAAGCGCCGGCTCAATGCCTCGAAAGGAGGAAAGCAAGCATGACCATCAAGACCGAAGGCGTTCACGCCGGAGAGTTCCTCCTGTCGGAGGCCAACGGCTCGCGCAGCCGCGAAAACATCGTCATCACCGCCGGCTCCGGCCGGCTGGTGGCGGGTACCTTGATCGCCCCCATCACCGCCGCCAATGCGCTGAGCGCGACCGCGGCGGCAGGGAACACCGGTGACGGCACTGTCGGTGCCACCGTGGTGACCAGCGCCGCCATCAGCGGCACCTACGTGCTGGAAATCACCGAGGCCGGAGCCAATGGCGGCAAGTTCGAGGTGGTCGACCCGCAGGGACGCCAGGTGGGCACTGGTCAAGTCGGCCAGGCGTTCACCGGCGGCGGAATCGGCTTCACCCTTTCCGACGGGGCCACCGACTTCGTGGTGGGTGATCGCTTCAACCTGCAGGTGCTGGCAGGGCTCGGCGAGTGGACGCCCTACGACGACGACGGTGCCGATGACGGCCGTCGTGCGGCTGGCGGAATTCTGTTCGGACCAGTGGATGCCACGGATACCGACGTCAAGGCGGTGGCCGTGGTCCGTGATGCCGAAGTGATCGCCAGCCTGCTGACCGGCCTGGATGCTGCCGGTGAGGCCGACCTCAAGGCGCTGGGCCTCATCCTTCGCACCTGATCCTCCTCCGTCCCTCAACCACCTCAAGCCCCGCCTGCGCGGGGTTTTTCATTTCTGGAGTATTCACATGGCTGAAATCAGCATTTTCGAAGATGAGGCGTTCTCGGTGGAGGCGCTGCTGGCGGTGATCAACACCGATCACCCGGTGCCGGGGCAACTCGCCGCGCTGGGCCTGTTCGAGGAACAGGGTGTGTCCTCGCTGGTGGTGCAGATCGAAAAGGACGGCACCACGCTGCAACTGGTGGAGGCGAAAGCCCGCGGCGGCGTAGGCCAGGTCGTGACCGGTGACAAGCGTCAACTGGTCCCCTTCAACACCGTTCACCTGCCGCAGACGTTCCAGATCCTCGCCGATGAAATCCAGGGCATCCGTGCGGTGGGTAGCCGGACCGAGCTGCAGTCCGCCGAGGCGGTCGTGGCCAAGCGCCTGGAAAAAGCGCGCCGCCAGTTGGACCTGACCCACGAGTATCAGCGCATCGGCGCCATCAAGGGCAAGATTCTCGATGCCGACGGTTCGACGGTACTGCTGGATATCTACCAGGCCTTCGGACTGAGGAAGCCCAAGCCGCGATCGCTCGAACTGGGTAACCCCGAGGGTGATCTGAGCGGCATTCTGGCCGACCTGCTCGACGAGCAGGACGACGCGCTGGGCAACGTCACCAGCACCGGTTCGCGAGCGTTCTGTGGCAAGAACTTCTGGGCCAAGCTCATTGATCACCCCAAAGTGCGCGGCACTTACCTGAACACCCTGCAGGCGGCGCAACTGCGGGGTGACCGTCGCCAGTCGTTCGAGTTCGGCGGCGTGGTCTGGGATCGCTATCGCGGCAAGCATGACGGGGAGCCGTTCGTGGACGATGGCAGTGCCCAACTGGTCCCGGAGGGGGTTCCGGACCTCTTCATCAGCGCCTTTGCGCCGGCGGACTACATGGAGGTCGTCAACACCGAAGGCCTGCCGTACTACGCCAAGCTTGAGCGTCTGCCCTTCGACAAAGGCGTGGCTGGGGAAGCGCAATCGAACCCGCTGCACCTGTGCACCCGCCCGTTGGCGGTGCGCGAACTGACCCTCTGACCGTGGCGGGTTTCTCTGAACTGGTCGCCGACATGGACGAGATCATCGCCGACGTCCTCGGCGATGGTGAATTTGGCTACCTAGACCGCACCGGTCGGCAGGTCGGCAATGCTGCGGTGATCGTTGAGGAAGGTGTTGAGCGCATGGAGGCCGGCGCCCTGGATCGGTACCGCACCATTGCGTGCCGCAAGGCCGTGTTGCAGCCCCTTGATCGAAAGGGGGCGTTCCTCGATTCCGATGGCCAGGTCTGGCGCATCGACGGCATCCATGCCGACGACGGCGACTGGATCACTTTCTACGTGGTGCCCGAATGAGCGACGTGATCGATGTACAGACCGCGGTCATCGGCCAACTGCTGGACCTGCTGGCCGCGGTACCGGCGTTCGGCGACGCCGTCCGTGAGGACTGGGTGGCCGGGGTGCTCGACGCCGAGGACAGCGACGAGCCCGAACGGCTGATCATCCTGCAGGAAGGGGACACCGTGGAACGAGACCGGTCGCCGGGCAGTGTCGTGGAGGAGTGGACCGTGAACATCGTCCCGATGGCGCGCGGCAGGGACGCCGCCCAGGCGTTGCGCGAGGCGCGCCTGGCGATCAAGCGGGTGCTCAAGGGCCACAAGGCCGGGCTGACGGTACCCGGCCTGGTCCGTGTCGATTTTCCGGCATCCGCTGTGCGCCTGCCCGAGCCCGGCCGGCGCTGGGCCTATCGAGCCATCCCTCTGCAGGTCAGCTACTCGCAGCAGTTGTAACCCATCCACCAGGCCGCCTCCGGGCGGCCTCTACATTTCCGGAGGGCTCCATGCCCGAGATCATCGTTACCAGGCCGTTCAACTACCGCGAGGGGCTCGACGCGACCCACTACCCGGCGTCGAAGGGCGCCATCAGCGTTACCGCCGCCGTAGCTGCCCATGCCCTGGGCAAGGGCTACGCCACCGAGGCCAAGGCCAAGGCGCCGATTCCGGCAGCCACCGCCGAGCCGACCGGCGGCGACCAGAAGTAACCCACCCGAACCCATCAGGAGAGCCCCATGCTCCAGACCATCGACCGCTCGTTCATCGGCGAGGGCATCATCCATGCCCGCCTGCACGGATCGCAGGAACCGTTCCTGCCGCTCGGCAACTGCGACACCTTCAACATCAGCTTCGCCACCGACCGCAAGACGCTGCCCAACTACATGGGAGGCGGCGGCAACAGCAACGTCCGCGAGCGCGTCACCGACGTGACGTCCTCCATCGGAATGTTCGACCTGACCGCCGAGAATGTCGCCCTGGTGACGCGCTCCACCATCCAGGTGGCGCCCACCGCCGCGATCACCGACGAGGCGCATACCTCTCAGGGGGTTGCGCTGGAGTTGATCCCGTTCAAGTACCTGCCGGACCTGACCAAGCCCGTGACGGTGAAGACCGCGGGGGACGTCGAGGTGGCCCCGGGCACGGACTACCTGCTGGTACCTCACGGCATCCAGGTGCTGAGCGGCGGCAAGATCGATGCAACCGGCATCAAGGTCAGCTACACGCCGCGCCCGAGCCGGGCGGTGCATATGCTCAACGGCTCGCAGAAGGAGCTGGAGCTGTTCATCGCTGGCCTGAACGACGCGCAGTCGGGCGAGCCATTCGCGCTGCGTCCTCGCCGCGTCAAGTTCGGCCTCCTGCAGGAACTGGCGGTGCTGGGCCAGGAATACGCCAAGCTCACCGGCCCGGCGGAACTGCTCGCAGATTCGCGGGTGACCGCGACCGACATTTCCAAGTTCTGCCAGATGGATCTAGCAGGATAAGAATGGAAATAAAAAGTTACTTTTAGAGAGGTAATATAAAGTCTCTCCAATATTGCGAATATAAATAGGGTGCCCAGGTATTGCTGTTATTTGGTGTTAACCCCCATATTTCTGGTAGGGGTGTCTTATTTATATTTGGCTAGGTTTAGTTCTGCGAGCCTGGAAACGGCTCGGTGGTCCTGCCTGTCGAGTGTAGGGCTAATAACTATTCGCTATGCAAGGAGCATCGCAAATGGGTACTTATCTGTTCCAATATGCACAAGATAAGGATTATGTGCTGGGTGTTTCCGATGAGCAGTCCGGCGCCAAAGTCGTACTGCGGAAAGCGCAAGGCACGCCATATCGCTTCATCCTTTGGGATGTCGATCAGGACACAGGGGTGATCACCCTGAACTCAAGCGGCGGCCAGTTGGCGATTGACCCGCAGGGTGGGAAGGTTTCGCCACAGAATATCCTGACGCTGGCTGTCGTGAATTCGAGTTCGAAGAGCCAACGCTTCGATATGGTGACGAAACCGCTCTACATCTTGAGCGTCCCCGAACCGGGGCTCTGTATCGACAACCAGAATCGTGTAACTAAAGACGGCAACCCGATCTGGCTCTACGAGTTCAACGGTTCGCAGGCTCAGCAATGGATCCCGCAGCGACTCTCGTTCGCGAAGGCCGACTTCTAAAAAATTAGCCTTTATAGAGCCTCCAGTATTTCCATGCTGGAGGCTCTTTTAAATGGTTTGTAAGTACGTTCTTGGTTTCTCTGTTGGGACGAAGTTGTGTCATTCAGAGACTTTTAGTGGGGCGTAATTTTTTGTGGCTCAAGAGAGTTAGCTAGTAATAGCCAGTTCTGATCTTAACCCGCCATATGGCGGGTTTTTTATTGTCCGGAGATTCTTATGGCGAGCCCAATGCAGCGCCTGATCCAGTTCGTTCTTCGCGGCCGGGACGAACTGTCGTCCGCCGCCCAGCAGTCGACCGAGGCGCTGGAAGGGCTGCGCACCACGGCGGCGAACCTGAACCGGCAGTTGGACGATGCGAAGGGTGCCCGCGGCCTGGTGACCGCGCTCGGAACTACCGAGCGCGCCATTGCGCAGACGCAGACGTCGGTGCAGCGGGTGGACCGTACCATTGCGGACCTGCGGGAGGCGTTGGACCGCAACCCCGGGAGCCGGGGCCTGGCCGTGTCCCTGCAGATCGCGGAGCGTGACGCAGCGGGTCTGCGTCGGACCCTTGACCAACTGACTGCTCGGCACGCTGAGCAACAACGTGCGGCGCGGGCGGCGGGCGTGGATACCGGGCAGCTTGCCAACGAGGAGCGGCGGCTGGCGTCGGTGGTCGACAACACCCGCGAGAGCATCGCGCAGAACAGCCGCGAGATCCGCGAGCTGGAACGTGCGCAGATGCGAGCGGCGCGGGAGGCTGCTGGCCACACCTCGCGCGTGACGGCGCTGCGCGAGGCCATGTCGTCCGGCGTTCGCCAGGCAGCCGCTTACGCCGCGGCCTTCGTCGGCATCCAGGCGGCGCTGAACCTGGTGCGCAGTGGAATCGGCCTCGTGCGTGATGGCATCGTCTCGATGCTGACCACCGGCGACCAGTTCGAGAACCTGCAGAACCGGCTTACGTCGCTGATGGGCTCGGTTGCCGGGGGGGAGCGGGCAACCGCCTGGATCAAGACCTTTGCCAAGGACACGCCGCTTCAGTTGGGCGACGTCACCGACGCCTTCGCGCTGCTGAAGGCCTACGGCCTGGACCCGATGGATGGGTCGCTGAAAGCGATCGAGGACCAGTCGGAGAAGCTGGGCGGTGGCATGGAGCGCCTGGAGGGCATCACGACGGCAGTCGGCCAGGCCTGGGCGAAGCAGAAGCTGCAGACCGAGGAGATCCTGCAACTGGTCGAGCGTGGAGTGCCGGTGTGGGACATGCTGGCCAAGGTCACCGGCAAGAATGCCGCGCAGCTGCAGGATCTGGCGAGCAAGGGCAAGCTTGGCCGGGACGTCATCAAGGCGCTGGTCGACGAAATGGGGCGCAGCTCCGAAGGGGCCGCTGCGAAGGCCATGAGCACCCTGACCGGTCTGGTCAGCAACCTCGGCGACACTGCGGCCGACTTTCTCAACCGCATTGCCAACGCTGGCGCGCTGGACCACGTCAAGAACAAGCTGAAGGAACTGGGCGATACCATCGCGCAGATGGACCAGGACGGGCGCCTCGACACGCTGGCCAAGGGGTTGTCGGATGCCTTCGTCCAGGGCTCGGAATGGGTCGAGCGTTTCATCAAGCGCCTGGCCGACGTCGATTTCGGCACCCTGATCGACAAGACCTCGGCCTGGCTTAGCAGCTTCAGCACCCAGCTGGACGACATGGCCTCGCGGGTGCAACTGTTCATCGCGCCGTTCCGGACGTTGTTCAACGGTGTCACCTCGGGCATCAGCGCTATCGCTCTGGCCTGGACCGGCACCCTGTCGCTGATGGTCGCCGGCATCGAGAAGGTGGCGGAGAAGATACCGGCGGCGCTGGGTGGAGAGCGCATCCGCAGTTCCGTCGCCGGCGTCCACGACCTGCTCAGCAGCATGAGCGAGGGTTTTCGCCAGCAGATCCAGCAGGACGCGCAGGATATCGCGGATGCCTGGGACACCAGCACCACGGCCATCGCCTCCGCCGCACAGCAGCAGAGCCAGGCGATCACCGACACCTTCACCGACCTGAAGGCGGGTGCGAAGAACGCGGCCGCCGAGTCGGTGCAGGCGGTGACCAGCCTGCAGAATGCCCTGGACCAGATCAGCGCGGCCAAGACCACCGAGCAACTGACCGCCCTGCAGGGGGAAATGCTCAAGGCCTACCAGGCCGGCACGCTGAGCCAGCAGGAGTATGCGAACGGCGCCAGTGTCCTCAACGCGAAGCTGACCGAACTGAAGTCGATCGCCAGCGGCGCCGCCCTGGGGGTGTCTGACCTCAGCACCGGCCTGGAGAACCTGAAGCAGGTCCAAGACGCGATCAGCAGCGCGAAGACCACGGTCGATATCCAGAACATCCGGACGGCGCTCGGCCGGCTGTACAACGACGGCACGATCAGCGCGCGGGAGTTCAACCAGGAGCAGACCAAGCTGTCCGCCAAGATCAAGGAACTGAAGGCGGCCGGCGAGGAGGGCGCCAAGGGTATGCAGGCGGTCGCGGAGTCCTCGGACAAGGCGGCCAAATCGCTCTCGGACCAGCGCAAGGCCATTGGCGAATCGATGGAAGCGACCCGCAAGGGAGTAGCGTCGACGAAGGACGACATGGGCGCCTTCGAAGGGTTCTTCGGTGGGGTGTTGAGCACCGCGCGGCAGGGCGTTGCGCAGTTGAGCCAGGAAGCGCTGAACGCCTTCGACGCGATGCGTGGGATCTCCACCGTCGATCTCAGCATCGACACCAGCAGCCTGGACGCCACGTCGCGCTCGCTGGCCAAGGTCAGCGAGCAACTGGCCCGGATCAAGGCCGAGTCGGGTGTGGGCATGAGCGGTTTCGGGCGCTGGGCGATGGATACCCAGCGAGCCAGCCTGGAGATCCAGGCGGCGTACCTGGAGCAGAAGCGCAGCCTGCAGAGCCTGATGGACGACTACGAGCGCGGGACCATGAAGCTGGGCGACTTCGTGTCGGCGGCCAAGGGCGCTCGAAATGGCCTCAGCCTGCTGAACGATTCGGACATGCGGCAACTGGAGAGCGCAATCGAGGCGGCCAATCAGAAGATCCAGCAGCTCAAGGAAGGCTCGAAGTCGACGCTGGTCAGCCTGCGCGAGGAACTGGCGGGGCTGCGCGGCGAGCAGGAAGCCGTGGATCGCAGCCGGTTCAACAGCCGCCGCGCCGAGTTGCAGCAGCAACTGGCCGAGGCCCAGGGCAGCGGCGACATGAACGCGGTGCAGAACCTGATGACGGCGCTGGCCACCCTGCAGCAGATCCAGGCCGAGACGGATGCCAAGCGGCAGCGAGAGGAGCAGCAGAAGCGGGTGGACGAGCAGAGCGCCGCCAAGGCCGCGGCGGCGCCGCCTGCCTCGTCGCCGGTGTCGAGTCCTCCGCCCCGGGTCGTTCGTTTCGAGACGCCGCGGGGAGCCGTTGACGTGGCGGTGGCCAGCGAACAGGACGAAACCAACCTGCTCGGCGTGCTCGAGCAGGCCAGCATGAGGACCGGCCGATGAGGCTCGATGCGGTGGAACTGGGCGACCAGTTCGAGTGGGTGGACGAGTTCACCTGGGATGCGGTGGCACAAGAGCAGGAACGCTCCCTGACCGGCGCGCTGTTGGTGCAGGAAGGCACCAAGCTGCATGGACGCCCGATCACACTGCGTTCCGGGGGAGGGGTATGGACGCCGCTGTGGGTCGTGCGGCAGTTGGAGGTGCTGCGCGACCAGCGCCTGCGGGTCATGCCGCTAGTGCTGCCAGACGGCCGCGAATTCTCGGTGATCTTCAACCGCGCCGACGGGGCGCCGCTGGAAGCCGAACCGCTGTTCCGCGAGGTCAACCCCGGTCCGGACGCCGACTACCTGGTGACGTTGCGACTGCTCACCGTAGCGCCGCCCTCGGCACCGCCCACCCCCGACCCTTGATCCCACACCCCGCCTCGGCGGGGTTTTCTTTTCTGGCTGGAGTGTTCCATGACGATCACCGTCGATGATGTAAAGCTGCTGAAATCCCAGCGCCTCACCGATGAGGACGACGGCGGCGGCCGTGCCACCGGGCAGGCCGTGGTGGATCGCGAGATCAACAACCTGTTTCCCGATATCTCGCGCCTGGACCGGACCATCGGCCGGATCAACCTGCGCAAGGCCTTCGCCGGCATCAGCTCGAACAGCGCCGAGCCGTACCTGGGCGCTCATGCCATCGTCACGCGGGCGCCGGCCGATCCGCGTGTCTCGGTGCTGCTGTTCAACACCGGCAGCCAGACCGATGAGCGCCGCGACGCGCGCAACGCCATCGAGTCCTTCGTGGTGCCGGCCGTGTCTGCCTCGTTCGAACTGCTGGGCAACCAGTTGCAGGGCCAGCGCGCCATCGCTTGCGTGCAGCGCGAAGAACAGCGGCTGCCCGAGATCGGCGAGGTCTATCAGCTGGTGTTCGAGTCGCGCTCGCAGTATGTCCGCATCACCGACGTCGAGGCGCGGCTGGAACAGTTCGCCCACGACTACGGCAACGGCAACTTCGTGAACTTCACCCGGCGCCGGCTGGACCTGTCGATCAGCGCGCCGCTGGGCGCGACCTTCCCCGGCGGCCAGGTGACGCCAGGCGGCACCACCAGCCCGAAAAGCCAGGTGCTCAGCACCCAGGTCGCCGATGCCGCGCGGTACTACGGCATCAGCCCCCTGGCCGAGGCTGTCAGCCGCGGCGCGCTGAGCCTGCGGGTCAAGTCGGTCTATTCCCAACTGGTGCCCAGTACCACCCGGGAAAACGCGCTGGTCGACCAACTGGCCGGCTACCAGCGGCGCCTGTTCGCTGCGGCCGGGCCGGCGCGGACGGTCAACCTGAATGTCGCGAACATAGGCAGCGGCAGGTCGCGGACGTTCCTCGGCACCGGCTGCGCGCCGGGTTCGCTGTCGCTGAGCGCCGGCGGCGGTGTGTTCGCCGACGACCGCAAGGGAGGCCTGCGCTACATCAGCGGTTCGAACTGGATTGCCAGCGGTACCGTCGACTACGAGAGCGGCGCAATCGAGATGGCGGCCTCCGGCAGCGGCTGGAGCGGGACAGCGAGCGCCACCTACCAGCCTGCCGCGGCGGCGACGGGCGAAGCGGTGACCGGGGAGATCCCTATCGAACTGGGCAACCGCGGCTTCGTCTACACCCTGTCGCTGTCCGAAGCGCCGCCCCAGCCGGGCACCCTGGTGGTCTCGTTCCTCGCCCTGGGCAAATGGCAGGAGATCCGCGACCAGGGCAACGGCGAATTGGCCGGGGAAGGCACCGGCACGGTGGACTTCGCGACCGGCTCGGTATCCATCACCCTGAGCGCGCTGCCGGACGTGGGGAGTTCGCTGATCTACGCCTACGTCGGGCAGAACGATGCGGCGCTGACCCAGCGCACCGGCACCAGCGTGCAGGCGCGCGCGCGGATCAACCGGACGTTGCCGCACCAGGGGCTGTTGCCCGGCTCCTACAAGGCGACGTTCAAGGTCGGCGGGGTAGAGCGCACCGTGCTCGATAGCGGCAACGGCTCGCTCAGCGGTACCGGTGGCAGCGGCCAGATCAACTATGCCGACGGCAAGGTCAGCATGGAATTGAGCGCCACCCCGGATGCCGGGAGTGGGATCGTGCATACCTACCAGCAGGGCAGCGTGACCGACAGCCCGCTGGCGGTGACCTCCGACAGCACCGGCATGTGCATCGGCACTCTCCCCGGGGCGCCGCTCAAGGCGGGCAGCGTGCGCCTATCGTGGATCACCAAGCGTCGCCAGGCGGCACCGACCCTCGGTGCTGACATGGGCACCGGGGCGCTGCCGATCTTCGAATCGGAGATCACCGTGGACAACTCGGTGACCGACGACGCCGCCGGCGGCTGGGCCGGGCGCGCCGGGACGATCAACTACGAGACCGGCGAATTCAGCCTGAAGGTGGCCGGCAACTACGTGTTCAAGGAGTACACCTACTACACCGACACGGTCGACAACTTCGGCATGAAGAAGCTGCGCCTGGTGGCCACCGATACCACGTTGCTGGAGGGGTTCGGCGGCACGCTGAGCGTGCGCGCGCAGAGCCGCGGCGTCGAGTACGGCGAGCAGACCGATTCGCAGACCGTCGCTCCGGTGACCCTGGACCTGTTGCCTGGTGTGGCCGAGCCGATCCTGCCGGGCTCGCTGGTGTTCACCTGGGCCGGCGAGGTCTACGTCGACCGCTCCGGTGTGCTCTACAAGAACATCAACAGCAGCACCAACGCCGGCATCGCCGTCGGCTCGGTGGACTACGCCGGCCGTACCGCGACGCTGAATACCTATGGCTCGGGGGCGGCGCCGACGGTCACGCTGCTGGCCTGTCTGACCACCAACGCCGGCTTCAGCGTCACCAGCATGACCTTCCGCACGCCGGGGGCGCCGCTGCGTTCTGCGAGCCTGCAGGTGACGGCGGTTCGCCTGGATACCGCGCAGATCGTGACCACCACGGCGGACGCGAACGGTAAGCTCAATGGCGCGGTGATCAAGGGTAGCGTCGATATCGTGACCGGCATCGTCCGGCTGCGCTTCACCAGCAATCTGGAGGACACCACTGGGGCCAGCGATATCCCGGTGATTCCGCTGCTGCTGCGCTACAACGCGGTCGTCTTCACCTCTCTGCCGCTGGACGCAACCCTGCTGGGCCTGGACCCGGTGCGACTGCCGGCGGACGGGCGGGTGCCAGTGTTCCGCGAGGGCGACGTGATGGTGGTTGCTCATACCGCCGAGACCACGCTGCCGAGTCCTCAAGCTGGCGGCGTGCTGCAGCTCGGCCGCGACCAGCAGGCCGAGATCAAGGTGGTGGACGCCAACGCGGTGGAACTGGCCTCGGCGGGCTACAGCGTCGACCTGGAACGCGGCCGGGTGACATGGGCCAACCCGCTGGTCCTGCAGGATGCCGAGGGCAACCCGCTGACCCTGCCGCTGGTGGTGCGTGACCGGGTCGAGCACATGACCCTCTGCACCGAGGTCCAAGTGAACGGCGAGTTGGGAATCTCCTCGCCGCTGCCCTGGGATCTGCCGGCGGGCGAAACGCTGGCGTCCAGTGCGCTGAGCTGGGGCGACCTGCAGGCGCGGCTGCACCACTGGTTCACCCAGCGGACCTGGGATATCGGCTCGCCGAACTGGACCGACGAGCCCAAGGGCGACGGGACCACCGCCAACTACAACAGCCTCGCCTATCCGCCGCTGATCGCCAACCGCGGTGCGATCGATGCGAAGTGGGCGCTGGTGTTCAACTCCTCGACCAGTTTCAGCGTGGTGGAGGAGAAGCTGGGGGTCATCGCCAACGGCACTACCACCACCGACACGGCGCCGATCAACCCGGAGACGAACACGCCGTACTTCACCATCCGCAAGGAAGGCTGGGGCAGTGGCTGGGCGGCCGGCAACGCGGTGCGCTTCAACACCGACTCGTGCCTGGGGCCGATGTGGATCGTGCGGACGGTACTCAGCGGCAAGGGCACCGTCGAGGACGATGAATTCCACCTGCAGATCAGAGGAGACGCGGACTGATGACCGCTCGACAGTACAGCTATCGGGACGCCGGCGCACCACCGGCGCTCTTCCCGTCGGCGGTGACGCCGTTCCAGAAGCTCAAGAGCTACTTGCGCGCGGCGCTGGTCGATGGCTACGGCAACAAGCCACCGGCAGGGTGGACCGTGGTAAGCGAGTTCGACACCGCCATCACCCTGGCCCCGGCGTCCAACTGCGCGCAGGTGACGTTCTACAGGCACTTAACCGGTAGCGGCAGCGTCAACGACTACATCGCAGTCTATGTGCATGAGGGCATGCTGGATATCAGCACTCCGCTCCCAAAGGGCGTCAATACGCGGTCACGTACCTGGTCGGCGGACACCAATCCCACCAGCAATGACGCTCATGTCATCTACCTGGGGTACATGTACTGGAACCATGCGACGTACTGGCAGATCTGTGCGGACGCCGAGACGTTCATCTTCTGCGTCCTCCAATCCACCGGTTACGAAAACACGAGCGAGGCGTACCAGCTCGGCCTCTACGTCGGGCAGTACGAGAGCTTCAGCGGCGCCTCCGGCGTTCAGGGGTTTATTGCCGTCGGCGGTGCCCAGGGGTACCAGAACACAACGGGGTACAGCCGAAACTGGTCCTTCGGGAGTGGCTTCAGTTCGCTGCGTGACCAGCGCTCGGGAGAGATCATCCAGGGTGGCGGTCCCAGCGTGGGAGCGCTGATGGACCAGATGCAGTATCAGAGCACCTACTACGACCGGACGGAGGGAGAGAACCCTCCCTACTGGCGGATGCAGCAGCCCTATGTGACGAACGGCGCGAACTACGTCGGCCGCCTGAAGGGTGTGTGTTTCGACCCGATCCTGGGCCATTACCGCCACGGACACCTGCTGGAGCGGCTGGGGTTGTCCCTGGGCGCAACGGCGGTGGCGGAGGCAGTCCAGATGGATGGCAAGACCTACCATGTGCATATGGACCGCTGGGGGCTCTGGTTCCTGTCTGTGGATCCGGCGTGGTGGCCAGCATGAGCGCGCTGATGCTGCAGGTGGTGCCGCCGGTCCAGGTCCGGCCCGATACCTGGCTGCAGCGGTTCGGCATTGGGCCGAAGACCCTTCGCCCGCCGGTGGCAGTCGCCTGGTCGGGGGCCGGGCAGGCGATCTACCAGACCCTCGCCGTGAAGGTCACCCGCGAAGGGGAGGAGACTCCGGCGCGCAAGATCGCCACGCTGTATCGCGGGACGGTGGTCACCGCGACCGCGATGACGGCGACCTTCCAGGTCTACGAGGGCGAGACGGTGCAGCGCTTCGAGGCATCGGGCCTGCGCGGACAGTTCGTGATCCAGGTCACCGACGAAGGCGACCCGCGCCTGGGGATCATTCGCTGGCCGGTCCTCGATGCCGATACGCGCCTGCTGTCCTATGACCTGACCGAAGGCTCGGGCGGTCGAGATCCGACCGACCCGGCGAAGGTGCGGGCGGTCGTCACGGTCGACGGCGGTGCGGCCGCGCGCCAGGTGGTGGTCATCGAGCGCAAGCTCGATGGCGAATGGCGGGTGGCCGGCGTGGGGCAGACGGCCGAGTCCGGGCGCGCCGAGATCCCCCTGGAGGTGACGGCCGGCGGGACCACTTACGCGATGGGGCTGGATGACTGGGGCGCGGTGTTCGAGCCGCGTCTCGCCGTCAGCCTGGGCCAGCGCGTGCGTCCGACGATCTTCTCTGGCTGGCTCTACGAGGTGACCGAGGCCGGGGTGCTGCCGGTGGCTGAGCCGGAGTGGTGGCCGATCGAGGGCGACAACCCCAGCCGCCAGGTCGGCACGGCCCGTCTGCAGGCGACGCGTTACTACCGCCCGCTCAGCCACGGGCCCTTTCCTGTCGAGGCTCTATGATCAATGCGAGTTTCGGTGCCCCCTGGCAGAGGGCGGCGCCGCTTTCCGTGCGCGCCGTCCCGCTGCGCTGGCAGCGCCTGGTGCTTGCCGATGCGCGTAGCGGCGGGCTGTGGGGCTCCGGCCGACCACTGGCACGGCGTTGCGCCAGTGGCTGGTCCGGTGTATCGGTGCGTGATGCGGGCTGGAGGAGTGGCTGGGAGTACGCCGAGCAGCGCAGCGCGGCAGCCGGCAGCGCTTGGGACAGCACCCGGGTGCTGGACGTCGAGCGCGAGCCAGGCTGGGATCGGACGCTGCGTCCGCGTGATCGGCGCCTGTCGCTGATCTACAACCCGCGCCCCGCGGCCAAGGACGCCGGCCGTCCACCCGGCTGGCGGCGCTCGGCCGAGTTCGACCGCTTCCGCGATGCGCTCTCGGAGAGGCGTGCCAGTCTCTACATCCCGACCGGGCTGCTCGACTTCAATTTCGGCCCGACCCGCTACACCCCAGCGAACACGCCCGACGTGTTCTTCGACTTCCGCTACGTGGCGCCGGTCCGTGGTGTCCGTCCGGTGGACGCCGGGGCGCGCAGCAGCTACGGCAGCCCGGCCCGCTTCGATGCGTTGCGGCGGATTCCCTGGGCATGGGGGCGGCCGACCGATCCGGTGCCGACGGGCATTGTCTACCCCGACTATCCGGGGCCGGTGGTGCCGATAGATCCACCCACCGAGCCCGAGATACTGGAGACCTACATGATAGGAAACACGGTCACCCTGGTGGTGCTGCCGAGTCGCACGCCGCTGGATGCGACCAGCATTCGCATCGGCCTGGATATCGACTCGTTCGCCTGGTCGTTCTCGGCTGACCTGTTCGGTCGCACCTCGCTGGACCTGGCGGCGCCGGATGCCAACGGGCCGAAGACGGTAGAACTGGAGATCAACGGCTGGACCTGGCGGTTTCTGGTCGAGCGTTACAGCGGCAGCGGCAAGCATCCGAGCGAGCGCTACACCATCAGCGGCGCGAGCCGCACCCAACTGCTTGACGCGCCCTATGCGCCGAAGCGCAGCGCGGTGAACACGACGCCGCTGAACGCACGTCAGGTTGTCGACGACCAGTTGCAGTACACCGGCTTTTCAGTGTCCTGGGACGTCGAGAACATGGGGCCGCCGGACTGGACGCTGCCGGCCGGCGCCTTCAGCTATCAGGATCAGACGCCGATGCAGGTCATCGTCAAGCTGGCCGAGGTCGCCGGCGGCATCGTCCGTCCGGGCCTGATGGACGACTCGGTGACGATCCTGCCGCGGTATCGTGAGGCGACCTGGTACTGGGACACCGCGATTCCCGACCGGATCATCCCGGCCGCCATCGTCGCCGAGTGGGGCAGCGAGTGGAGTCCCCAGCCGGCATGGAATTTCGTCTACGTCAGCGGTACCAGCTACGGCGTCAGCGTGCAGGTGCGGCGCGCCGGTACCGCCGGCGAGGAGTCGGCGCCTGATGTTATGGAGGACTGGATGACCGGCACCGAGGTGGCACGCTCGCGCGGGATCTGCGAGTTGTCGAAGGGAGGCAACCAGGCGATCGAGACGCGGCGTATCCCGCTGTTCCAGAAGGATGATGGGGTACCGGGCCTGGTGCAGCCTGGAATGCTGGTCGAGGTGAGGGACGAACAGGCGACCTGGCGCGGGCTCTGCCTGGCCACCGATATCTCGGCCGAGGGGGTAGGGGCTAGCCGCGTGTGGCAGACCCTGCGCATCGAGCGCCACTATCCGGGAGGTTCCTGATGGCGACGGTCAACCCCTGGCGTCGGTTCATCGGGCTCTTACCGGGCGGCGCGCGCACGGTGGGGGAGGTGATCGACGTCGACGAGGGCGCCGGCACCTGCCGCGTCCGCCTGCGAAACAACGTCGTGATCGCGGCCCGGGGCACGGCGGTGCCGGCCGGGCAGATGGCGTTCATCAGCGATGGCCTGGTGACCGGCCCGGCGCCGCAGCTCCCCCAGTTCGATATCGAGGTTTGACTGAGCCGAGCCGACCAGCATGCCGCCCAGGCACTGCAGGCGGTCTGCCCCGCGTTTCAAGGTGAGCGGATCGCGTGCGGAGATCCACCAGCCATCGCGCAAGAACTGATCAACATGGGCGCGCAGCCCGGGCAACATCCGTTTATTCATCGTGGTTCGCCTCCTACCTGGCAAACGAACGATAGCAAACCGGAGCCCCTTCACGCCTACCGATAGCAGAGCATTAACGTTACTGGAGAGTACCGATGCTGATTACCGAGCAGCAGCTGCTGCAGATATTTCCGAACGCCGGCCCGCAAGCCGGCGTTTTTGTTGGTGCGCTGCATCGCGGGATGACGCGCTTCGGTATCACTTCGCCTGTGCGAGCTGCTGCGTTCCTCGCCCAGGCCGGCCACGAGAGCAGCCAGTTGACCCGGCTGGTGGAGAGCCTCAACTACAGCGCGCGCGGTCTGGCGGCGACCTGGCCGAGCCGGTACCGCAGCGCCGACGGCAAGCCGAACGCTCTGGCCCTGAACCTGGCGCGGCATCCGCAGGCTATCGCGAACAACACCTATGCCTCGCGCAATGGCAACGGAGACGAGGCGTCCGGTGACGGCTGGCGGTACCGCGGGCGCGGACTGCTACAGATCACCGGCCGGTCAAACTATCGCGCTGCCGCCGCCGGGCTGGGCCAGCCGCTGGAAGCGGAGCCGGAACTGCTTGAGCAACCGGAGTGGGCGGCGCTGTCCGCCGCCTGGTGGTGGGCGACGCACGGCCTGAACGAACTGGCCGACCGGGGCGAGTTCGCCGCCATCACCCGCCGGATCAACGGTGGGCTCATCGGCCAGGCGGAGCGCATGGCGCTGTGGGAGCGGGCGAAGAGGGTGCTGTCGTGATCTCGGCCCGCGTGATCTCGATCACGCTGGCCTGCCTGCTGCTAGTTGGTCTCGGCGCCGCCGGCGGTGTCTGGTTCGGCGCGCGGCACTATCGTCCGCAGCTCGATGCCGCGCAGGCGGATCTGGCCGCCTGCCGTTCCGCTCGTGGGAGCTTGGAGGCCGCAGTAGCGGAGCAGGGCAGGCAGGTCGCCGCGCTGCGCCATGCCGGCGAGCAGCGCGCCAGAGAGGCCGCCCAGGCGATGGAGCAAGCGCGCAAGCGCGCCGGCGATGAGTATGCCGCGGCGCATCGCCTGCTGCGTGAGCGTACCGGCGGTGAGCACTCCGTCGAGGTGGTCATTGATCAGGAGTTGGGGCTATGAAGGTGGTGCTGATACTGGTGATGGTCGTGCTAGCGGGATGCGCCGGCTGGCAAGAAGACGAGTTGCGCATGGTGCGGGTGGAGGTGCCGGTGAGGGTGCTGTGCCGCGTGCCGGTGGTGGATGTGCCGGCCTGGGCAACCGCTAGTCTGAAGAAGAACGATGATCTCCAGACCAAGGTACGGGCACTGTTGGCTGAGCGCCGACAACGGATCGGGTACGAGGGCCAGTTGGTGGCCGCCAATAGGGCCTGTAAGAATTAGGAGTAGACTACGTTACTATCTTATAAGATCTAGTAATTACGAGAATAATCTATGCGACTTTTACTAAGATATCCTAGGTTTTGGCGAGAAAGCCTTATAAGGAGAATGATGTGCATCTTGTAACTAGATCTTATTTTGATAATTTTTGCAGGGATTTTGGGGCTCCCTACGAAGAAGCTAAAAATTTTGAGGCATTTGTTAATTATTGCGCTTTTTCGAAGTATTCTGGAGATAGCGTTGAAGCTAGTGACTTAGTGTATGAAGGGGCTGACCCTGGGATTGATGGAGCTCTTCTGTTTCTTGATGATCGTGCAGTATTTTCCGTGGAGGAACTGGAAGAGATTTTTAAGACTACTCGTCGTGAGTATAAAGTAACGATAGTTTTAACTCAGGCAAAGAGGTCGATGAGTTGGTCTAAGCAGGAGGTTGACTCTTTTGTGGCTGCAGTTGTTGATTACTTGTCGGAGACGCCTGCGCAACCACATAGTCGTTATCTTTCTGACTTCAAAGATATGTTTAAAAAGGTCTTTGAAAATATTGGTAGGGTTGTTGGTGGACTACCAAATCTCCACGTCTATTTCTTCAGTGCAGCATCCGATACAGATGCTGTGGAAATCAACGCAGCTTTTCAAGTTGGAGAGGCTGCGCTCAAAAAATTAGGTTATTCGAATGAAACTATTTTTTTTAAGGCACACCGAGAGGTAATACATGATCTGTGGCTTTCGGCGGGTGGCCCCATGGAAGCTCGATTGGCTACTGTAGGATACGCTCCCTTTCCTGCGGCGCCCAATATAAATAACGCTTATGTAGCAACAGTCACTGCACGTAGTTTTATTGACTCAATATTGAAAGATCAGAATGGCAGTCCTAGAAAGAAGCTCTTTGAGGAGAATGTTAGGGACTTTCTTGGGGTTGATGTTGAGGTGAATTCGGAGATAGCGGAAACTCTAAGTGATGAAGAGAAAAAGCCAAGATTTGGTCTGATGAATAATGGTGTAACTATAGTAGCGTCAAGTGTTAGGCCCGCTGGGCAAGAAATCTATGTGCGAGATTTTCAAATTGTAAATGGTTGCCAGACTTCTAACATTCTTATATCTATGGATGCTCAAGTCGACAACTCTGTTAGCTTGATGATAAAGCTAATTGAGGCTGATGAGCCTTCAGTTGTTGACGATATTGTGCGTGCTACGAATAGGCAATCGAAGGTTGAAGACGCACAGTTTGTGTCGACATTAGACTCGTTGCGTGATTTGGAACAATACTTTAACGCTAGGGGGGCGGGGGAGGCTAATAGAATTTATTTTGAGCGTCGAAAAGGACAGTATAGAACTGAGAATGTTGCACCCGTACGGATTTTCGATGTGAGAGAAACAGCACGTTGCTATGCGGCTCTCGTTATGATGCGTCCGGATCTTTCCAGTCGTTATCCAAACAGATTAACTGGGGAGTTACTAAGCGATGTATTTGCTCAAGGTGCGCCTGAAGAAGATTACTATACCGCTTGCTATAGCCATTATCGCTTGAAAATGCTTACATCCAACAAGCGGTTTGATGGTAGGTACTCGAAACTGCGCTGGCATATTATTACTGCTGCCTCGAAGTATTGCGGTGCCAAGTATAGGGAAATGGGGTGTAGGACTAAGAATGAGGCTTTATATAATCTTTTTTCCAGTAATGATGGGGACTGGTTTGATCGGCTTGATCTTTTGGTTAAAACTGCACTACCTGATCCTGACATCTCTCGTGACTTGTTAAAATCTCCACCGCTCACTGCAACTGTTCTTTCAAATTTGGATGCAATATTGGACTGA